GTGCTAATGGTTGTGAAGATAGTTGTTACGACGCTTGTACTGGGGATTGTGGCAGCAGTTGTTCTGGTAAAACTTGCTATGGTGGTTGTGAAACCGTTTGTACAGGTAAATGTAGTGGAACATGTAGTGGATCATCTTGTAAAGACAAAACTTGTGCAACCAGTTGTAGTACTTCTTGCACTAGTGGTTGTAAAAATTTATGTACTGATGGTTGTAGTGGATATTGTGGTAGTAGCGACTGTAAAACAACGTGTGTATCAGGAGGATGTACTGAAACGTGTTCTAATGCTTGTACCGGAAATTGTGATGCTTCAGGTTGTACTGGTGATTGTGGTTCTAGTTGTTCTGGTAAAACTTGCTATGGTGGTTGTGAAACCGTTTGTACTAGTAAATGTAGTGGAACATGTAGTGGATCTGATTGTAAAAGTCAAACTTGTGCAGCCAGTTGTAGTACTACTTGTACTGGTGATTGTAAAGAAGAGTGTACTAGTGCTTGTACAGGATATTGTGGTAGTAATAACTGTAGTACAGTATGTACGGCTGGAGGATGTACTGAAACATGTTCTAATGATTGTACTAGAAATTGTGATGCTTCAAAGTGTAAAGGAACGTGTGGAGGAAGTAATTGTACTGGTGCTGCATGTAAAGCAAATTGTGATGCAACTTGTATAGAAAATGTTTGTACTGGCATGTGTGGATTTAATTGTTATGGTGCATGTTCTAGTGGATGTACTGGTGATTGTCGAGTAAACTGTGGATTTGGCGCTTGTTCAAGTAGTTGTTCTGGAAAATGTTACAACGCTTGTTCTGGAACATGTTCAAAAGATAATTGTACCGGCTCGTGTGGCGGAAATCAATATGCCTCTTGTGGTGCTGGTTGCGGACAAAACTGTTCCACTAATTGCGGCGGCTGTATGAACGGATGTGAAACTGTTGACTGTAAAAATATTTGTTCTAGTTTATGTTATGGTAGTTGTACTGGTAGATGTTCTTCTTCCGGATGTACTAACAACTGTGTAGCCAATTGTGTAAGTAAAACTTGTCGTAGTTCTTGTGGTTATGAATGTGCTGGAAGCTGTGGTGGAAGATGTAATACAAGTTGTGACAGTAAATGTCATAAAGCATGTGCAGGAATCTGTGCATCTGATTGTGTCGGTCAATGCAGTGATAATTGTATAACAGGTTGTAGTGATAACTGTAAAGACGCCTGTACCGGAACATGTTCTAATGAATGTAAAGGTAGTTGTTACGAGGCTTGTACTGGGGATTGTGGTTCTAGCTGTTCAGGTAAAACTTGTTTTGGTGGTTGTGAAACCGTTTGTACAGGTAATTGTACTGGAACATGTAATACAAGTTGTGACAGTAAATGTCATAAAGCATGTGCTGGAGATTGTGCATCTGATTGTACATCAAACTGTGGTGATGGTTGTAAAAATACTTGTTCAACAGCTAATTGTAAAGACAGTTGTAGTGGAACATGTGCTTTAGAATGTAAAGGCAGTTGTTACGAGGCTTGTACTGGTGATTGTGGTTCTAGTTGTTCTGGTAAAACTTGTTACGGTGGTTGTGAAACCGTTTGTGCAGGTAAATGTAGTGGAACATGTAGTGGATCTAATTGTAAAAGTCAAACTTGTGCAACCAGTTGTGGTACTTCTTGCACTAGTGGTTGTAAAAATTTATGTACTAGTGCTTGTACTGGATATTGTGGTAGTAGCAACTGTAGTACAGTATGTACAGGTAATGGATGTACTGAAACGTGTTCTAAAGCTTGTACTGGAACATGTTCTAACGCAGATTGTAGTGGATATTGTGGTTCTAGTTGTTCTGGTAAAACTTGTTACGGTGGTTGTGAAACCGTTTGTGCAGGTAAATGTAGTGGAACATGTAGTGGATCTAATTGTAAAAGTCAAACTTGTGCAACTGGTTGTGATACTTCTTGTATTGATGCTTGTAATAGCTTGTGTGCTGTTGGTGCTGCTTGTAGTGGATACTGTGGTAGTAGTAGCTGTGCCGTAAATTGTACAAGTAGTGGATGTACTGAAACGTGTTCTAATGCTTGTACTGGAAATTGTGATGCTTCAGGTTGTAGTGGATATTGTGGTTCTAGTTGTTCTGGTAAAACTTGCTATGGTGGTTGTGAAACCGTTTGTGCAGGTAAATGTAGTGGAACATGTAGTGGATCTAATTGTAAAAGTCAAACTTGTGCAACCAGTTGTGATACTTCTTGCACTAGTGGTTGTAAAAATTTATGTACTAGTGCTTGTACTGGATATTGTGGTAGTAGCAACTGTAGTACAGTATGTACAGCTGGTGGATGTACTAAAACGTGTTCTAATGCTTGTACCGGAAGTTGTGATGCCTCAGGTTGTAAAGGTACTTGTGGTGCTAGTTGTTCAGGTAATGCATGTTATAATGTATGTACATCAGCAGGATGTACAGGTAAATGTTTAGGAACATGTAGTACTGGTACTTGTACTAATAAATGTCACAACGCATGTTCCGGAGAATCTTGCTCAAGTAACTGTTCTGTTGGATGTAAATCTGCTTGTACTGGTACTTGTGCATCAGCAGGATGTTCATCAGTTTGTTCAGCTAATTGTAAAGGAACGTGTGGAGGAAGTGTTTGTACTGGCGCTGCATGTAAAACCAACTGTTCTAGCAATTGTGCTGGAGCCAACTGTTCTGGTGATTGTGGTTTACAATGTACTGGAACATGTTCTAACGCAGGTTGTAAAGGAACTTGTGGTCAACAGTGTACTGGAAATTGTAAATCTGCTTGTACTGGTACTTGTGCATCTGATTGTACTGGAAACTGTAAAACTAGTACGTGTGGTGAAGCGTGTAGAAAATCATGCCAAGGCACTTGTGATGTAACTTGTTCATCGGAATGCTCTAATACGTCTTGTAAAGATAAATGTATGAGTGGATGTATGGGTTCATGTAAATCTTCTACATGTGCAACTTCTTGTAAAATTGGTTGTTATAGTACGTGTCATTTTGATTGTGGACAAAGTTGTTATACTAATTGTATTGGAACTTGTTCTGTATCTTGTGAATACGGATGTGGTGAAGCTTGTACCGGTATGGTTACTAAATCTACATATAGAAATTTACCTGTTATAGCAGTATCAGCAGATCCCGCGCCAGATCACGTAGTGAATGATCCTCAAACTACTCAAACAGTTTATAATCAACCATTTGCTAATACACCGAACGCAGTTAATACTGATCCTGATTATTATGCTAAGTTTAATCTTAAAAATAAATTTGGTAATACTAGAATTGATAAGAATGATACTGCTAAGAAAGCAGGATATTTCTCAGGACCAGATGCTACTGGATCAGGATATCCTACAGTTAAAAACAACGTGTAAATGCAATACATTTGATTAAGCTATGATTTATAAAAACCAGAGGCAATGCCTCTGGTTTTATTTTTTATTTATTGGATATGAAATTTTATATATTATTCTTTTGGAGGATTTATAATATGGCAGAAACAAAACCAATGTACAGAATGTCAATCAATGGAAGTCCTATTTTTAGACTCAGATGGGATCATATGGAAAGAACTGGTGGTAAAGATTGTTATAATCCGAACGATGAAACTTCTTTAACACCTGAAGAGAAATTGATTAGAGCATTTGCTCTCGAACAACAGGATCATTATGACCCTGATATGGAGTGGATGATTAGAGTCAATTTTATCGAAGTCGGAGTTCCATCACCAGCCCCTATCGAAGAATATAATGTCCATATATTTCCTGAAGCTATTCCGTTACCATGCGTTATGGGAAGACATCAGGGAGATATAGTAGAATTTGATCTTGATCAAAGAAAAGACCTTACAGTAAGGGTTATCTGTGATCAGACTTCTTCTATTGGATATTGTGCTGGAAAATACGATGATGCTGATCCTGCTTATAGAATCGACCCGTTTGTTAGTAAGGTAGAAAACGCAATATATCAGCGTTTATGTTATCCTTATAAGAACATTGATTTTAAAGCAGAAGACGAACGTGAACTTCGTCTTAGAAAAGCTGAAACCGAACGAATTCAGAAAATGTTTGAATCAGTTCAAACTCATCATCCGATAGTATCTGATTAAATTTGACAATATTTTGTTCTAAGTATCGAAAAGCAATAGCTGCGCTTTTAGTGTGGCTATTTTTTATATTGTGGTATATTTGTATATTATTTTTGTAAGGAGTAAAATATGAAGAATACAATTAAATTGTCATATAATCATTTTATGACGCCAAAAACACTTGAAGAAGCGGTTGATGATAGAGATATCATTGGTATCTTTAGTAAATCTAAAAAAGATCCATCAAAATTATCAGTTAAAGAAGATATTGGAGATTTGATGATATATTCAGATGACGCCACTACGTTTAAAGAAATGGTTTCGACTAACAAAGAATATAAATTATTGTTATGGTCTTATCTAGACGATTATGAAAATTATATTTATACCATGTGGTTGAATGGAGTAAAATTTGCCAATATTGTTAAACATTTAGGAGGAACAAATGGAGTATAAACCAACGCTTAAAAATGTACTTACCGGTGCTAGCAAATGTAAACCAACTGGTTTTCAAAGTATAACAAACGTTAAATCAAATAAAGGAGTTACGGCATATGTTATCCCAGATGAAGCTATGCCCGATGATTCTGACTCGAATGTAGAATTAATACAACCTTTAAGTGCTATTAAAGATAGACTTTCTAAAAAGGATTATGAAAAATATTTGAAAGGAGAATTATAATGATGGGTATAAGTTTTGATAAAAATGGTGCTACGATGGATGAGACTATTACAACAGATGAATTGTATTTAGTTATAAAAGCTTTGAAATTGAAAGAGTTTGCAGATAGTCAAAATAATGAAGCGATAAATGCGGCTGATCGTCACGTTGAAGCAAAATTGATAAAACGATTTGAAGAGATTCATGAACACGCGTCGATGCAAGAAGATCGAAGTATTCATATCGTTGTGGCAGAACCAGTAGAATATGATTATCCGTATTGATTACTCCCACTCCCTAGGTATTTCCTAGGGAGTTTTTTTATGATATATTCTTTTTTGTTGACTTTATTATGAGGTAATATTATGAAAATAACTATAAGTCAAGAAGGTACTAGTCCTATTAGTATTACTGTACCTGATAATAAACAAGAAATAAAAAGTAATGAAGGAATAAAAAGCACTATAGCAATTGGATCACTAACGTCGACATTATCTAATATAGGCGATTTAGCTACCGGATTTACATTTAAATCGATTGCTGAACTTAAAAAATCCGATAAAGTAAAATCATTTTTAGCAACGGTTCGTAAAGCCGCTGCTGAATCTGGCGGTGTAGTACGATCAATAAGTCAAACAGAATTGATTAAATTAGATCCAAAATATTTTGGTAAACATAATACTTTTGAAATAGATGGTATAACTGTAGCCAGATTTAATAGCACGAATATGGTGGGAGCAATGTTTAAAAAATATACATATAAAATGTATATAATAATGTATGATAATGTGAAAAAACAGTTATTAACTAAACGATTTGCTACTATAAAACCATGAGTTAAATAAAACGAGGGATTTTCCCTCGTTTTACATTTTTTATAATAAAATGGATGATATATTATATTTATAATAAAGGAGTATAAAATATAATGACAAAAGAAGTGACTATTATAGTTAATCATAAAGTTAAATCTTCAAGTATAAAAATATAAATTAGAAAACGTTATATTGATGATAAATAGAAAAGGAGAAAATCGTGCAACAAATTACCGAAATAGATTTAGCGGATTCTGCTAAATCTAACACGTTGATATATTCAAAAACTACGTTTGATAGAGCGTTTGCCTCAGATAAAGATGGATTTAAACCCATCCATAGACGAATTCTATATAGTATGTGGAAACATAATATTATAGATTTGACTAAAGTTTCTAAGACTTGTGGTGAAGTATTGGAATTCCACCCACACGGTGATTCTAGTGTATATGCTGCATTAGTTAGAATGGCACAGCCTTGGGAAATGAATTATCCTCTTGTTGATATTCAAGGTAATAAAGGGGGACAAGACGGAACCGTAGCAGCAGCAGGACGATACATCGAATGTAAATTGTCTCAATTTGCTAGGGATGTTATACTTAATGAACTTGATGATGTAGTCGTTGATTATGAAGATAATTTCGATTATAAATCACTTGTTCCTAAATATTTACCTACCAAAATACCACTTCTTCTTGTAAATGGTGTTCAAGGAATTGGAGTAGGATATAAAACTGATATACCTCCACATAATTTAATTGATGTTGCTAACCGCTGTATTCGTTTTATTAAAAATAAAAACGTAACTAATGAAGAGTTGGTTAAAGATTTCTTCCCTGATTTCCCAACTGGTGGAGAAATTCTTAACGGCAACGAATTAGCTGATTGTTACAAACGTGGTGGTATGGCACTTGATAGTAATGGAAAATCTGTTACAATTAATGTTAGAGGTAAAGCTACATTAGACACGAATACTAATACTATTATTCTTACAGAATTTCCGTATGGTGTAGAAATAGATAATATCACAGATACAATTGACCAAGCCATTAAAGGTGGAAACATGATTCTTAGTGGAATCATTTCATATCAAGATAACAATCATCATGATGATAACGAAGATGAGACTAAGAAGAAAAAGAAAAATGCTGAAAAAATAACACACGAATATGCATGTAAGAAAGAAGCTAATATGATTGAAATACTTAACGAAATGGGAAAAGTATCTCAATTTAAAACTTCTATACAATTATCTTTCATGGTTAACAAAGATGGATATCCAAAATATGTTGATGTGAAGGATATTATCAGCGATTGGTATAATGTTCGTGTAGATTGTATTAGACGAAGACACCAGAGAAATATCAGTATTTCTCAAGAAAAACTACATCTTTATGAAGGTATTTTAAGTATTTATCCTCGAAAGAAAGAAGTAGTGAATTTCATTAGTTCATCTAAATCTACTAATAAAGAAGAGATTATTGAAGAGCTTCACAAGAACTTTAATATAACTAAGACACAAGCTAGAGGTATTTATGAAATGCCTTTAGGAACATTGAGTGGTTTTGGTGAGGCAGATTTAAAGAATAGAATTGAAAAACTGCATTCGAATATGTTAGAAGACGATTATGTTCTCACACATATCGATGATACTATTATATCCGAATTAAACGAATTAATTAATAAATACGGAAGACCTAGAAAAACAGATATAATCATGGATTATAAAGATGTTGTGTCTGGACGTCCTGAAATATCTAAAGGCGTATTCCTGTATTCTCAATTATCTTTAGGTTTGTTTGATCATAATGGTTCAAGAAATTCTAAGGGTTTGTTAAATGGTTTAAGACCATATAAAGGAAATGGTAAAGGAATTCGTGAAGTTTGTGGAGGAATCGAATTAAATGGTTCTCCTAAAGGTTTTGTAGTTTGCTATAGCGACGCTACTATTCAGTCAGTAGATGCTAATGTATTTAAAGTTTCGAACGTGTGGTATGATACAAAGTGTGATGAAAAAGACTCAGCAAAATACATCACAGCTGCTTGTCCATATTATTCGGACGAAGATGAACTAGTGTGTCTTTCGGATGATTTTAAAATTAAACGTATATTGATTAAAGATGTTTCTAAACGAGCGTCAGCTTCAGGTGGAAACATCGTAAATATAGTTAGAAGTGACCCTAATAGTGAAAAGATAGATTGTTTGATGATAGGAGACACTAGTGAGAAGGGGCCAACTTATTCTGTAGTACCTATTGATGATATTCCGTTATTAGGAAGAGTTGCTTCTGGTGTCAAATGTGCATTCGACAAATCATCTAATCCTGATTTGAAAATCTATATGGATTTGATAGATATTGGGGATTACGATGAAACAGATACAAGTAGATTCTTTATAGGTACAATTGATAATGATGAACAAGGATACATACATTCGTATCCGATATCATCTTTAAAAATAACAGGTCGTACAAATAAACCTAAACTGTTAGCTTTACCTAAAAACCAAAAAGCTACCTCTTTAATAATAGGTAAGGTTAATAATAAAGAAGATGCGTTATGTATGATAGGTAAATCTTCTACAACAACTTTAAGCGTTACTAATTTTAAGAAACCTTATAGTTTTAAACGTATCTTCTTAACAGTTATAACAGGTGGAATTATGTAGATCAAGGAGCTAATCATGGAAGATAAGCAAAATGATGAAGTTTTTGAAAAACCTGTATCTAGAACTATAGAAAAAACTATGGTTTCTGACAATAATCCAGATTTTGCAAACGGCAAGGGCGATGACCCTAGAGCAAGAGGAGCAGAATCTAGCTGTGATCTTATACAAAATTCATAAATAAGATTACAAATTAATAGGGAATCGAGATATCTCGATTCCCTTATTTTTTTATTAAGGAGAATAAAATGGATAAGTTTATTAGTTGTTTAAATTTGTCTGCAGAATCGCTATTGGCATTCATTTTGATTATGGTGGTAATAACCTTTATTATTTCTTTGATGACTTTGATTTTGATGTTTGGTCTAAGAAATTCGAATTGTTTTATTTATCAGTGTTTAACTGAAAGTATTAGCAAATTAACTACTGATATGACAAACATCATTACTGGTAGTAAACGTGTTGAGAAAATGTGTGACGCTATTAATCAAAGAACTAAAGCACATCTTGTTCAACCTAAAAAATCTACATCAGAGCAAAAAAACGTAGATAAACGAAATGAAAGAAATCATAAAAGAATAAATAATGTACATAAACAGAACAATTATAAAGGAAAGAATAATGACAAAAATCAAAAACATGTTGTTAATAATGATTATACCGTTATTGATAAATAGTGCTTTATTTTCTGAAAATATAATCATTAGAGTTTCTGGAAAAGAATATTCTAGAGAAATTCCAAATAATATTAAAGATTCTCAAATTTTAATTAAGCAATTAGCTGAATTGGTTAACAATGCTGATGATGAGATAATATTATTGAATAATAAGATGTATGACGAAAGAAAAGATTATACCAATAAGTTAAATGATGTCACAGCTAAATTAGATGAAGCTAATAAAAAACTTGAAGATACTGAAAAAGTCATTGAAACGTTAGATAAAGATATAACTAGACTTACAAAAGTTGACACTAGGTGTACTATGTTTTTGATAACAGGTCCAACTGTGAATCTCGGTATGTTTGTTAATATTGGGATAGATTATAGAATCTTCAGGAACTTTCACATAGGAGCAAGTATTAATTCTTCTATATTTACAAATACTGAATCGGATGGAAGTATAGGGATCGGTTTATTGCTTGGTTATAGCATTTATTAATTTTATTTAACCCGTATTATTTTAATATATTCTTATACTAGAATAATAATAAGGAGGGCAAATAAATGCCAGAACAACAGAATACACCTATCACAATCTCAGGGCCAAAATATGAGATAGATGAAAGTCAGCGCGTAATGACCCGCAAACCAGTAATCACTTGTATCTCGATTGGTCAGGGAGGTTATAATGGAATGCGAGCAATGCTCGATAAACCATTCGTACTCCCAGAAAATTGTTTTGTAATGAACTACAAGACGGATCTCACATCAGCAAAATTAGTTGATGTGAGAAATCACATCAATATCAATGATAGCTCGTTTGGATGCGGAAAGAACCGTGATAAAGCAAAAAACGATGCTATCCAGGGAATGAACATATGGTTGCCAGAATTACAAAGTAAGATCAATCCTAAAACAGATAAGATCTTTGTATTTGTATCATCTGGTGGTGGACTTGGTTCAGGAGCAGGTCCAACTGTATCAGCAATCTTGTCGCAGCCAACCTTCACTGAAGGAATAAAAGGCATTGCTAAACGTAAGATACCTGTAGAGGTAATCATGTTTAAACCTGCGTTAAGTAATGCACAGGAAGAGTGGGAAAACTACTCCGAATGTCTTAAGGAATTCAGCAACATCGTAGATGCTAAAGGTATCTCATTGTATATTGCTGATCTTTCATCAGCTGACGCTGTCGAAGGTGTTACAGACAAAACAACTCCTGAAGAGAAAGCTCTTATTGTGGATAAAGAAGTAGCCGAACTTCTTTATCGATACGAGTGTATCGAATACTTAGGTAACGATACTAACCTTGACTTTGAGGACAGATACGTCATTTCATGTACGCCAAAAATGCGTGCACTTGCACGTTTAAGAGATGGAGCTTTTAGCTCACCATTTGTACTTCCGAAAGGCGAATTGGTTAACCGCGGAGCATTTGAATGCTCTGAGGATGAAGTGAAAGTTGTAAATGCTATGTCTAAAACACTTGGCATTACAATCTCAGATAACTCTTTTAAAGGAGTTTATCCTAGTTCGTCAGAATCATTGAGTGCATACGGATTCGTTATGTACTCAGGATTTAATGTTCCTGAACCAACTCTCAAAGAAAGTCAGAACGTCGTATCTGATCTTCGTAGAAAGTCAGAAGCACAGGAACGTTCTGATAAGTCAAAAATCGGTCAATCTTATGACAGTGCTTTGGCTAAGGAAAATAAGCGGGCAATAAAAGAAGCAAATTCAGCAAATGCGTTGGATGTAAATGCTATATTGAAGCTCGTTGATTCTGAAGAATAAAATGAAAGCTGGAGAATAAATTACAGTAGCCTTGTAGTTCTCCAGTTTTTATGAGGAGCGCAATATGGAGAAAGTCTATGATGCCTATGTCATAGTTCCATTGCGTAAACAGATGTGTTTCAAAGACAGTTATCTTTCAAAAGATGCTTTGGAACATATGAAAGAATGGAACGTGTCAGCAGTGCATGACATGTGTGACATGCATGATGATGGTAATATGGAAAAATGTCGGAATATCGACACCGTAACAGAATCAGATACAGTGATTCCTATCCGTATTACAATGGATGTTACTGGAGAAGATTTCAGTGACGACTGGATTGTGGCTTCGCCTATCATCGAATTAAATTTCAATCCAATTAATAGGTGGTGGCCAAAAGATTGGTTTATAGATGAAAACGATCGACCTTATGACAATATAAGAATCAAGTATAAAGAAAATGTTGTGCTTAATTTGAAGTATATCAAGGTTAGACAAGAAATCATAAACGAATCGTTCATTGATGTCATTACGCCAACAGATGAGCTATTGGATACAAATGACGATGAACTGTTGAAAATGAATGTAGAAGAAGGAGACAAAATCATGGCATTCAATAAAAACAAGAACAAGAGTAATATTGAAATTGAAGGACAGATCGAAGAACCTGCAGTAATCGAAGTTCCAGCTGGGTCAGAACCTACAGCAGAAATTGAGGATCATGCCGCACCAATTCCAGAATCTTCTGAAGATGAAAAGGAAAAAGTGCATCTTGACCTCAATAACGTTGAAGTTATCGACGTTGATTTGAAAGCCAGAGTCAGATCTAAAAAGAAGAATATAAGAAAAGTTCTTAAAGGCACTGCTATCACAGTTGGTGTAAGTGCTGTTGCAGTTGGCGTATTCTTTGGTATAAAAGCTATTGTTGCTGCTAAACGCGGTGATGGTGACGCAGCTGTTACCGTTGCTGAATAAGCTATCTGCCTTTTCAGATAATAAAAAACCGAGCTTAATGCTCGGTTTTTTATTTTTTATCTTTTTGACATCATAATGAATCAAACTTTATATAATATATTTTACTCCTTAGGAGGAATTGAAAATATGATGCAAAATATATTGATGTTTTACTATAAAAGCGGAAGTAAAGATTATCCTCTAAATTCAGATCCAAATGCTGCATTTGGATACGACGTTAACTCGGTTGGTGAAGTAGTTAAAGGTCCTATCTTTAAATACTCGATGAATGAAGTCGAAAAAGCTTTTGTTAAAGTAAGACATTTACAAAAAGAAGCAATGTATGAATCTGGAAATAACGGATTCTTAAATATTGGTGACGATAAAACTAATCTTGTTAACAATGCCCTAGTTGAGACAGGCTCAAGTACAAAATATTCTGTAGATTATTCTGCTCAAGATTTAGATTCAGCAGATGTTAAACAAAAAATATGGACAGATATATTCTGTATCCTTGAATGGTTATATGCAAATCAAGCTTCAGCTAATGGTAATAGGTGGAGTAATGCTCCTGAAAGTTGTATTAATGCTGCTGATTGTGCATTTATGTCAGAAATGGCGCCAGGTTCAAGTGTAGCTAACAGTAACCCTTATAGAATAACTAATTATGTAGAACATTCCATTCAGATATTCCCAAGTACAAAAGAAGGTCGTATTTCTTATGTAAAATTCTCAGTAAAGAATAACGATAATAACGGTGAAGCTGTTACTGTAACAGCATATTTTGATGCTGACGCTTGGGTTGAAAGAAGTACTAATATTTCATATGCTGTATATCGCTATGAAGATTTAAATAATGATTCTACAATAGATGATTCCGAATTTGATTCTCAGATTGTAAATAAAATATTTGAGATTTCTAAAACAGGTAAATATAAAACGTATTCATCTATAAGCATTAGAAAACGTATCAATAACGATAACTATGTACAAGAACAGTTCTTTGTTTTCTCTTCATTAGCAAATCAGCTCACATCTGCTACAATGATAGAGCAGATTAAACAATATTTGTTAGGATTGGGTTTAGGTGAGAGTACACTTAACTATACTTATCCTGATTTGTTCGGTCAGAACGTTATTCTTATTGTACCAGTTTGGGATAATCAGATTCAAACTAAAGATAATGGTTTAGTTGATGTATATCCATTATCATTGAGAAAATTAAATAATTTATTAGTTTCATTAGGAAAAAGCATTTCGGAAGCAGACGCAGCATATTCTCCTACAGAAATTTTTTACATTGGTCCTGGAGCGGGTTGGACTCCTTCCGTGAATGTAAATTTTATTTTACCAATTCTTGCCATCGAGCAGAGTTCTCAGTCAGGTATCATTAATCCTATTTCTGCACGTTTCCCTAACTATCAACCGATATATGGTCAGAATTTAAAATCTGATGTTGCAGAGTTCCACTTTGTTTTGATGACAATATTGTCATATCTTAATGATAGTGAAAATGTATTATCTGAAACATTTAAGAGTTCTTATAGTATAACTGAAACTGTGAGTGCGGATATATATCATAGAAAATTAGTATCATTCGTATTCGGTAGTAATACTTGGACGGTTTACGGTAAATTGAATTCGGATGTAGCAGGATAATCTAGGAGTTGTTAAATGACTCAAACCGATGTAAAAATTGATGAATATTATCATTTTGAATTTTTAGATGAATGGGGAAATTTAAACGGTTCATATAAAATAACTGGATATGCTTCCCCAGATGTAATTGCTTCTATAGATGAATCTAAAACGTTGTTTAAATTATATTTTGAACAATATGGTTTTGATAATGAAGTGTATAATAAATATATTGATAAATCTACATTAGTTTTTATTGCTACTAAATTGATTTCAACTGATCCTATAGAAACATCTATATCTGATGATGAGGTGATCGTATATATTCCATCTTCTTTGATAAAATATAATAAAAGTTATTCATACATTAAAGGGTATAGAACACAATATAATTTTTCATCTAATCCTAGAATTCATGATAATTTGATGAAATTGAATAATTTTGAAAAAGAATCTAAAACTATTATTAAAAATGCGTTGAGACAAACTTCTGAATTTGTAATAGATAATCTTTCTATCATATCAACGTCTATTGAAGTTTTAATGACACAATCTGAATATGATAAGTATACTTCTGAAAAAAAGAAAAAGTATATTGATTTACAAAATTCAGATATTCAAAGAAAAAGTAATATTGAATCAGCTGAAAGACGTTTATATGAATCAACCATTGATATGGAAAATTCGAAATCTAAATATGAAAAACGATATTCAGATTTAACAGCTAGTATAGATGAATCTAATAAAATAGTTTTATCAAATGTAGAACAAAGTAATCGTTTGAAATTGATAAAACAATACATAATAGATACTATAGCGGATATTATGATACGACATCCTGCAGCATTTGATGGTGTTCAAGGGTTATCAGGTAATTATACTGCCGAACAAGTATATAACCAAATATATAACTTAGTGTCTACTGAAGAATAGTTTAAATACGGAGACCATTGGGTCTCCGTATTGTTTTTTTATAAAAAATAAAAAGTCTTTATATATTATAATGATGAAAGGAGATTAAATATGGAAATTAAAACAATGAATTTTCAATCCAAAGACGTCGATGTTAAAGATTATGGTTACATAATTAAGAAAATTGATGATGGTTCGCAATTAACTATAACAAATGAATCTATAAAAGAAGAATTTAAGAAAGCTTTTCCATGGGCGAAAACCAGATCAGAAAAATTCAAAGAAAAGAAATTCATTAGGGATCCTAATCCTGAAGGAATTTATTGGAATTATAAAAATGCCAAACAGGCATTAAAACACCACTACAGAATGTTGCATATGTTCAGTAGAAAAGAAGGAATGGGTAAATATTATGAAGAATTTAAGAAATATGAAATAGTTAAAATAACTGATCATAAGATTGGTCTTCATAAGAAATTAAATATTTGTTTTAGTATTTTAGATGATTTTGAAGGCGATACATTATCAGTCACATCCATTGATAAAGAAAATTTGTAATCAATCGACGTTAATAACTAGGCGTAATGCCTAGTTATTTTTTTTTGTAAAATTATTAAAAAAATATCGTTTATATATTTAACATGTGTTGAAACATACCCATGACTTTTATTAAAGTCTTTTTATAAAATTGGAGATAACGTTATATGTATAATAACGAAAATATAGATAGATTAAAACAGGATCTTTTGCTCTTACCAAAAGCGAAACCTGTTAATACCCCAACCGAATTAGCAGTGTGTAGATGTGCAATTTGTGGAGATTCGGTTCATGAAGATAGTACACATATGTATATCGGGGTAAAAGAAGTAAATGGTAAAGAATTGATAGTTTACGATTGTAAACTTTGTTCTAGTTCTGGAATAGTTACACCTACATTGTTACGACGTTTAGGTGTACATGATTTGGTGGTAGAGGAATATCTTAAAAGCACATTATCATCGGGTTATGTTAAGACATTTAATGAAGAAGATGATACCACTAGATTAGTTTATAAATATCCGATGCCTACTGCTAAAGAAAAAGATAAAGTTGATTATTTATATAGACGTTTAGGAATAGATTTTAACAATTATGATAATATTAAAAAATATAAAGTAGTTTTAAATTTCTCAAAATTTTTAAAGATGAATAAAATAGAACATCCTAGAGTATCTAACGAATTGATACCGTTGATTGACGAATTAGGATGTGGATTTGTGTCAGCTGATAAAACATCTATAAACTTTAGAAATATAAGACCTGATGATATGATTGATGAAAAGCGACGAATTGCTAAAATAAATTCGTTGTTATCGTTGAATATAAATCCTACAGAAATTGAACGATTTGAAATAATACATCTTTATCAAAATATTAAACGACCGTTTTTCTATGTTCCTCCGATAAGTTTAGACGTTTTGACATATCAACCGACTATAGCTGTGTCGGAATCATGTTTTAATATAATTAACGTGTCTAATTATTTCTATGGCGAAGACAATACTAGTGTAATAATGGGATCTTCATCTAGAAAAGGATGTGCAAGAACTATACAACGATTAATAGAGTTATCTGGATACGTTGGTGGAAAATTGGATATTTATTGTGATAATGATAAAACTTTTTCTGTTGATTATTTCCAAAGAATACTTGAACCATATCAATCTACATTTGATATAACACTATATTTAAGTACTGAAGGTAAAGACTTCGGAGAATTGCCAAAGAACGGTGGAAAATATTCATTTGAAACTATTAAGATATAGTGAAATAATAGATAGCCTTATCTAAGGCTATCTATTATTTATTATCCTGTCAATGACATGATTGTGTTATTGAATGTGAGGGAATATAATGATAATTAGAGACGTGACAGAGCCTAAAGCTTATCCTAAAAAAAGAAAAGGATTAGATTTTAGGTCTACTATATTAACAGAACGATTTTTATCAATGATGTTAAAAGTCGTTTCAAATCCTGAATTCGTAAAGGTAAAACGATTACAAAATATACAATCGTTTGTAAATGCTACACCTTTATACTTATTCGAAAAAGATCAAACAGTGTACGCATTAATTCTATCGATTAAATGTGTTTTGAGAAATAAACTCGAAGGTGCGGTAGAAATAGAAGATTTGGTTGAATATGTTAATATCGATTTAGGAGATCAATTTGGAGATATTAAAGATAATATTATATTTCCTGTAATTTTAAGTTCAACTGAAGCAACAGAACGAGAAACTAAACTTGTTACAAAAACTTGTGATAAGTTATTGCGATATGAAACAATTCTTATAAGAAAAGATGAATTGGCGGATGCTATTACTGATATTGGAAGTGGAAACATTTCTAATCTAGATGAGGCTATTAGTGAATTAAGAGATATAATTGCTGATTTAAATAATGAATTTAGTAAAACCGACAGTAATGAAGATGAACTAAGCATTTATCACACATCTAGACCTGATGAATTTAAAGAAAAATTTAGAGAAGCTTATGAATATGAAAACTCTCCAAAGATGTGTTTGCATGTTGGTTTGAAAGCCTTTGATAAAATGATATCTCCTAGAGGTGGATTTTTAGGCGGAACATTCGATTTGTTCATGGCAGATACCAATACCTTCAAATCTGCTCTTCTCGAAAATATAAAACGTTGGATTCAAAAATATAACTCAAACATGTTTAAAGAAGAATACTTGAGGACTGGTAAAAGACCGACTATAATATTTGTATCTTTGGAGAACGGTAGTAAAGAAGATATTTCCCGAGATTTTTCTATCGCTTCTAAGAAAAACATGTATGATTGTGATTCATTTGAAACAGCTTTTCAGATGTATCAAGATGAATTCAAAGACACTATTATTGAAGTCACTCAGATAAATGCTGGAGATTGTAAATTTAATATGTCGTCTTTAAAACAAGTTATTAAACGAGTTGAGGAAGACGGATTCTTTGTAATAGGTATTATAGTCGATTCTTTCGACTTGATGTCTCCAGATGAAGAAGATATTAGATTAAGAGTATCAGATGAAACAACATTGTTGTTGAATCGAAGTAGACGTATTGAAAAGTGGATATCAGATAAACCATATCCATTTATTTCGGCACACCAGTTGAACCGTGAAGCAGCAAGAGCTATTGCTGATGCTAGACAAAAAGGAAATATAGATTTATGTAAGTTCCTTGATAGACAACATGTTTCTGGTTCTTATGATATTCTTAGACGTGCTCATTTTACAGCATTTATTTATACGGAAATATCTAAATACGATGGTGAAAAATACCTTGAAGTTAGACGAGATAAAACCCGATATAGATCCTCAGATTCAGAGTATTCGTATTTCGTAACTAAACTCCATAACGGATTCTTTATAGAAGACGACCTAAATACAGATAAATGTACTTGTAGATCTTCTATTATGCCTATGGAAGATGGTTCTCAAGGTATGACTGTAGGTATTAGAGGTTTAGCTAGTTTACAGCAGATACAAACTACCGATACTAAGTCTGTTGAAAATAATAATTTTGTTTCATCTGAAAAGAAAGAAGTTAATACTACAGTTAAACCAATGTTTAGTAGCGAACAAGATAATATTACATTACAATTGCAACAAAATTATTTTGCTATGTGTAATAATATAATGATGATGAATTATATTATAAATAAAAACGCAGGTATGACTCCGTTTGATTATGATAAACGTGAAAGATATGCTCCTGTATCTGAAGTAGGTATAACTCCATTTGATCTTGCCATGTAATTTTAATAAAGCATTTTTCCGATTATATATTATGTGTATGGTTAAAGGAGGATACTATGATAATCAGTAATGTTGGAGATATCAAATCAGGAATTAAAAAACAAAAAGAAAAGAATCCGTTGAAATACGGAATCACGACAGGTTTTGTTGGTGCCGCTGCTGGTGCATTTGGTGTATTAGCGATTAAGTCTGGTATTGAAAGATTAAGTTCTTCCGAAAGCACTTATGGTGGAATTGGACCTATCGTAACTGGTGGTCTTGGTGTAGGTCTTTCAATATTGAGCATCTGCTCTATTTCAGAAACATTGGATGTTATTAATAAAAACGTCAAATTTTCTAAACTTAAAAAGTGTCCATCGGATGAAAATCTGAAATCTGCTAATCCTGATTAATACTCGCCTTTAATGACCTTATCATATATTCGATAAGGTCATTTTTTATTCTTTTTTGAAATATATATTCTATAACTAGAAGGAATTAGTTTTATGAAAAAAGAAAAAATTAAATCGGAAAAATGCTCTGGAAAAAGATCGTGTGATATTAATGCCTCCAGAGTAGTAAATGATATTATCAGATCTAATGAAGCTAAAGAATTAGCTAAACTAAAAGACAAAAATTGTATAGGAGGAAAAATAGTAAAATGAATACTATGAACTGGTTAAATTCTATGAGTGGAAATTTCGCCACTTATATGAAAAATTATACAACCAATCCGTACTATGGTGTCACTGTGAATGGTACATTGTTTGTTCTGCATCCTGAATCGAATATGGTAGGTTTAGGAGCCACTATGCCTGGAGCATCTTGTGGGGGAATTCAGATAACTTGTTTTGATATTGAAAATAATGTTATAAATACTCTACAGAATAAATGGTATAAAGCACCTGTTGAAAAATATCCTGCTTATATTGAAGAGCTGAATTGTGTTCTCTTTAATTCGTTCGAAGAACGTGAAGAAAGAATCAAATCATTTGGCGGTTCAGTATCCAAGATGATGAAAGCGTTTGCGTCAGGAATGGCAGCGTTGATTAATGCATCTTACACAGCTGTTACAGCATTGAATGCGGATGAACACTATTATACTATGTCTAATGGGCAGATTGTAAGATTACCTTCAGCGAGTGATGACTTGAGAGACGAATATCTTAAGAAATATAATCTCGATCCAGCTACTCTTGATGTAAATCACGTGTTTATTATAAATAATGTGATTAGAAATCTTCGTGTGAATGAAGGTGATACAGATGAAGTGACTATATCTTCAGATATTAAAATTGTTAACAAGAATCAGGTCGTTAAAGGCGAACCATTAATTCAAGATAATTCAGGATTAGTAGTATTTAGTGGAAAAGAAAGTGCAGATACATTTGTTGAAAAATACGGAACAATAACAAAGTATCTTGTGACTAAAGCAGTTGCTGCTACTAAAGATCAGTATGAGCTTGATTTGGAAGACGTTAATAATCAGGCATCTAAAGATAAACAGGCATTAGTAAATACATTTATGCTCATGGGTGGAACAGCATTAATTAGTACAGGACTCGAATCATGTATTAAAGCTGCTCAGGAATCAGATGACGATTCTACTGCTATTAAGAAAACACTTATGATTTGTGGCATTGTAGGTGGAACAGTAGTTGTTGGTGTAGGTATGTATAAGATGCTTAAGAGTTTAAAGAAATTTAAACTTAAAGATAAGATTAATAAATAACTAAGGTTATAATAAATGACTAATAAACCTCCCATAATTTGGGAGGTTTTATTTTTTTTATAATTCTATAAAAATAATTTTGATAATATATTATTTACTTGTAGCGAGGATTTATATGCTGATTATACCTAAAAAAATAATTGATTGGAATATAAATAATGAAGATATCAAAACAGATTATAACGTTCTTCATTTCAATACGACTATGGGATCAGTTAAAGATATTAGAAACGAAATATATCTTAAGAAAATAAGTAGTTCGTATGACACTAATAATTTAAACGATTTATATGACGTTATACTTATATCAGAAATATTGAAACGAATAAGTAATTCAGAAGACATGATATATTGTAAAATAGTTCATCATTTTAATGGTATTAGTAGAATGTCTAAAAATAAAGATAATTTATTGGAACGATTTAAATCATTATATCTATTTCCAAATATTTCATATTCGTGTGGTGTATTAGATTCTCCAATTAGATATATGTATGCGACTAGGAGTATGAAAGTTAGATTTTATAAACATGGGACAAGAACAATCAATGATGTTGAATACATGGATAAAGCAAATGTCGCAATAGAACAAGAATTTAAGGATGTTATTGATAATAATTTATTTGAACGTGCAAAAAATAATAATTTAGATGACGATTCTAAATATTTTGATATAACCGATCCTTTACATCCTGAAGCACACATTTATAAAATGGGTGATTATTCTAGATGTTTAGAGATGAAAGATAAATATCTAGGAAAAGATATGTTATCGTTATTGAATTTATCTATTAAAGAAATAGATGTTTCTCCTGAATTGGAAGACATGTATGAAAATAAAAGATCAGCAGATTTACGTGCTAAACTTATGAATTATGAACAGACAAGTATAAATGATGCTGTTATAGATGATTTAAGTTTGGCTATAGGTATGCGAATGTCTCTAAGAAATATATTAGTAGATTTTATGAGAATATCGATTTGTTATCTTATGGATGGTCTTGAATTAATATATTGTTATGATCCTATTTCTGGGTTAGAGGATTCAGGATATAAAAAAGTCACCGTTCCTGTTGATAAGATGACTAAATTATTTAATGAAAATCTTTTCATGATCCTTAGAAATTTCACGGATCTTTGTAATAAAAGCACGTACGATCTTAAAGAAACAATGCTTCACCCGTCAATGCACTATACTATAAGAGTTTATTTATGTGATAAACCATTTGAATTGATAGGTAAAATGACTATATTTGTTGGAGATAAAATATTATCGTCTGAAACATTGAGAATGCTGAAAACGGAAGCTTTGCATGATTATGTGGTAGAAGGAGCACACACATCTACTGGAATGAATATTGTAAGAAATATAGATAAAATACGAATACCTATTATTAAAAAATAGAATAAAATTAGTGTTATAAAAATAAATACAAATTAACTTAAGATTGATTATAAATATAAAATAAGGAGGCCTTTAATGGCAGAGAATTTTAATAATAAAAATGGAGGACATGCAAATTTGAGCGTACCTATGACAACTTTTTGGTCTACTGATAGTTCTGGAAATGAATATCAGAGCGTTAAAATCGGTATATACGGTGAAAAAATAACTTTAAACTTTACTAAAGGTTTAAAAGGTAATAAAGAACAACCCCCTGTTACAGCATATATTCAGATGGATTATGAAAGTGCATGTATTGTTGGAAATGTACTTAAAGGAATCATGGATTATAGAAAGAATTGTTTTAAACAACATGTTCCTTATCCAGTAGGTAGTTTCAAGAATACATTGCAGATTACTGAAAAGGAATCGAAAACAGTAAGAACTATTGGTGTTTTCGAAATCAAAACAGAAGTATCTGAATCTTCTGGAAATAATACAGTATATATCTGTTATAATACTGGAGCAGATCAGTTTAAGATCGGCCTTGGTTCAGTATATCTTAAGAGTCAATGTGAATTTGATGGAGAAGTTCCAGTAGCTGAAGAGATCGATTTAAATGATTCTAGATTCTATGCATTCGTTAGTCAGTTCTTCTCAGTTCTTTATAATTATCCTTCTCTTATGACACAGGAAAAAGTCCTAAGTGTTATGATGGGCAATTTTGGGGCAATCAGATATAAGCTCGGTATTCCAGCTAAAACGAATAATGATAATAACGGAGGAAGATACACCGATTCTAATTATCGTTCACCATCGAACTCCGTTCCAGCAAATAATAATGATTACGAATCTGATTCTGATTTTGGAGACGCACCATTCTAATAATAAACTTTTGTCCTTGTAAAAAAGGACAAAAGTATTTTTTTGGAGAATAAATATGAAAAATAAAATTAATCCTAGACATGCTGAAATGTTTGAAGAAATGTTCGGGGCAAATGCTAAAGGTGAAAATGTTGAGATACCTACAGAATATCAAAAACGAATCGAAAAAGCTAGTGCTCCTCTACCTCTTAGATATATAGACGCGTTTTTTACACTATTGATAAATATTGTTTGTAAATTCATTCCTATCATCTTGATATTTGGATTAGTGTTAAATGATATAATGAAAAATGAATATAATTATTTCGGGTTTAAAAGTGTTTTTAATTTCATTTTTCACGAATTTACTATTTTTTATCCTGTTTTGTTTTTTGCTGCTTTTTCATGGTTAGCATTTCAAATATTGGATTATGCTTTCCAAGCATTAGTTGTTCTTTTTTACAGTATACATCTCAATTTTTCTGTGAAAAAATATAGAAAATATGATAGAGCTATAAAACAGCGTTTACATGAATTAGATTTAAAAGATAAGAAAGAATTAACTAATGAAGAAAAAGAATTTTTAGATAGATTCTCAAATAAACTTAAAAAAGATACTAAAGAGAATAATATGGATAATAAACAGACTACAGATGATTTAGATAGATCTAATCATTTGTCTAATTCTCGTTTTCAATGATAAAAAGAAACCTCCTATATGGAGGTTTCTTTTTTAAATAACATTTTTACGAGGTGATATATTGAAAAGAAAAATATTTTTTTTGATTGCATTAAATTTGATATTTAATTTATTTGCGAACGATGTATTAGAAATAAGTAATCCCAGCAATGCCGGAAATGATGAATGTAATTATCTTGTAAAACATGATACGTTTTATATATCTTATAATAATTCGTTATTGGTACCTAATTGGGTTGGCTGGCACGTTGATAAAACAGATCTATCTTCAGGTAGACATTCAGGAATATTCATTACAGATAATAAATTGCCTGAGAATTGGGTAAAAGTTCAGCATAAAGATTATATCAATAGTGGTTATGATAGAGGTCATCTTTGTCCTAATGCAGACAGAAATGCTTATGAGAATGGAAAAGAAACATTTATAACTACTAACATTGTACCACAGACGCCAGAATGTAATCGTGGTGTTTGGAAAAATTTTGAAGAATTTTGTAGAAAAATAGTTAAAGATGATAATTATGAAACGTATATTTATGCTGGTGTATATGGCGAAATTGGTGTAATGTCAAGTAAAAATATCAGTATTCCTGAATACTGCTGGAAAGTAGTTATAATCTTAGAAGAAGGAGATGATGATTTTAGCAGAATCGATAAAAATACTGAAACAATATCTGTTTGGATTCCTAATAATAGTAATTGTAGTGAAAAAGATTGGGAATTTTATATCGTGAATATTAGATATATAGAAGATATCACTGGGTATGACTTTTTAGAAAATATATCTAAAGATATCCAGGATGTAATAGAGAACAGAACGTATAAGATGAAATAAATTTGTAAATACTAGACCATTTAGGTCTAGTATTATTTATTCTTTTTATATAATTTCGACATTTAAATGATTCTATTTAATGGAGATATTTAAATGGCTGAATATCAAACTCAAAAGTTTAAACTAGGCGATACGACATTCGATTCGATGTTCAGTATAAATTTGCCTTACAATTATGGGGAATCTGTTCCAGAATGTCATAGTCATTGTCCTATTCCATACTATTTTATGCAACCACTGTATAATATAGTAAATATGATAAATAGGGGACTAAAAGTTCAGTTTGAAAATGAAGAAGAAACTGAACGGGTTTATTTATTCTTAGTAGAATATAATAGAACAGCTAGAAATTATAATAAACAACTTGGAGAAGAAGCTAATCCTATAGCATCTGAAGCTGAAGAATACTTTTATACTAAAATGAAAACGAGATTTTCTAAAGATCAAGAAGCTTTTGAAAAAGATAATGAAAATCCATTCGATAAGATAATTGCTCCTAAACAAAGAGATAACGTTGTCAAACTTCAGATTAAATCTATGATACCAAATAAGAAAAAACAAGAAAGGATTATTAAATCTCCAGAAGAACACAAAATGTACGAGATGTTTAATTCTGATAATCTTATAGCCCCAGACGGTTCTATAGGAGTAACTCCTAAAACCGATAAAGATTTTACTTCTTTACCTGGATATATAGATGATATAGATTTCAATTAAGGATATACCTATGAATCCAAATAATAAAGAACTGTATGAATATTATAAACAGCAGTTGCATGTATTAGATGATAAATTTCGTCCTAACGATGAGGATGTTACTTTCCATATTAAGTCTAAAATAATCATACCTTATGAAGCAAATATTTTAAAAGCTAAATCTAAGATATTTGCTATTGTTAGAAGTTATATGGCAAAGAACTCTGCTAAATTAGGTGCGAGATATCCTACTAGTAAAATTCCGTTCTTAAAAAGCGACATGGATATCGTATTCAGTGCTTGTGGTATCGATAGAAATAAGCTCTATGAAGAGTGTATGAAAATTGACGCAAATGATATAGATACTAAAAATCACTTAATACAGGAAGCGTTTAACATGATGTGTGTTATTATAGCACACGTATTTTTAAAGAATGATAAGATTTTACAAAAACAGATAATGGATATCGCTAAAGGAAAAATGCTTGATGATAAAATAAAGTACAACTCTGTAGTTTATATAATCATATTGTATTTAGCATTACATCTATATAGTGCACAATATATGAAATTCTGGAAATATGACACTATTCCTGAAGTAATGGATTACACAATTGAACATATGAGCAATAAATTCATTATTAGAAAATGTCAGAATATCCTAGAATTCATAACATATCACAGTGAAACTAATATAGAAAACATGGTAGACAGATTGTTACGTGCATCAGATGTAGATTTGATATATTTCTATTCTAACCTTAACAATCGTATCGGACACGCATTAAGAACCATAGCAAATAACTACTATGAAAACAAAGAAAATGAGAATCGTATCGGGCACGATAATTCATCTCAAACTAATGATGAAGGCAAATTCTTTGTTGGTGATACTGCTTCTATTTCAGCTGACGTAGAAACAGTAACAAGAAGAATTACTAGTAGATTCTTTAGTGAAACTGTTCTTAACGATAAATTAGTATCTACTGCATGCTATAAAACTAAGTTCTCTAAAGCAAAGTTTATTTTAATAATACAGAAACTTAGAGAAAACCATGAAAATGATCAATTTATAACTAATATATTTGCTAATATTATTAGCTATTATTTGGTCAAATTCAATGGAACAATTGATACTTTAAAAAGTAACAATTTCTTAATTCAAATGTTTAAAGTTTACAGCATTTCTAATACAAAAGATCCATTTGTTATAGGAGTTAAAGAACAATTAACTAAATTGATAAAAACGAATCTTTCTCTTATAATCGATGAAGGAAATAAAAATCTTATAGACAGGTGTAAAACTTCAATCTATAATTACTTTGTATTATATATTGCTGCTAATAGTAAATAATTTTAAAGAGGTATAAGAATGAAACTCACAATTAGTCAAGAAGGATCTTCTCCTATTACTATCTCTGTACCAGATAATAAAAACGTAAAAACTGTTGAAAATGATTTTTCATATGCACCTATTCCTGAAGATTATTTAAAGGAAGTATCGATAGAAAGCGGTTCGATCATAGATGATATATTCGCAGACGTTACTACCAAGCTTTCTGTTGAAAGCGTTGGTGCAGCAGTTATTAAAAAATTTAAACGTTCTAAAAATGTTCAGATAAAAAATGTCGCTGAATATTGGAAAAATGAGGAATTAAAAACTATTTGTTCTTATCTTAAAAACAATTTGAATAATTTGAAAAAAGACACAAAAGTGATATCTCTTAGTATTGCTAGAAGTAATAAATGTAAATTATTCCATAAATCTCCTAAAGATAAAGATGCTAATGGAATCAAAGTTAAAAACATTGAGAAAGTAATCAATGGTGTAAACGTAATATTGACCGAATGTACAATTGACAATGCTCATGTCGCTACATCACAGATTTGGTTCATGGATAAATCTCGTAAATGTTATGGTGTAGTAGTTCATCCTAATATTTATATAAACGATATGAATAAATAAATACATATCTTCCTCCCATTATTGGGAGGAAGATATTTTTTAATCAACACATTATATTATAATATATTATATTAGTGGAGAAAGGATATAGATATAATAAACATCTCTAAGAATCGTTCGTATGAACAAAGATGACTTAGATTAAAGATAATATTATAGATATAATCCTAATAAAAATTATGTCTATGACAGTAGAACAGATGAATGCCTGGACAAAGCGTCGCGATGAACTCAACAATGACGAGCAGTATCAGCAGATTGTTGGGGATATCAAATCTACGGTTGCTAACATTCGCGTTACTCAGGAAGAGAGAATTCGTGAAAGCAACCGCAATCACGAAAAGGCCGATGGTTCATCAACCAAAAATGCTGAAGAAGCCGCAAAGACAATGAAGACATCGGACGAACATAAAGAATTCGTCAACAAAATGGTTTCACGTCTTCGTGAAACTGAATCGATGTGGGTGGATCATCTCGCTAAATGTATTAAGAAACACCCTGTTTATGACAGATGGTTAAAGAATGTTTCTGGATGTGGACCAGCACTCTCTGGTGACATGATTGCTGAATTCAAGGTACAGAATGTGCCTTATGTAGGTAATCTGTTCAGCTATGCCGGAATTATCGGCGATAGTAAACGTAAAAAAGGAGAGGTTGCTAAATACAACGTTTATTTAAAGAAACGTTTGTTAGGTGTTCTCCCAGGAAGCTTCTTGAAAGCACGCAGTCCATATGCTGTATATTATTACGAGTATCGAATCCGTATGATACAGCGCTGGATTAATTCTAGTGATGAAGAGAAAGCAAAACTTTCTCTCGGTCACCAGCACATGATGGCTAACCGCTACATGGTACAGCGATTCGTTCGCGACTATTATGTCGCATTCAGAACCATCATGGACCTTCCGGTTATTGTACCTTACGAGGTAGAAAAATTAGGAATGGTTCATGCTGGAAACACGTGGACAACAGCGGATACTTTCCTTGACATTTCATCAGTAGAAAAGAAAGAGCTCAAAGAAAAGACTATTGCAAAGATAGCTGAGCTCAAAGAGCAATTGAATCAACTAGTAAAAACTTCAGGAATTTCTACAGCTAATGCGGAAGATATTGAAGAAGACGAGGACTAAAATGATGAGAGCAATCGGTTATTAACCGATTGCTCTTTTGTTTTAAATGTATCATTATTATTAATTAAATCCGTATTAAAAAAATGTATCGAAATAGACAATTAAATTCGGCTGGGTTACATTTAATGAACCTTTGTCACTGAATAAATCCGAGGGTAAAGAGTGAAGAACCGATATCGATATTGATATCGGTTCTTTTTTTATATTGTGATAAAATTATATATTAAATATTTGTAAGGAGATAAATGTATGAAGAAAACAAATTACCCTATTCAAACTTATAAACCGTATTCGGTTAATAACGATTTGAAACATGAAGAAACAATTGTACCTGGAAAGGCATTATTATCTGCGGCATCTCAAGATTTTAAAGGTTATATGTTTGAAAGAATGTCAGCGAATACTGTACTTGGATCTGTAGATAACGAATTTGATAAATTAAAAGCAACAATGTCGTTCTTCAAAAGAAAGATATTCTGTGTAAAATTACTGATTTTACATAAAATTTACAATATTAAATATAATTTGTCGCGTCGAAATCATGCGCGAGTTGTTAAAATTAGACCAGCTGGAAGTATGTGGACTATAGACGCAGCGATGAAACTTTCAGCTAAGCTTAAAACTTTGAAAGATTTTGGTGATTGGGTTTATGATAAATGGGCTAGATGGGATAGAGAATTTAATTGGTACATGATAAACACGCATGTATACATTGATACACCAGACAAATGTGTTGGTTGGAGGCAGACTTGGATGGTAACTAGTCCTTCTGGCATAGAAAATCATTTTTATCCAATAGCATTTACAGATAAACCTTTTTATAAATTAAAGATAAAAACAAAAGATATTACATATATCAAACAAAAATATCCTAAATTGTTGGAATGCGTGAATGATTTAAAATCTGGTATGTCGCATGAATCAGAGATTTATAGAAAATATCAAATCTCTAAAGTGACTGATGAGACAGACAAATAAAAATGTTAATTAGGCATTGGGATATGATAAATGGTATAAAAGAACCCTATAAAGGGTTCTTTTTTGATAAAAAATGACGAAAAGACATCCTAATGAAAAATCGGAAATAAGGATAAAAGTATGATAATAACTGATCCTAATATAATAAATTTTAAAACCAAAAATAATATCAATAAAAACCATTTAGATAATGAAATGGTTAGATATATGGGAAAAGATATATCTTTAGGAAAACTGCGTCATTTTTTTACCGAAAAAGATAAAATGTGTCTTAAAAACATGATTGTTTTTTATGACGATATATTCCAATATACTTCTATTGGTTTATTGGATGTCATTTTCGATTTGAAAAATATAGAAGCTCCTATTCCTATAGATGATTTCTTTAAACGCACTTGTACAGGTAACGTATTCGTAAAACGTATATGTAAGTTGTTTAAAATTTCTGCTGAAGAAGTAGATGAAATAGAAAAGAAATACTATATGGAAATTCTTATGCGTTCTCCTTTTTCTATAAATGCAAAACCGTTTATAGAATATAGAAAAAATCTGCATTCACAATTAATAGTATTTAGATATGATTGTGATGGGTTGTCAGAAATCTTTTCACAGATAGGTGATAAGATTCATGCAATGTCGGATTATACATCTATGGAAATAATGTACACTAATGGTAAAAGTGAAAAAGAATTTTTAGAAAATTATCCGAAATCATTGTATAATAAATTGGAGCTATGTGTTGTGCAAGATGGTGGCTCAGTTATGGATTTTATCAACGCAAATGTTTTAGATATAGGAGCAAATATATTAACATTACCACTAACCGAATGTTTTAAACCTGAACAAATAGATCAAATAATTCGAACGAATGATGGTTATGGTTTTGGTGATTATATTGTTAAATTTATGAAAGAAGGTGTTGCTTATGTTAGCTGATATTGGTTCACCCGAAAAATATATAAAAACGAATGAATTACCAGAAGTAGAATCTGGTACTTTATTTAGTAGTCAATCTACTATACCAGAAGAAACTGGTTTAGTTAGTTATGAAATATTTGGTAATCCAGGTACAAAACAGCGTGCTAAACAATTTGCATATATAGATTTGGGTGATTATTTTGTACATCCGATGGCATATAACGCATTGTGTATGCTTAGTGATGTTGTTAAAAATGCTATTCTTGGTAAAGGATATTATTACGTAGATGCTTCTGGTAAGATAATAGAAGTTAAAAATCAATCGGATGCTCCTAAAGGTTTTGATTGTGGACAGGGAACTAGGTGGTTGAGACGAAATATTAAAAAGATAGATTTTGTTAAAAAACCATTATCACCTGTAAGACGAGACAGAATCGAATTTATAAAAGCATTGTCCGATGATGAGTTGTTCGTTAAACAATGGATAGTTATACCTGCTTATTACAGAGACGTTGATATCAACACTTCTAAAAAGAATGATATCAATATGATGTATCAAGCACTTTTATCTCAGGCAAAAACTATCAAATCAATGAGTTTAATGTTTGATTCTGAAGAAGTAACTGATAGTCATAGGAAGATACAAGAAAAATTAAATGAGATATACATGTATTTTACATCAGATTTCTCATTCGGTACTAAGAAATTTATCCAGAAACATGTGTTAGGAAAGGCTCCTGATTATTCTTCTCGTATGGTTATTTCTACTGCGAGAATTAATAGTAATGATCCTGATAAGATGAATACAGATTATGCTCATTCAGCAGTTCCATTATCTATGGTTTTGGAAGATTTTTTGCCATTTATAGAATATGGATTTAAACGCTTTGTTAAAGAACAGATTAATGGTTCAGACTACATTTACACCAAAAATGCTAAAGGTGAAATAGAACGTGTTCCTCTAGCATCGCATTGGGAACAATGTTTATTACATGATTCTATTCACGATTTAATAAAAACTTACAGTGACAGTAAAGAACATAGATTGGATTATTTCACTGTGGAAGCAGAAGATGGTTCAATGATACCATTAGGATATATAACAAGTAAAGGAAACGTATCGTCTTCCGATAGTTCTCTTGCTAATGACGGTTCTTCTATTATACGTCCAATTACATTATGTGAAATGTTTTACATGATAGCGATGGATACTGTAAAAGATAAACAAATTATGATTACTCGTTTCCCTATTGAAGACTATCAGTCTATATATCCATCATTAATGAATATTATTCCTTATGAAAAAGTAAAAGTTGCAACAGTTAACGGTGTAGAATATCCTAGATTCCCAGACATATCTTTAGAAGATATTAGGAATAAAACTGATCCTAGTATAGGTGAAAAATTTAACGATACGTTACAGATGTTCCCAACATATCTTCCTGCACTTGGTGCCGATTTCGATGGAGATACCGTAACAGTTCAAGGAATATTTAATAAAAGTGATCCTTTGGAATATATTAATTCACCTATGAATATCGTAAATATTGCAGGTAGTACAATGCGTTCCATTTCTGATGTAAACTCGCAAGTTATGTATGCTTTAACGAAAACTGCTGATGAATAAAGAAGGGTATTATGGCAAAAGAAAAAAATAATTTAAGCAATGAAATAAAAAATATACAAGATATGGTATATGCTTCGAATTATGGTTTGTCTAGGGATTTTGTAGAACATAACTCGGATTTAGTACTTAAAAGTAATAAAGCTATAAACGATGTTCTTGTCGGTTTTGGCGTTACTAGTTTAAATAATTCTAAGAACTCTATGCAAACTTTAGCTTCATTGGTTTCTCAGTCTATTAAATTTAGAGGCGGTTCAGTCAATAAAGTTAAAGGCGTATTAAATACTAGTGATCCTAATTTAGACCCTATAACCGGAATTAAAGAAATAATTCCTTTGGGAAATATAGATAATTCGGAAAACGATATCATAAATCAATTCTCTACAATGTATCGTTCGTTTTTGAACGTTACTACTGAATATCGAGGAGTAGTAGAGATAATTCCGGAAGTAGCTCGAGCTATTAAAAATATTGCGCGTGATATTTTTAGTGTATCTGAACTTTCTGGTAGGGCTTTAAATAAGATTTATACTTCTGATAGTTCAAATGGAAGTATTTCTGATAAAGACGAACAAGTAATTTATACTTGTAATAAACGTATACAAGAAGAAATTATCGATAAGAATGATTTGGAAACAAAACTTAAACGTTGGATTTATGAATCTCTCGTGTGCGGTGTTAAACCTATTGCATTTATTCCATATGATTACGTAATACGACAGATGAATCAATTAAATAAATATGATTCTGGGTTAAATCTTAACGTTGAAAGAATTACTGATAAAATAAATTCTAGAGAATCTTTTAGTATTTGTGAATCTAGGGAACAAGAAGAACGATTGTACGAAAAATCTGTAGAATCATCTTTTGAAGACATGATCGATACTACTAAGCTTAAGGATGGTCGTACTGCATCGACCGAAGCAATTAAAATGTATGATGAGCTTCTTGATGATGAGTTAGTTGATGCTTTTGCATCAGATTGGGAAAATAGATTTAATAAATCGTTCGAGTCTATTAATAAAACAAAAATGAAAGTAGAACACGACAAGGCTCGATATGAAATGATCAATGGAGAAACCTCTCAAGAATCATTACAACAGCTCGATATTCTTGAGTCTATGACTAAGAAATATTCTGAAGTTAAAGAAAGTCAATCTAAATTGGATGACGATGCTAAGAAAGCTAAAGCGAGAGAAGGATTGCGCGTTTTAGCTAGGTTTATTGATGAACACATAGACGTAGTTAAACCTGGGGCAAGTAGTGCGTTTATTGCTAATAAATTAACGAATCAAAAAGATAGATATAGCAAGATGTATAATCTTGGTGAAAACTATTATATGGCAGAAGGATTATCTAAACGTCAAAAAGATACAGATCAGTTAAATAACGATGCTTCTAAATCTAATCCATTATCAGGATATGATTTCGACGCTAATAATTCACTTTTAGGAAAAGAATGTATCATTATTCCTTATTCACCAGAAAGTATTGTTCCTATCAATATTAATGGTGAATATATGGGATTCTATGCATTGGAATATGAAAATGAAGCTGGTCCTGGATACAAACATAGACGTCGTACAGGTAATTTTACCGATTATGTAAAAGCTCAAGGTTTTGGTGATGATGCTGCTCTTTTAGGAAGTCAGATGTCAATGGTTTCTTATGGTGGAGCAGACCCATTGGAAAATAATCTATATTCTCCTTTGGCATTATATAACTACTCTATCAACGAATACATGAATGGTGATAATGAGCAACTCGATAGACGTTACGATATCATGAAGACCGTAACTCTTCGTGTATTGGCACATCGTTTAAAAGACCCAGACTTAGTAGATAATAAAGTTTTCAAAGATGCAGTAATGACTATGCTTAGAAATGATTGTTTATCTTCTAAGAAAGTTCAATTCACATTCATCCCACCAGAATATATGTGTTATATGACATATAATACTGATGACGATGGTATTCCTGTTTCAATATTGGATGGAACTTTGCTTTGGGCTTACATGTATATTTCATCAATGCTCTCTTCAGCAATGATCAAAATGTTAAAATCAGCTGATAAGGAAAAATATGAAGTAGCCGTAGGTTTACTTAAAAATGCAGGATACAGCATAGATGAATTACAACGAGTATTATCTACTCGAAATATTTATTCTAGCACGATGTTTAGCTCTTTGTCGTCTGTTATTAAAAATGCAGGTACATATCAGAGAATGATTATCCCTGTATTTAATGATAGAAAACTGTATGATGTTTCTCAGATTGAAACTATCAATAATGTTTCTCCTGATGATGATTTTACTAGTAAATTGCTTGGAAGTATTTTAAGTAAAATTTATATCAATGCAGGTATGCAAGGAAGTTTTGATAATGTCGACTTTGCTCATGAATTCGTTTATAAGAATGCAGAGTATCGATCTAACATTATCGAATCTCAATCTAATTATGAAAAGCATATTAAGAAAATAATTAGAACACTTGTTCATTATTCTCCTTTGGATTCATACAACTCTAAGGTAGAAGTTGCAATTAAAAAAGGTGATAAAAACGAGGAACAAGAACATCAGGAAAATGATATAGATATATCTAGAATTAATCCAGAGCTATCTATATCTACAATGATGAGTATGGCTACTATTTTGGAAGTACTTGATTCAGCTAAAAATGTTGCTAATACATTTGCTGAAATATTTAATTTACAAGATGGAAGCCAGCTTGAAACTGCTAGAAATATTATATTCAAGAGAATGATTATAGAGAAATATGGTAATGTTGTAGAATGGAGTGAGGTTGAAAAACTTCTCGAAAAAGCAACAGCTGAAGCACCTAATCAAGTAGCGAAAGACTTGAAGCTTGCCAAACTTGATCAGAAAATACAAGAAGATAATAATAATAGTGATGATAGTGTTGGCGGTGGAGATGATTTCGGCGGTGGAAGTACCGATTTCGATATGGGTTAAACTGAATAATATCCTGGCAATAGCCAGGATATTATTTTTTTTTAAATAAAAAACCACATTTTAATAGAATGAAACTATTAAGAAGGGAAATGTGGAAAACATAGGAAAAAACAATCATATTATTTCTGGACTATTAACTATATATGATGGATTCGATTCTAAAGAGTTTATATATGATGAAAGTTCAATGAATTATGTGCAAGATGTAGCATTTTTATGCTTATTCTCGTATAAAATGAAGAGATATGCTGAAAAAAACAAACTTCATAAACATTATGTTTTTAATAATAACCAATATGGAGATAGAAAATGCTTTTATTCAGCATCTTCAGAATATAGTTTTAGTCCAATACAAATTATTACAGTATTGGATGAATTATTTCATATAACTCGTACCGAAATTATACACACAGTTGAAAATAAATGGAATAAATATGATATGTTTGTTGATGTTGATCGTGTTAAATGTGATTTACCGGCTGAATATAAATGTAATCATAATATACCAAAAATTAAACTATGCAAGTTAAATAATGGAATCAATAAATTTGATATAGAAATAGATTATGTCACAGCTATCTATATATTAACAAGATATTTTACTGATAGATTTTATAGATTGTTAATAGAGAAATTGATATATGGTGGATTCTATACGATAACTGATTCAAATGGTGATAAACACAAATATCGTTATCTATTAAATTCTGTTTATCGAGATTTCTTAAAAGTGTTTCATATAGAAATATGTGATTTGTTGAAAATCGATGAAAAAACGAAACGTGTGATAATTCGAGATAATTATTCTTATAACAACGTATCTTCTTTAAGTATAAAATATCTTCTAAATAATGTGAAATATGAACTTAAAGAATATCCAGATAAATTAGTTTTAAAATTTAACAATATAGATCTTTTAAAAGATAAATTTATTAATTTGATTAAATCTGTTTATGCAATCAAAAATTATAAAAAAACAATTAAATTCATGTTCTCTAATGATTGGATGCAAAGTGAAGATTTTATTTATCTAAATAGAGAACCTAGAGTTGAAAATATTAAATTTTCGATGCATAAAACAGTGTCATTTGATATAATATTTAATACTATTAAGGAAAAATAAAATGGCTGAAGAAGAGAAACTTGATTTAGAAAGTAGTATGAAAGAACTACGAAATGTTATAGACAACATTGATACTTTATCTTTAGATGACATTAAGAAAGAAATTAATTTAGCATATAAGTTAGGTGCGTCGCCAGAAACATCTTCTGGATTAGAAGCTAATCCTTCTTATGCGGCCGAATTAGAGAACATTCTTTCAACATTAATCAGTAAATCAAACGAGTTAAAGAAAACCTCTGAAACTATCGTTACTACAGACCTTAAAAATGCTGAAGAACATCAGACTCAACCTGTTGAAGAAAAGACTATTCCAAAACCTCAAGTAGATATTGCATCTGAAGAGGAAAAACAAGAAGATGTTAACCTTGTTGATATGGAAATAGGAAAACCTGAAATATCTGAAGAAGATTTAAATAATATTCAATTGGAAGAACCTGTTGAAGAAAAAGAAAATATCCCAGCAGTAAAACGCAGCGAATCTGCGGCAGATTTTACTCCTAATGAAGAAATCGGTAGAGTTATTCCTAAACCAGTTAAAGAAGAACCTATTGAAGAACTACCTAAACAAGTTCCTGTCGGAAACAATATTTCACTGGATGAAGAAGAAAAGAAGGAATCTATTATAATTGATGAACCTACTGAAGAAAAAATAGATATAATTGTTGATAATAAGAAGACAACGACTGAAGCTGATGAAAATACTAAAAAAGAAGAAGCTATTCTTGAAGAAATTAATGATATATTCACGGCTAAACCTTTTGATGGTGACGATGATGAAACGGTTGAGACCGCAATAAATAAAGAAGAAGATAATACAGAAACATTAGATATTCAAACTAAAGACGATGTGGAAAAAGAACGTATCAAGAAACTTGATGAAGAATATTCTGCTCCTAAAGACGTAGATTTACATAATGTCAAGAGTGTATCTCGTAAGAAGATTAGTGATATTCTTAAATCATTATCTAAACTCGATACTAAACATGTTGATGTTGAAAAGATTGAGATGTTTGATTTTAATCTGGATGATAACAATTTGCGTAAATCATATCTCACAACACGTAATGATATGATTTCTGCTCCTAAGATTTCACGTATCGCATTATTAATGAGTGGACATTATGAGGAAATAGCAGCATATGGAAATTCTGACCAGATTGGTGTAGAAAGAGTTATTTTTTCAGACAATCATAGATTTATCGATAGAGAAAGAATTCTTTTAGAATCAATCTATGCGCATGTCAATTATGTTTCTTATGCTAAAGAAAAACCAGATTTTGATACGTGGGCAAGAAATATAAAACTCCCAGACATGATGTCTTTATATTTCAGTGTATATGACGCTAACTCTACAGGTCCTAATCATTATATTTTCGATTGTCCTTATTGTGGTACAGAATTGGACGTATATAAAAGAAATCCTGAGCTCACAGTCGGCGTTCCTAAAGAATTTGATATGAAATCTGATGAACTTGAAAAATTCATCACTAATAAAGATTTAATGAATTTGGATTCTACTCCACTCGCTAAATGGGCAGAAACTAAAGTTATTAGAAAAATGCTTCCTAATAGTTGTATTATCGTTGATTTTGCTGTACCGACATTATATGACTATCTTGAAACTATTACTACTCTTGAGAGAATTAATCAAAGAGATATGGGTGGAAGATTAAATCTTGATATTCTTGATGATTTCAATATTGATCCTTCTGAAATAGAAGATGAAGAAAGTCTTATTGAAGATTTCAATAGGATTCAAATGTATATTTATATCAAAGATATTGGTATTCCTACTAAAGTAGGAGACGGAAATAAATATCGATATATCAAACTTACAAATAAAGCAGATATTATTGAACACATCAATGCTTTAGACCCAGATGATTACAATGAACTGTTATCTGGTGAAGCTATTAAAGATCTTATCACTAAGACTTCTACAAGATATTATCTTACAGATTGTAAATGTAGTAATAATAATTGCGGTAAGAATATTAAATTTGTTTCAATTAATCCTAAACAAATCTTTTTTTTCAAGATTGGCGAAGGACGGAGAAAACGACTTACGAAATAGAATCATCCGAAGGAATCGAAGTCACTAGTATGGATGAAGAATTTACAGATGATATTCCGGTACAAATGGCGATGAAAATAGACGGCATGATAAGATTATTTGATGGTGACATATCACCAACAGAAATACTGTCGATGGATATTCCTTCACAACGAGTAATGATTCGAGCTAGACTTGAAAATCTAAAACGTAGTCAAGAAAATTATAAGAACGGTATAATTGACGCTTATTCTCGACGTTATGCCTCTTCCATGGGAGGATTGTTTGGTGGAGACGACGCGTCTTCCGTTCCTTCGCACAATATAGAACAAGACACGACATTACAACAATACGATGAAATAGATAGAACACGCAGCTTAAACTTTCGAGATCTTCCTAGATAAAGAGAACGAAAATGCAATTAAGTTTACCTAATTATTTAAATTTGATACAACAAAATTTGATAACATTAGGTGTGGATTACCAAGTAATATTTTCTGCCGCAGCATCTTCAGCTATGTTAATTAGTCACGATATTGTGTGTACATATGCTGCTATGTCTAAACGCAAGAACCCGCCTATACCTATTCTAGTAACTAATAAAGTTAACGAAACTTTAACAGAATCGTATACTTGTTTTAAATTTAATACATCAGATATAAATATAAATACTTTGAATAAAGTAATTCATAGCGGAATTTTTCAGCGCTACAATATTCAGATAGTTGAATATAATTCATCGGTGAATTTGGAAATAAATTTATCATTGAAAATATAATAAAAGAGGTTTTATAAAATGGAATTTGATAAAAACGAATCAATGAAAAACATTACTAAACATCAGTTGGATGTAAAACGCGCTAAAGAGAATATTGTTCCTCCTAAGCAAATGAAGAAAATCATCCGCAACGTTTTAAATGATTTATCAAGAACTGTAAAGCCTACACTTGGACCAGCTGGTGGAAACACACTCATCACTGAACCATATGCTTCTGTTCCAATTTATCCATGTAAAGATGGATTCACTGTCATGAACGATCATATTTATGACAATCCAGTATATGAAAGTATTTACAGGGTAGCAAGAGACATCTCCGGTAGAACAAACCAGGAACTTGGCGATGGAACAACTACTTGTTCTGTAAATGCAGCAAACTTCTATAGTAGGATCGAAAAATATGTTCGCAGACACCATGAAATCACACCATATGGTATCAAAAACATTATTGATGCGGTTCATAATTCATTAACTAAAAAATTCAAAGAAAAATATATTATTAAAGTTAATGATTTACCTAAAGCATCTAGAATTGAAATCTACAGAAAGATTGCTACAATTGCAGCAAATAATGATTCGACTATAGGCGACATGATTGCTGAGGTTTATGATAAATCTCGTACAGATGAACCATACATCAATATTCAAAAATCGTACGATGAAAATACTGTGGTTGAAACTGATATCGGTTTTGAAATGCCATATGGTTACAATTTATCGTATATGGCAAATAGTGCAGATGGTATTACTGCAGAATATGATAATCCGATGTTCTTGTTGGTAAGAGGTCCTCTCTTCAATAAGAGTCTTGATTATCTTAAGATGTGGATTAAATGGGTAACTGAAGACCCAACACATCCTAGACCTCTTGTAATTATCGCTGAAGCATTCTCTCAAGAAATTCTTGATTATCTTACATTGTGTAGAACTGGCATTACACGAAACTATAATGGTCAGCGCGTTTTAGTAAAATTACCTATATTGTCTATTTGTCTTAATATGAGCAACGAATATGGTTCATGGCGTGTTGAAGACCTTGAAGCTACTCTTGGTGCTAAAGCTCTTAAGACTAATAACGGTAATCTTATCGTTACACCAAGTAACGCACAGGAATTAGACCAGATGTTAGGACGTGCCGAACACGTTGAATCTAAATTTGGATTTACACGCATTCGTGGTGGTGCTGGTGATATGGAACTCCGTAAAGGACGTATCGAAGAAATCAAGAAGATTATTGCGAATAATAAGGATTCTGCTCAACACGGAATTCAAGCAGTTGCTCGTCTTGATATGCTTAGACACCGCATTTCTATGCTTGAAGGTGAAATGCAGATTATTAAGGTCGGTGGTGATTCTGAAAAAGAAAAGCGTAATAGAAAACTCATTTTCGATGATGCTACTTGTGCAGTAAAAGCTTGTGTAAACAACGGTATTATTCTCGGTGGACAAGTTAACGTAATGCATTGTATTAACAGATATAAGGATAAACTTATTGAAGATATTTACAATGAACTCACTGTTCCTGGTCAGGTTAAGAATATCGGTATTAGAATGAATGCAGATAAGCTTAAAAAGATTATTGCCGATATCCTTGATATTACAGCAATTTCATCTACAACTGCATTTCGAACAGTATTCGAAAACGGTATTCCTGATAAACGTTGGATTAAGAATCTCTTTAAAGAATTCTATAATCAGAAACAATTTGAAGAACCTAAAACATACAACTTGATTACAGATAAATACGAACAGTTCCATTATGTATCTGATTCTTCTACGGATCATGAACATAAAGCGCTTGATGTATCTAAGCTTCCTGATTTGATCGTACCAGGAAATACTGATATCGAAACTCTTAAATCAGAAATCAGTATTCTTAGCTTATTCTTGACATCTAATCAGTTGATGTCTGTAATGGTTGATGAAAGACCTAGTGGTCGTTAATTTTGATAAATAATAAAATCCGAGGATTAATCCTCGGATTTTATTTAATGTATTGTTTCATTTTTATATTATAATAGTGAATAAATAGAAAAGGGGGTTCTTATGATAACAGAACTGCAATTAGAATATGCTAATATGGCATTGCTTTGGCCAATTAATAAGATTGGTAAAAAGCTAGCCAATGGTATAGCAAATGGTTTGGATCGTATGCTTAATAGAGTATCTGATCCAAAGGAATATTTGAAGAAGACGAAGCAAGTCGAAGAAATATACCGAGACATGCTTCAGGATAAGGCTCGCAAAGAGTCTGTCAAAAGATTAACCAAAACTGAAGAAAATATAGGAGGATAATAATGAACGACTGGATGTCATTTATTAATGATGTTCGAAGGGAGGCAGGTCATAGTGATCTTGAATCGAACATCGTTGTTGAAATTGATTTGTTCGACGAAGATTGCAGACTGCTTGCATAGACGACGTCAAACGAAAAATGACCTGCCTCACACGCAGGTCATTTTTTTATTATCTTTCAGGATTTATAAATAATGGTGGAAATGATTCTGTACTTGCATTTCTTTCTTTTAGAATATTCATAACTTGTACAAAATCATCATATTGCATATCACGTATCTTAATGAAATTATAGATACCTGAACGTAATACTGCTTCATCTTTGAAAGGTTCTTTAGCTTGGCTATTATCAATGATTGCTTGATTAGTTTGATTAGCTAATTTACCGTCTTTTATTTCTATTATAAGTATTCCACCATTACCACCAAGATTACAAGCGTAATCAGGTATATAAGTGTGTTTCTTATTATCAAAAATATAATCGAACGTGTAAGGACACTCTATTAAATCTAAAGGGTCGCCTTGGAATTCTAAATCATAAAATTTTAAGAAATCTAATTCGTATGAACTAGCATATCTTATAGTAGTTTTTTTATCTCTGAAAGTATATGTTCCTGACGTTCCTCTATTGGCTAACATATTTCTTTGTGTATCTGGATCAGACATTCTTTCAGAACGAGTTTTACCTGTTTTCTTTTTTAGATTTCTTTCAGCTATCTCACCTGCTTTTTTACGACATTCTTCAGAACAGAATCTATTATATTTTAAAGTTGTTTGATTGAATTTAACTGGATTCTTTTTACATATTACACATAATTTAGGAGATGTAATTTTATTTCGTCTATCAAACAACCATTGATCTACAGATATTCCTTCAGGAATCTTGTCCTTATGTAAAGTGGAAGCATGTCTTACTAATAAATAATATGAAGTGTATCGTTGTCCACATTCTGGACATTTAAAAATTTTAGGTTTTTTATGTCTATTTAAATTATCTTCATTCATTTGATTTTTTCCTTATTCTATATCGATTTTAAATCATTGAAATGTCAAATGATTATATATTATTTTAGTGTAAGGAGATAAAAATATGAGAAGTAAAAAACAATTTAAAGATGATGCTAATGGAGAAATGCTTTCTATATATTCAGGTGATTTAAGTATGTTATTTAAAGTGTTACCTGATTCTATTAAATTTGTTTTGGATGAGAAACATAAACGAATTAAATTTGAATTCGAATGTGTTAATTCTTCGTTTAAATTAGGGGACACAGAATTAAGTTTTAGACAGTTTGATGAATCTGTCAAATATATCAAAAAGAATTCTAAACGATGGTTAACTAAACGAAAAGACAGAATTACTGCTGAAGATATAAAGCGTGAAGAAGAACGCGATGCTGATTTTGATAAGTTATATGATTTACAAAATCCTACAAGAAAAGAAAATAAAAATAACGAAATCGAATGTGAAATAGTGAGAATAACCCAAGAAGATATTGATAGATTTAATAGGACATAAATAATATGTAGACTCGGAAAACCGAGTCTACATTATACAATATTTTATAATTCGATAGAATTGAGGAGATCTTTGAGTTTAGAAGCTTCTTCTTTATTAAGAGAAATACCTTTACCTAAGATTTTACGATCTGGTGACCAAGTACGAATATCATACTTTGTTTCAGGATTGCTAGGATCCCACTGGATTTCATTTAACTGAATAGTCCATCCGACATTACCGCGGTTACCAAGAACACCCAATTCTTTAGTGATTTTGTACTCAGGATGCTGCTTCTTTTTAGTATCCTTTTCCTGTGTTACAGTTGTTTCAACTTCTTTTGGTTCGTCCATAATGTTAATCCTCCTATAGACGTCGATTTCATAATAATGTATATCTTTCTATATTAAAATATAAATTTTATTTTATATACATTCATTTTAATATATTATAGATTTGAGTAGGAGTAAAAATATGAAAGGAGAATTAAATATTAATGTCTCTAAGATAGGCTTGGATGACAAAACAACAAAATTAGCTGAATCATACATTGAATCAGCCAAGCTTCCAAGTAAAAAAGTATTTCGTCTAGAAGTAGACGAAGAAAGCAAAGGTATCTTGAAAGGTATCGTTGCAACCGGAATTATAGGTATCGTCTCATTAACTGCGGTATCTATTTTTAAAATCATTTATGGTGGAAGTAACGAATAAAGGAAAAAGGAGGCACAACATGTTATTTTCATGCGACGACGATGACTGGACTATGGATATTATGTCTTCTGTTCCTATAGTAGGTGGAACAGAAGGTATTGAAGATATGTTTGGTATTGAGACGAGTGACGATTCATCTGATGACAGCAGTATGTCAGATTAAATATAGAAATACATTTTATACTATAAAATCTACGGTGACTTAGTATTTAGGCTATTGTTGCACTTTGGGTTAATATTTTTCAATAACACATAGATTAATAAAATGCGTAGTGTTATTTTTTTTATTTGATTACTTATATGTATGATATTTGAGAATATGAAAGAATAAACAGGATTTATTTTTTTATCTTTTTAATAGAAAAAACGTTAAATTATATAACATTATTATGAATTTATTTAGTAGTTAGAGAATTTCTTATTTAAGAAATATCGCTCATCTCTTTACTGCTTTATATTTCAAAAATACTCATATTTGAATATGAGATTTGTAAACTTTTTAAAATTAGTTTTTATTATTAAAGACTAATGGAGGATTATTACAAATGAAAATTAATATCACTAAGAACGGACAGACTATTAGTGTTGAATCTGATTCAGCAGGTGTACCTGATGTAACACAGGGTGCAGGACCAGATCTGCTCGAATTACAAGATGATGCTAAGAAAACTCCTAGCGATCCAAATGCTGAATTCAACGCAGATGATCCTTCAACACAAGCTCAAGCTGAACACGACGATACACCTGAACAGGCTCAGAAAGCTAATGAAGCATTTAGACTCGTAGCAGGAATGGTTAAAAAAGACCCTACTCTTGTTAAGAAGCTTTTTGCAGCACAAGAATCAGATGAACCAGATAATACACCACCTGCTGCTGATCCAGCTCCTGCTGAACCTGCAACAGAACCTACTGAACCAGCTGAACCAGCTGAACCAGCTCCTGCTGAAGATAACAATGCTGAAGTTACACAGACATCAGATACTACAGTTGTAGAAGTAGACGGTGTAAAGATTGAAATAACGAATGATTCAGCTCCTGCTGAACCTGCAACAGAACCTACTGAACCAGCTGAACCAGCTCCTGCTGAACCTGAAACAAGTGCAGAAGGTGATGATAGTGCAGCTGCTGATCCTAACGCATCACTTGAATCTTTGTTTGCTAATTTCGATCTTACAAAGCTCTAATAAAAAGTCTCTAGAAATGGAGGCTTCTTATGAGCAATAGAAAAAAGACAAATAAATCACGTAATAAATCAGATGAAGCTAAAATAATCTATGAAGATCAAGTAGCAAAAAAATCAATCGATTCCACTAAGATTGAGGGTTCCGACGAGATCGTTAATATAGGTGAAAAAACTTCATCTGAAACTCTTGAAGTTGAAGCAGAGATAGCAGAGGAAAGTGTTGTCGAAGTTGAAACCGAAGTTAAACCTAAATTAAATGATTACACAGATACATTCCTAAATAAAACTCTTGTTAAAGTAAGGGTTTTAGGTGATTTTGGAAGAAACGGTGAACATCTAACAACTATATCAAGTCTAATAAATTTGATAGTCAATAATAATCAAATCGATAAGATTATTTTGACTTCTGACAAAATCGCTAATGCAGTTGGAGATATAATTTTGAATTATCCTGAAAAGGTCAATCTTAATTTGTCTGAATCTGTTAGGGAAATGATAGTTAGTCGTTTTAAAAACAATTTAAAGCGTTATAATCATTAGGTTTAAGTTAAAGAATGAATCTATGAGTATAATATTGGGTAAAAGACGACCCTAATTAAATTTCCAAAATTAGGTTTATTTAATATCGTACTTACAGTATTCTTTAACGTATTTGAGTTTAAATTTAAACTGAAATAAATTATAACTCATTTTGAGTTGTGATACAATTTCTAACAAATGTCCCCTGTTTAGGGGACATTTCTTTTTATTTTCTTTTGATACGAAAAACATTAATAATGAACAATAATTAAATAGGAAATTATTATGGATATAGTACACGATAATATTTCTAATGAATTACCGTATGATGCAGTATCGAAAGAAATAAACGAATCTATAACACAATATAAAGATGGTAAAGATACTTCTTTATGTGGCGGTGAAAAAGATAGAAAAATTAAATCTGAAATACTGAACGAGTTTTACAGTAATTTAAAGAAAGCATTGACTGTTTCGAGAAAAGATAATGAAGAAGTACAAATAGGTACTTCTATAGGAAATTATCTTGTAAATAAAGATAATGATATGGTTGAAAGAGCAGTGGAATCGTTTGGAACCGAGGTTAAACCATTAGTCAATATGATGAATTTGATTCTTAAAAACCAAATAATTCCGTCATGTGGTTTATGTATCAAGATGAATAAAGATGTAAAAGACCTTACAAATAAAGATTTCACTAGAAAATTACCAAAACTATCTAAACGAACTGATATTTCTGATATAGAAAAGACATATATTAAAAACATATTGGAAAATGTTCTAGGTTCAGATAAAATGATTGAATGTGGTATCGATTCGTTGAGAGATTACACTAGAGACGTTATTAACGTATTTGTTAAAAACGGTGACAATATCAGTTATTTCAAACGATATATTAAACGATATCAAAAATTATCGGATATTACTAGTAAAGTCGCACTCGCTGTGAATGAGATGTTATCATCATTTAAAGATATTTTCAATACTACCGATTTAAATGGTGCATCTTCTGAAAGAGTTGATACTGAAATTAAAAAGATTATAAAACTGTCAAAACAAATAGATGCTATGTATGATGAATTGACTAGTTCCGAATATACAGATGATGATGACTATTTCGTATGGATGATGCAAAAATATAAATTAGATGTATCGACTTTTACAGCTAAACAATCAGACAGTATTAAACCTAATGTTGGATATGATGGTTCTACTAAAGCAGATTTGTTTAGAACTATTGATTTTAATTCTAACAATTTAACTGATAATGAAAACGAAAAGACTATATTTGCATGTATTAAAAATGCTAAAAATCTTCAAAGAATTATTTCTGAAGTAGGCAGTGAATATAGTAATATTAATTTAGATTCTATAATGGCTAAAGAACCTAAAAATCTGTCATTCGTGGATGATATTACTGTTGGTGAATTCTATTCTCAAATAGATAATTTCAATAATAAGACTGGTGCATTTAAGGAAAAAGCAGATGAAACTATTAAATCGTTGATAGATTCTATTACTAGAGTAGCTAATATAACTGGAAAGTTATCAACGACAGTACAGTCTATGATTATAGAATATAATAAAATTAATGCTAAATCTAATTATAAATTAGCAACATTAGTGTTGAGTATAGCTAGCTGGACTTGTTTAGATTTAGTATCTACTATGAATGCTATGCATTACATTAATTCATATGATATGGTTATGAAATTATATTTATACGAATCTTTCGTAATTATAAATAAATATATCGATGATTGTATTCAATCTTGGAGAAAAAAATGATTAATAAGAATCAATTTGAAAAATCTATAATCTTTATAAATACTGAACTTCCAGGGTTTATAAGAAAATTATACGCAGATTGTTATCAGTGTATAGATGAATTATTTGCTCAATTGATGAATTCCGCTTCTAAGTCGGAATATAGCGTCAATAAAACCGTGAATATGATGATTAATAATCGTCGTTTCATGTTTGTTTATTCTAAAGTATTTTCTAAAGATGTACTTGATGTTAAATTTAGACATTTGTATGGACGTAATCGAGTATATGATAAAGTTAAAACTATGTCAGCAGATGAGACGTTCTATACAGTAAACGGTGCAGATATTTATGCTCCTGTAAAATCTATTGATATAGCAGTTACACCGTACGCATATTTGAATACTGAACATGTTGTTCCTATCATGTTTGAAGTGTCAGATAATCCTACCCTTTCATCAAGTGAAAGATTATTGAACGATTATAATAATTACGGTTATAATAACAATATTCTTGAAATAGAAGGTTTTAATGGGAATAAAACTGTTCTCGATAATTTAGAATCTGTAATGAGTATAGATGTTATTAATTTATTTGATAGATTCTTTGGTGAAATTATCTCTACCACAGACCAGAAAGGTGTTTATGAAGATGGTGGTGATAACGATAATGGAGCTAAAGGTTTAGATATTCTTACTGAGATACTTAACAAATTTAAAGATCCTACCATTTCCAATAACGTTCTTGAAAAGATTACTAAAAAGATGTTGGCTTCAGCTATCTCGACATATCTTATTTATGCTTCTAAATTAATTGGTGCTAAAAATGATATATATTCTTGGGCATATACCGCATTTGTTAAAGATAGTTTATCTACTCTTGATAAAGCGCTTTATCCTGATTCTATAAATATATCTGATGTAAGCGGTCATACAGTAGATAAATATCACGAGAATATAGATGGAAACGGACAATATGAAGATTCTTCTATAAGAGAAGATATTCGTAAACGACCTTCTGACTACAACAATATAAAGCTCCAATATTCAGTGTGGTCAGCTTGTATTACTGCTATATTAAGTGACGGATTTAGACGTTTAGCGATAGATAGAACTGTTCAAAATAATAATGGTGTAACTGAAATGTTGAGTATCAGTAGTAAAATGTGGGATACTGATTTTGCTCATATTTGTGATTATATTTGTCGTTCTTTGATAATTTATCTTACTGCTAGATATCGTACTTATAATACGTCTCAATCTATGGATTATACTAACGGTAATCTTTATCAGTCCATTAAAACTATAAAATATGCTGTTTCTAAGATCAAAGATGAAGAAGCCGCTACTGTTATAAAGAACACCACCACAGGATTTAAAATCAGAGACATTTACATTTCTACTTCTACCACAGATTATAGTATTCTTTCTCTTAATAAATTTGCTGTTTCTAGTTTATCTAGAATGTTCTTGTATGGAGCATATTTATACATGCTTTCAATTATTAAAGCAAAGTTAGGTCGTTCTTATACTGAAATTGAACCTAATACAGGCAAAACAAAGCAAGTATTATTTGAAGAAATTTATAATGGTGTATGTAATAGAATATATGATACTCTTAATAATTCATTTAATAGAACATCATTCTCATCTATTCAATTTACAGATTTCTCTTTTTCAGAAAAACAATTACTTACCGATATTTGTAAGAAATATACTCCTTTCAGTAAAGCTATGGATCTATATAATAATCGTACAATGTGTAGTTGTTTTGATATTCTCGATGAACAATATCATTCACAGGAATTTGAAATAATAGATAATATCACAGCTGCTTCTTCTAAAGATATTGCTTCAGAAACACTCAAAAAGATATTAGAAGGTGAAAATGGATATTATATCGATTATTTTAAACATTATTTAAAGATTCCTTTCTTTGTAGATATGGGAGTATTACATTCTTTTGTAAAATATTTTGAAAGAAAGAATGTTGCTTACGATATGAATGTTGAAACAGGGCCTTCAATAAATAAAGATAATCCTATTATGTTCCCTAGAAACCAAGTAGTTTTAGACAGTATATATAAAATGAATTTGTCTGCTGGTGCATATAACCGCGCATTTAAAACACTTGAATCTACTGATAGTACCGTTACTTGTCTCGAATCTGCTTCAGATTTAACGACTGAAGGTGCCGATGCTATGGCTAATAACGGATGTTATAGTGTACTTGGTTCATTATGTGGTGGAGTAAAATCGTTGGAAATAACTAATGATGAAAATACTGATATCAATGTCGACGGTTCAAATGTTAATGCGGCTGTTACTGAAGATTCTCCAACAGATGCATCTGGAAGAATTATTTCCGAAGGAACTTCTGATACATTAGATCAAGCGATTGTCACACAAGCAACAGAATCTGTTAGAAATAATATGCTTAATGATATCGAAAATCGAGCATATCAAAATATCAACAGCAGATTCGATGATTTATTTGATAAAATGGTTTTAGGAAAATAATATAATTACAGGTAGGATTCCTACCTGTAATTTTTATTTATATATTATTTATCTAAGGAGATATAAGATATGAAAAAGATGGATATTTTAGATTATATCAATAATCTAAGAACTAACAGAGGAACACTAAATGATAATGAAATGGACGGTGTTCATAAATTATTTAGGTCAGGATATTGTTATATATTTGCCGAAACACTTAAACATCTATATCCTGGTGGACAAATAATGTTGTGTTTTCCAAAATCACATATAGTATACCAATATAAGAAACGGTTATATGATATTGAAGGTGAGATGGATCCAAGTAAAGTGGACTACATATTTATCCCTTTTACTGTAGATATATTTGGAAAAACGCTTTATAATAAAGTTAAAAAATCATTTCAACATGTTACGGATGAATATCCTATCAAACTGGGAGAAATGATTCAAATATATGTAAACTATCTATATGATTCAGATAAATTTGCTGAAATAGCAGACGAAATATATAAGATGCAATATACTAAATCAGGTTTTATGCCATTGGTAAATTGTGTTGAAAAACGTTTTGATGAGATTATACAAAAAGATATATCCGAATATAAAGAGTTATACCCATCAATATTGATAAATCCTATACAAGATATGATTATATACAATTATTGTTGTTCACTTTATGCTCGATTTAAAGAAAAGTTAAAGGAAATAGAAAATCATCCGTTATACTATCATAATAGAGTCTTGTGGAAAAAATTACTTACTTGTATAAGTATAGTTTTAGATTCTTATATAGACAAATATAAAAAGGAGTTTTGAAAAACGGTTTCTTGAAAAAGTAAAAAGAACCGCTTAAAGATTAAAAATAACTCGGGTTCAACCCGAGTTATTTTTTTATTAAATCAATACACCGAAGTTATCAGAATTTCCGTCATTATTATCATCGACGTCATTTCCTTTATCTTCAGCTTCTTTATCTGCATCAGATTCATCACTGTCTAATTCACTGTCAACGGCGGCATCGTCGTTATAGTTACCACTAGTTTCATTTTTCATCTTAGCTAATAAATCTTCGTACATCGATTGTTGTTTTTTGATTACTTCACCTAACTTATCTTTTTCAGCACCAGGTGACATATTGTCATATTTTTCTTTTAACGTTGCGATATTGTTACCTAGTATTTCAGAATGAAGTTTCAGCTCTTTCTGTACATTAGTTTTACTTATCATAGCGTAATAAATAATAATTCTTATACTAGGGATAAGTGTTATTATAAACCAAAGAGAACCTACGATCGCTAATATCCAACCTACAGGATTTGAACCAATAGCTAATGCAGCACCGGCTTTAGCACTACCAATAACAGAAGCGATACCGAAACCAGATGTTAATCCTGAAGCAGCAATATTTGCTATGGCTCCACCTGAAGCTTTCATTGTGTCGAAAATAACACCTTCAGCAGATTTAGTAGCTTCATCTTTATACATGGGAACAGAAAAGTTCTCAGTAGCACGTTTTGCTTTGTTTTCACCATTGATATAACTCTTTACATAAGTGATAGGATCTTTAGTGTTTCTGAGAAGAGTAATGACATTAATGGTTGGTATGATATTCTTTTTCATGAAAGTATAATATTTTTCATGAACGTTAAGCACAGCATTTACAGGAGAATTTCCTAATGATACATAATATTCGGTTTCGATGACTTTCATGAACGTAGTTTCACAAGAAATAACTAATGCGAAATAAAGACTCTTGATAGCAGCAACGATGGTTTTATTATCACCGTTTCTTCTACAATAATCGAAAGCAAGTTTGAATGCTGCTCTCCATCTAAGGTCATTCAATAAATCATATGTATCACAGAAAACACCAAGAATACTATACTTCAATGTAGGATCGCGACCTATCATATCTCTAGCCCAATCAACGTGTGCTCTGATTTGTTCTGGTAAATTTCCTCCCTTGCGACGAGAGTAATCACCATTAGTATCCACAATAGATTTATAGTATTCGGCATTTGTCGATTTAAGAGCTTTTGTAATAGTTTTATTGTTTATTGCTAAGAATTTAAAATATAATTTAGAAGTATAAGCTTGAGGATTAGGATCCTTATTATCTACTTTGTGACGAGTAGGATTAAATCCTTTATCTGCCTTATCATATGCTTCTTTTATTTTAGCAAAATCGAAATTTCTCATTACTTACACCTTCCTTGATAATTCGTTAATGATTTTTAACATAGAATCGTTCTGATTTTCATATTTATTTTCCAAATCAGTAAAAGAAACTTTAAATGGATTTTTATATCCCATAATAAAGAAACTACATTCCTCAGCAACAAGATCAACTATACCGAGACAAAGTAAGAAATTATCTTTCATGAATCGGTTGATAAAACCTTCATTTTTAGTGAAGTGTTCTATGTTTAATCTAGATGCAGCAACTAAATCATCTGTAGATACAATCATAGATGATGTAGGAGGAACGTTAGCGATGTTTGCATTAATCTGTTTATAAGCAGTAGCTTTATCTCCAGATTCATATTCTGTACCAAAACGTGTTAAGAATTTTGACCAGAACGATGATTTAGACGCAGCTTTTCTCTGTTGTAATTCTTGGAACATTGGATTGCGTCCAAGTTTTTCATACAAAGTTTTACTTCGTTTAGAAATATCTGTATTAAAAATCCAAGCGAGTGTAGAAATTTCTCCAGAACGCCATTTAATACGTCTAATGTAATCAAACATCTTGCCTGAAATACCTGATTCAATGAGTAATCTCATTTCTTCAGTTCCAATAGGATAAAGATTACATTTAATAGCAAGAGGAATAGAAACTACACCAGAGCCAGTATTAATTTTCATATTTACTACTGTAGGATATGCTGTGTTATTATTTTTCTGCACATTGTCGATGAATTTCATATCGATGAGTTTAGCATTATGATTACTAGCTTTATAATTTTTAATAGCGTCTTTTCTAACGTCTCCAAGATTACCTGAATTACCTACTATCTCAGTATCATCAGGTAAAGTAGTAATACTAGGATCTGCTTCTTTTGACATAACTGCATTTTTACCGATTCTAGGTTGTCTTTTACCGTAGTTTCTTTCAGACTCGATTTCTTGCATAGCTGCAGCAAATGCTGCTTCTTGCGTTCTAGTATCATAGTTAGGTTTGAATGATTCGGCTGAAATACCTTGTACGATTCGACTAATTTCATCATTATTTGATGCCATAGGATTGTATCCCAATACCATCATTGTGAAAATAGCGTACATGTTTTCAAGCCATTTATTGATCTGTGAAGCAAGTTTGGCTTCTCTAATACCCGAAGAAATCCAAACTTTATACATCATAACTGATTTTTTAGCTTTTTCAGCGATACTCATTGTAGCCTGTTTAGCGTCCTGATAAGCTACTGCCGTTTTAGTAGCATTATCCACCACTTTACCAGTTTTATCTGCAATTGTACCTATTGCATCAGCAATTTCAATAACTGTACCTATCATATTTTATACTCCATTAATAGATAATTTTAGTATTTAATCATTATTTTGTTTTTTGCTAAAGAAAAAATAACGGAGAAATTAATCTCCGTTATTTGTGTGAAATTGTGCGTAATTTAGTCGTAAATCATATCAATGAAAGAATCAAATATTGTACTTGATGTTCTATCTTTGTCATAATTTATTGACACAAATATTTCTGTGTCAGCCAGAACATTTGCATTTGGACCAAAACCGTTAGTGTTTTCAACTATTCGAAGTTTTGTTACCATATTCATAACGACATGAGAAATAGGAATTTTCTCATATTTCCCATCTCCATTAACGAATACCACATCTCTTACCCAATTATCAAATGATATAGATTTTTCAATAATCTCGTCATTTTCTTTGAAATGAGATGATGGTACACACGTTGCTACTTTATTAATATATGTCATTATTTCTGGTGTCATGACGATTCTTTGCAAAGGTGTTAGTACTAATGGCATACCGCTTGCACTTGAATACACATATGTATCTTTGAAAATTTCATCAAATTTATGATTAAACTTTTCAAAAACACTAAAAGAATCAAATGGTGAAACTGGGATGTCTTTCAATGAGACATCTTTTACTTTAAAAATTTCAATATTCATATTTTATCTCCTTATTATGAATTCTATATTTTTAATATATAATCTTTTTATCAATAAAAAGAAAAAGCACCCACTGACAGTGGGTGCAAAAAGTAAGGAGACAAATATATTTAGAATAATCTAAGTGAATTCATTACATTATCTAAATCTGAGCTAGAATCATCAACTTTAACAGTTGGTTTATATACACGATTGACGAGTTCATTCATCATTTCGTTTTCTTGTTTATCCATTTCGCTAAGAATTTGTCTAGATGATTCTGCCATTAAATCAGCAGTATTGCTAGCAAATTCTTTTACAGTATCATTATTTTTATAAGCTTTATGAATTTTTCCAGAAGGTTTACCATTTTCTACAATTTCAACTAGATCATTAACTGCGTTTTTAGCACGAGTACGTTTAGTTTTAGGATTAGCAACTGTTGATATATTAAATTCAACTTCTTCCTTAACAGTTGGTTCGTAATCAGTTTTTACTTCAATTTCTTCCTCAGGCATTTATATCCTCCACAATATTTATAACAAAATTATGTTTTTTAATATTTATAATATTATATATTTTTCTTCTTACAATGAATTAATATATATTTATTTTAAAGATTAATTTTTTGACATTTTTATGATTAAATTTTTTATATAGGAGATTTTTATGCCATCTATAATAACTCCTAAATCATTACAATATACGATAAATAATGAGCTGCTAGATGAATTGGAAACGATGTACTCATATGTATTAGATAATATGAGTATGAACGTAGCCGATCCAGTAGCATCTAATATAGGTTTTTTTAACAATAGTGGTAGAGTGTATACAGATCCCCAAAAAGTAGGTAGAACCAGAGTTTATATAACACGTCCAAATCTCAATTTAAGAAATCCTGGAAATATAGTAAGAAGTAGAGTATTATCATATGGTACAGGTAGTAATTTGGGAAGAACTGTTGCTAGATTTTTAATGTATCCAGATATTATCAATAATGTCAGCTATGGTGGTTTATATAAAAAAGGTGAACCTGATAAAAATATAACTTATGAAACATGTAAGATACTTAAGGGAACTGCGGATGACTGTATTGTTGGAAACTACGGCGTTTTTGGTGATGAAAAAGAGATTTTAAAATATTCTTATGAAATTGATAAAACTCCATTTATACCAGTATTAAGTAATTTATGTACTGAAGTAAGTAATGGAAAAGACATCGTACTTGAAACAGAACAAACTGATTCCAATTTTTCAGGAAATCACTTAGTGTATGCCTCAGGTATAAATGAAAGTCGAGGCCCAGGTGAAATAACTTTAAACTTTGAAGATATTTATGGTTCACCAGCATTCTTTACGATTTTAATTTGGGTATATTATATGCATTATGTTGCAAAAGCAGTATGTAATCCTGAATTAAAATATATTATAAATAGGATAATTGATTATACTTGTTCTATTTACGTGTTTATGCTTGACACCGATCAAAAAACTATATTAAGAGTTACTAGATATGCTGGTGCATTTCCTAAAATGATTCCTTTTGCGAATATTATGCATTCTAAAGACATCGATATACAATCGTTGTCTAAGTTTTCTGTACCATTTCAGTATAATTTTGCTTGTCCTATGGATCCTGTGAATTTTGCTGAATTCAACATGATAGCTGAAACAGCTTTAACTTGTAGGGACGGCAAAGGTTTTAAAAATTCTATTTATGGTATAAATCGAGATTTCGATGATGCGTCTGATTTTTTCTTTAGTAGAAATCACACTATAACTGAAAAAGAAGCCATATATTTTAGAAACACATGGAATCCTTCTAAAGTTCCTAGTAAATTAATTACACCAAAAAGTAATATATTGAGAGCCGATGATATGGGACCATTCGAATCTGGTAATACGATCGATTCAAATAAATTGTTTGGTGATACTTCTGATATAGACCTATCTAAGAATGATGAAGGAAAATTAAAATCTTTCAAAAATTCACAATTAGGTAAATATAGAGGTGATTTAGGAGATGTATATAATTATAGATCTCCATATATAGTAGACGGAAATAAATTAATGTATTTGTAATTGAAGGTTAATAATATGAGTTGGAATGATATTAATAAAACGAGTATACAAAGTTCTGCATTAGAATTTATAAATAATCTCGAAGAATGGGTATTAAAACCTGATGAAAAACTTAATGAAGCACCTAGTAGTTTCAACAAATTACTTGCAAGTACATTAGGTAAAATATCTGCTTTTTCGAATTTCTCAATGCTTATGGCTAAACGTGAATTGACTCCATCAACTGCTATTTTAGCAAAGTCATTGTTGAGAAATTTAAAGTCTGAGGATTTAGCTTCTATTTATGGTACCCCTAGTAATACACAAATAGTAGTTTCATATCCTATAGACGATATTATACAAAAATCTGTTATTCAGAGTGATGGTAAATATAAACTTACATTAAATAAAAATACAATATTTCTTATCGGAAATAATCCTCCGTTCACCCTTGATTATAATATCGATATTTTTACAACTAAATACAATAATGAAGGTAAAATATCATATTCTACGTATGCAATGTATGATACGGATGATCTTGAATCTGGTAATATTTTATCTATCAATAATCCTTATATCAATTCTCGAAACGATGTTGTTATAAATGGAAAACAAATGTTTTCTATGTATTTAAACATTAAACAATTTAATCGTAAAATCGATACTTTTGATATGACAGGTGAACCTAAAGATATACTTGTTCAATATTCAGATAAACTTATGGGATTTGTGGTATTATACAAATCTCAAAGTTCTAATACTTTTACTAAAGTGAATTGTTATCTTGAGGGTGAAATTTATACCGATGGTTTATGTTACACATTAGGAAATACAGGAAACAATAATAGTATTAAATTTAAATTTTCAAAATTACCAGACGCATTCAATCCTACTAATGGGGTTATCAAGATAATAACTTATACTACTGCTGGTGAAGATGGAAATTATACTTTGGGTCAAATTGATAAAAATACTTCACAAGATATGAACATGTTATTTAATCAGAATGTAGCAGACGCATCACAATACGCTTTGCTTCAGATAATACCAACATGTTCAATTATTTCAAATGAATCTGTAGGTGGTAAAAATTCGCTTGATATAGAAGGTATTCGCAGTTTAGTAATACAATCTGGTAATGGCGAAGTAATTACTCCAGCAACAATTAAATCTGTAGCTAATAAACGAGGATTTTCACCGTTTAAAAAACGACACGATTTATATGCTCTAGAATATGTACTTTCTTCATTCTTGACCAATGTGGAAAACGGTTACATTATTCCATCTAAAACCATTGATGGATATTTTTCATTTGATGAAATACCAGTTAACACAGAAACAAATTCAAGAATGATAACACCGAGCAATGCTTTCACATATGATAAAGAGAGTAAGATATATAAATTACTCAACGATAAAACTCTTTCCGTATATAACACATATTACAATGAATATAAGAAAGATTTGACTAAAGAGCAATATATATTCCCATATTTCATAAAAATAAAGAATGGTGATTCACTCGATGTTAATGTATATGATGAAAGTATTGATGAGACAAAATCAACACAATTCACTTATGTATCAGATGAAATATATGATAAGGCAAGTATAACTAATTTGATGATTTATAGAAACCCAATTTCATCAAATCTTATTGCCGAAGATTCATATGAAAAAGATTATTATAGATTAGCATTTGATGTATATGTTAGCGATTTCATATATGAACATCTTAAATCTATTAAAGAAAAAGTGTCATCTGATGAAGAATATGTTAAATTTAGAATTTTATTGAAAAATAAATCTGATGGAAGTATTTATGCTAGAAATATTTCTTTAGATGACTGTGAATTCGATAAAGAATCAAATAATGTAATCCATTGTATAACTAATATGCATACTAATAGTAGTGTATTAGATGATGATAAGATATGTATAGACAATAACACTTTGAACGAAATTCCTTATTCAAAAGTACAATATGGATTCTATTATGTAGATAATGTAATAGATATAGACGTAGTCGTATTATTCAAATCTAATACAGATGGTTCCGTGCCTCAAGAATACAAACAATACCTTACTGCATATGAGCAGAATAATAAATATTATGTAGGAATAATTTACAGCTGTTCAGATATAGTTTTATCTAGAAATATGACTGAAGAAATAAATATTGTATCTGACTTAAAATTAACACAGCCAGTTTATCAAACTGCTGATTCTGATATTCCAGATGTATATACCGAAAATGTTTATAAAACTAAAGATGATGGTACATACGAAATTTCTGCTGTAACAACAGAATTACCAGACGGTTCATTGTCTTCTGGAAATAGATATACTCCATTACATTATGCCGGAGATATCAAGAAGGAACTTGATGGTAGAGTTGGTACATATAACGCTAACTCGGCTAATTCTTGGAAATGGTCTAATGAAGCTACTGAAACAGGTATTTATGATGCTGGAAATGTTTTAGGTGGCGTGGCTATACATGCGATAGTCGAATGGAATAACCTTGTAATTTTTGCTGGCGACGATGGACGCATCGGTTGTTATGATATAAAATACAATAAATGGCATCCTTATAATGAAGCTAGTAGTGGAACTAATAAGAAAAACTTTAGAGATCCTGATGTTGGTGATTCTTCTGGTTATGTTATAAAAGGTGACACGTTGCTCGGTTCGTACATGGATCCTACAGATGGTGTAACTAAGAAATGTGCAATTCGTGGTCTTAAAATTATCGAACGAGTTGTAAATGATGTTAAATATCAGATTCTTTTAGCATTCGGCGATATGGGTCGTTTGGTTTGTTGTAAATTAGCAACTAATACTTGGAATAAGTTCGACGGAAGTAATCAAGATAACTCAGGTGGAGTTACAGTATATTATAGTAACGGTAGATGTATCAATAATGGAAGTAACGAGTATAACGCATTGTATACATGTCAAGACTATACCGTCACTACTGTTTCTCCTAACGGTACTACTTCAGAAAAGCAATATTTGTTATTTGCTGGTGGAGCAGGTAGAATCTGTTCATTGTCACTTGATGAAGGATATGCTGGTTGGCGTAACTTTGACTCTGATATTGGAACTAGAAGTCGTGAGAATATTTTCTCAGACGGTTCTGATAGAGGATATCGAGCAATATTATCTTCAGCAAAATATCTTGAGAACAGTATTTACCTTACAGGTATTGATGGTGTATCTTCTGTAGTCGATTTAACTACTGGTGAAGTTACATTGCTTAATGACGGTAATGTTGTAGACAATAAAACTATGTATTCATGTGAAATATCTGGAAGTAATTTTATCCAAGCAGGTAGAAATGGATATGTGGCTAGTTATAACATCATTAAAAATCAGTGGAATAATTATAATGCTGGTGGTGGTTTATGCTCTGATGGAAAGTACATGGATGGAGCAGATATTTTTGCAGTTATGGCTTATGGAACAACTATATTGTTCTGTGGTGATAATGGACGAATATCAAATTATGAAACTATCACAAACGCGTGGGAACCATATAATAGCCAATCCGGCGGTATTACTTCTGAAGGAGATTTCATTAAAAATACTATTTCATGCTGTTCTTACGATTCAAAGAATGGTAATAACGTTATCTACTTTGGTGGTAAAACCGGAAATATCACTTATAAATATCGCAAGAACGATATAATAATGGATTCTAACGGAAAGCCTGTTATTAAAGAAGATTCTAAACAGATTTGTTTATTAAATGACATTCCTGCTTTCTCTAGAGCATTTGCTATTCCTAGTAATTTCTTTAATGTATTAAAATCTTATAATCAATTAATAGATAAAATTGCAGCTATGGATGATATATTCGTAGATGACGGTAATCTATATCTGGGTCTTAAAACTACTTCAGGTGAAAGTAAATATTATTATTTTCAAAATAATAAAACCTATGAGAAACAATATCTTGATTCATTAGCTATCAGTTTGAGATTAGGTGTAAAATTTGAAGATAATATTACTGAGAAGAACACCGAATTCTTGATAGAAACAATTAAGACAGAGATAATTGATTATGTTAAGAATATACAAACAGATAATAAATCCCTAGAATTTAACATTAATGCTATGCTAGATAATATTAAACAAAACGTTCCATCTATATTATATTTTGAATATTATGGTTTGAATAATTACGAATCTACAGAATGTCAAACTATATATAAAGAAGATTCATTAGAAGAAAATATAGATAATGAATATCTTTGTATTCAGAATGTAATAGATGAAACTAATTCGGATTTGACAAATAATGATGTTAAATTTGTACCTAATATTTCTATAATGGTATTATAAATTTATCCCTCTCCCCATCATATCGGGGGGGGGTAATTTCAAAAACTACGAGGAAAAATATGAATGTAAAAATATCTGTCAAAGGTACAACTATTGAAATAAAAAACGATAAGAAAGAACTGATAGATCATGTTATGGATTACAATAAATCACAAGAAGCGCTTAATATTATACAACAAGAAGCAATGACATTGAGTGCCGAATCAGTCGTTGATGAACAAAATAATCAAAAGACTTTTATACAAAAAATAATTGATTTTTTTAAACGATTAAAAGATGCAGTTGTGAGAGCATTTAATAAATTCATTGGATTTATCAAGCGTATATTTGGAATATTGTTTAACAAACATCAAATTAAAGATATACAAATAGATGAAAATGTTTCGCCTGATGTGATAAACCAAAAGAATAATAAATTCAACAATTTTATCAAACAGAATTCGGATAATATAAAAAATGATTTAATAAATCCGTCGTCGAAGACTAATATAGGTGTACGATATTTATTAGGTAATGGAAAGGTAATTCAATCTGTTATAGATATTGGAAATATTAATCAATATGCTGTATTTGAGGGAATTAAGAGTGTACCGAATTGTGCTAATATAGAAAATAATTTAAATTATATACAGACGTCTAGTGAATTAATAACTAAAGCTATATCTGACGGATTAAATGAATCAGATGTGCGCGAATATATATCTAGTTTACAAGCTATGAAACAAAAATTGTTTGTTGAAGCAACCGATAGCAATACTTACACTAACGTGAAATTATGTATTTCGAATTTTAAAGGAATAAAACAATTAGATCAAATATCTAAATTAGGAAACGATATTGGCGGAAAACTTGATAAATGTATATCAGAATTAAATAATGGCGTTGTTGATAGAGAAACTAATATCATGAAACATCAACAAAAGATAATAGGTTTATATTCATCATTGGTTACAGGATATATTAGTTCTATTGTGAGAATATACGTTGAACTTACGAGAATCGTAGAAGCCGATGTTCGAATATTGGGTGATGATGCTGGCGTTGGTGAGTATGTTAAAGGAGTATCAGTTAAACGTTATCTTGATACATATTGTATAGATTTACGTAAAGTATTGTTAAGTAAAAACACTTTTACAGATGACGAATATAAACGCTTGAGAGAAATAGTTGATAAATTAATATCATACTTTAATGCTGGTAATAAATCGACTGTAACGAATAGAGATATGAATACTTTGTATGGTGAATTCTTAGATATCTTTATGAAGAAAAGTAATAAACTCAAAATGTTTACAGGTAAAATAAATAACAATACCGCATTGACAATGTATAATTTCTCAGCAGGATATGAAGGAAACGGCGATATCTTTATAACTTGTCAGATAGTAGTTGATAATAGAAAGAAAATAGATATGAGTAATATACAAACATTGTATCACACATCATATTCAAGTAATCTAACAGAGATAAGCCCTACTATAGGTAATAGTGAAGGAATGGGAGGTCAAGGTGATTTAGGTCAGAGCATTATAACCAAAGGAAATAAACTCAGAATATATGCAGCCAAATATCCAGCTATGAAAAATGGATTCCCTATATCTGATGAAGGAATATATGAATTTATAAGGATCTATAATAAGATGTTTTTTAAACGATTCGTTAATAAAATAGGCATCGATAGTATTGATTCTGAAAATATACTAACTCAACTTTTAGGTGGTGAAAAATTATATATTTATAAGATAGATCCTTCAAAACTACGAAATGTTGGTATATATGCCGATCCTGAACATAATGGTGTATTATCAAAGATAATGCACAAACAAGTATCTGATAACTGTGTTTATATTGAAACTGATGAAGAAATAAAATTAGACGGTAAGCTTCCGTTGTCAAATTTTGTTAATTTTAATAACGTCACCAATAAACTTAAAGATTATGCTAGAAACAATATACAATTCGATCAATCAATCAGTGGCAAAATCGATATGTAAATTTAATATAATCAATATTTCATGTTTATATTATACTACTGATAGGAGGTCTATATATGACAGATAAGAAATTTATGGACTTATATGATAAACTTCCGAAAAAAATTCGGAAGAAATTTACAAAACAACAGGTAGCAGAAGCAGCTAAATTGGCAGTTGAACAAGGTTCAACATTTGAGACTGCTTTAAATTTGTTAAAGCAGAATGAAAAAGATGGTATAAAACCCGGTACTGTTGTTCATTGTTAGATAAATAACTGGGAGAACAGTCTCCTAGTTATTTTTTATTTTTTTCCTAATAAAACATTATTATGATTAAAATTTATACAATTAATAGGAGTTTAATATGGATTTAAACGCCAACAGTATATCTAAAATAGAAGCAACTAAAACTGCTTTCGAAAAAGCTTTTAAAGAGAATTTGATAAATGACTGTTTCAGAAATATAGTCACAAAGTCTATTCCTTTAAAAGAAGGTGAACGTGAAAAGATAGATAATCCAGAATTTAAAGATAAATTCACGACTGTATTGAGTGATATATCTAAGAATATGGTTGATTCGTTCGGTCACGTTGGACAATTTGATACAGGTAATCTATTTACTTCTATGGTTAATAGTATTTCTGAGTCAGTATCTTTAGAGTCTGATTATAGACAGCAGAAGTTGATCAATCGAATTAGATTAGGTAAAGTAAATCAGGATCACGTGTCTTTAAATATAGCATGTGAAAATGCTTTTGCGGATACTAAATCTTTTGAGAATCAGGATATTTCTAAACGTTTTACACAAGATATGAAATATCTTATGTCTATTGAAGCTGTGGATGATGTTATCGAACGCATCAAGAACGACGTTAAAGATGCTATTGAAGAAACTGAAGCTAAAAATGAATTAGTTGAAGGTACTACACAAGAAATAATAGATTACAAGAATGAAATAGCTCCTCCTGATGATCAGTATCAAGATCCTGATAATCCACCAGATGAAAACGGAACGGATGATGGAACTGGAATTAATCCTGAAGATACATTAGCAGATACTAGTGACGATGGATTAGCTGGAAATACTGATGAAAATCAGGACGATGAACAATTATACGATACAGACGATGGTCTTGGTTCAGACCAAACATTCACTGGTGACAATGATACGAGTACAGATGAAAATACTGATGCTCCAGCAGATCCATCTATAGGTGGAGATGACGGTATTGTTGATAACGGTGATGTTGGAAAAGACAATGGTGCTGGCGGTCAAATTGATTCTTCTGAAGTAGGCGAAAATGCCGAAGATGTAACAACTGATGATACTGGAATAGAAGATACAGGTGACGATACTTCTGATATGGGTACAGATGATGGTACCGATGGATTAGACGATGGCACTGGAACAGATGATATGGGTGCTACAGACGATATGGGTATGGATTCTGGCGAAGGAGGAACAACTGACTCTGGAGCTCCAGGAAACAACAATAGCAATTCTGGTGGAATTACTATCAATATCAATGGCGCTAATCTTGGTAAAGAAAATCTTAATCTCTACAATGCTAGAAGTTTATCTGAAAAACGTATTCCTTTACATCCTAGAACATTTGAAGCTATGGAACTTCCAGATGTTAATACGTTGTCTTCAGAATGTGTAAATGCAGTAGGTGACGTTAAAGCTGAAATGAAAATTCGTTTAGACGGATTAAAACTTGCTACTAAACAGGCACACGGTATATCTGAGGAATCTCAGAGCATTATCAATGAAAAGATAAATAGATATGGAGCAGTTATTGCTGAATCTTTATCTAACGCAGATATGTATACTAAGACATTGAATGATATCGGATTAACTCCGCAAGGACTTATTCGTGCAAACGAAAATACTTTCGCTATTGCTAGAAACATTATCGAAAGATTCGTTTATCATCGTAAACACGTATCACCTACAGTTAGACCATATACATCGAAAGAAAATGTATATTCTAACGCATTTGATATAGTTCAATTGCGTCAATACTGTGATAGAAAAGATAATCCTGATACAACAATAGTTAACGATCTTGAAAGTCGTGAAAATGTATTCTATCATAACATGCTTAATTATAATGATGAAAATGTTAAGAAAGAAGCATATGGTATTATTGATCTCAGTAAGATGAATTTCCAGAAAGCAATTTCACCTAATTTCATAACGGACTATAAGATTAAAGTTTGGGAAGAAAATATTGGTGATAAGAGTAACATTGAAATCAATGAAACTGTAGTTAAACGTGTTAAGGATAAGTTTGAAAAGCTTTGGTGTCGTGAACTCAACGATGACGAAATGACTATTATCAAAGCAATTACTAACCAGGAAGACGTTACAGATGTTGTTCCTACTCCATATGAGAAATTTATCATAACAATGAGTAAAGAATCTATCATGGCTCATGGTTGTGAAGATGGGATTAACGGAGTTTCATTATCTAATGAAGAAAAGAAAAACATTGAATGGAAATCAAGATTGATGACAACTGTTTATAAAACAGCTGAAGCATTCGGTTTATTTGATTCATATAATGAAAACGATAATCTTAATAAATTTATGAATATGGTCGGTTTTTAATATCAACCGATACATATAATATACTCTCCTCTTTTAATCAAGGAGAGGAGAGTATAAATACTTTTACTTGATTAAGGAAAATAAATTATGCAAATTAAAGTAAATGGTGTAACTATTAGTGTAGAAAATGGTTCAGTGAAGTCACAAGAAGCTAATGTTGTTGGCTCTATTACTCGTGGTACTAATTTGGTTGCAACTGCTGGTGCATCTAGTGTTTGGACTACTATTATCAATAAAATAACTTCTCTTGGAACATTTGAATCTGTAAAAGATATGACAGACAGTATCGTTTCAAAAGTTAAAGCAAAAGTAGGAAATGACTCTCCTTCTCTTGAAGAAGTAAAATCATGGATCAATTCTAGTAAAGGAAAATTCGTTTCTGGTGCAGGACACTGGTGGTTTAATGCTATGGAAGTAGGTGATAAAACATCTAAAATCCCAGCAAACAATCTTCGTGTTATTGAAAAAGACGGCGTTGTTATCGGTCTTATGAAAATGCGTTTTGTGAGAAACACAAGTGATCTTTCAGGTTTAGCTAATCAACAGTTGGTGCTTGTTAACGGATTTAAAGGTTCTGGTTCAAGTATAACACCTGTTAAAATCGGTCGATGTTATCTTAAAGGACGTGATAAAAATCTTTCTACAGCAGAATCATGTTTCTCGTTGATTTCTGATGGTGAAAATTCTGTATTTATCGATGGTAATGATCTTTAATCTTTAATTCGTGATAAAGAAGTATCGGGTCTAGTTTTTTCTAGACCCGATAACTAACTGTTTTTATGATAGTATAAAAATTATAATGTTTTTAATAAGAGGAAAATAGATTATGCAAATTAAAGTAAATGGTGTAACTATTAGTGTAGAAAATTCTCCTGTTACTTCTGGTAATCTTGCTTTAGATAATTTAGAAAAACAATCTATAATGCTTTCTAAAGAATCTGAAGATATATCTAAAATGATTAAACTATGTGATATCATGAGTGATGTAAAAGCTGTAGAATCTTTTGGTTATAAAAGTACTGAAGGTGTAGGAGAGAAAATAGCTAATGCTGCTAAAGCAGTATGGAAAAAAATTAAAGAATTCTTTATAAAAATTGGTAAATTCATCGCTGATTTTTTTGCTAATGGTGCAATGATAACTAGAGCAAACATGTTGTTGAATAAAGTAAACAATATGGATGAAAAAGATATCGATTTCGATATCTCGATTAGTGTAAATAAACTAAGTTGGCTTAATTCTATAAGACCTATAGCATTTAAAGATCTTGGTAAATTGTTTTCGAGTTCATTTGATTTATTAAAAGGTTGCATGGCTACTCTCAAAGTAGCCAAAGCAGACGTCGATTTTAACAAACGCGATATGGGTGCTGTTATAGATGATACTATAGAGAAAATGAACACCGCGAATCCTTTTAATAGAATGTTTTCAGAAGATATCATGTCTACTAATGATAATGGCAGTCCACAGATTCAACTTTTAAAATTTTTAAAATTTAACAATAAGCAATCTATTATTGATTTTTTAAATGGTGTAAAAACTAAATCAGATCCAATTACAGTTAATTTAAATAAAGCTAAAGCTGATATAGATGAATGTATTCGTGAGTTAGATAAAATACTTATGACTTCTGATACAATACGTGATGCAGATGCTACTAATATAAAGAAAGGATATACTTTTGTTGGTAAAAGTCTTTCTAAATTAGCTTCATGCGGAACATCATTGATTAACCTGTTACTTACTGGTATAGGTATGTCATTAAAAGCTAGTGCTAAAAACGCTACTACTTCAACAAATAATCAGTAAAATAAAAAGAAACTCGGAATTTCCGAGTTTCTTTTCTTTATTTGTTATTTATTTTTTATCATTCTTTTTCATAGCTCTTTTTCTTCTAGCAATTTCTTTAGGAGTAGGTTGTTTAAGAATTATTTCTGGAAGTATTAATTCTGATCCATCTTTGAAATAAAATGCTCCTTCGGTTTCAAAAGTTATAGCATGTTGAATTAATTTATCAGGTTGTTCAATTTCGATAGAAGGACGATTCTTTTCAAACCAATAATATATATTATTCATCACGTCTTTGAATGGAAGATTTATATCTATAACTAACTTCTCAGCATTATTTGCACTATCAGGATATTTATCTTGAGAAGCATGTATCATGAATTTCATAAATTCAACAGCGATACATTTATTAGTTTCTTCTTCTTCCTTTTTAGAGTTGTCGACAATAGGGTATGTTGTTGGCATATTTATTTTCTCCTTAAAAATTATTTTACTAGACCAATCAGGTCTAGTAAAATAATATATCAATAAATTTATTTTTTATCTTTATCAGGATGATGATTGAAATTAGTTATAGATTGTTTAAGAATTTGTTCTTTTCCCATACCTACACCATTAGATTGATAATAAACTACGCTAACTTTTTCAACTGTATATCCACGTCGTTTCATTTTACCTGTACCGTAATCTGATTCAGCGATTTCAAATATACAAATTGAACCACACCATTCCTTAATGAACACATACATATATACTGGCACAAATATACCAGTTTTAATCATGCGCTTACCTTCATGGAAATTACCAATAACCATTTTTAAATCTGATTTAGTTGTAAGTTTTTGACCTTTAGTTTCTCTAGTAGCTTTAATTATATCAATATTCTTAGATGCTTGATCTTCAAAATCTTTCATACAATATTGTAAAGCATCCTGAGCAGTATAATATACTAGTGGCTTAAACTTCAATTCTTTACCTTTAGAATCACCATGAAGATTATCTTTTTTAGGTAATGAAGCAACTGCTGCTTCTCTAGCTATTCTAAAAGATCTGTCGCTAGATTCTTTTTTCATTTCTCGCCATCTTCTATCGTGCAATGATTCTTTTTTAGGTTCATCATCGTTTATAATATCTGAAATATTCATAATATTAACCTCAAAATAATAATTTCATTTAAATGTTTTTAATAGAAAATATAATGTTTTATACATTTTGAAAGCGAAAACATTCTTATAGGCCTAATTATAAAAAGTAATAAAATCCCTATATAGGAAGTGGTTAAAATGCCTATTAGACTAAAATCAAGCAATAGTTCGAGTGACCAATTTTATCCATTAAATGACAATGTCATATCTGATGGAGCACAGATTGGTGGAAAAGCTTCGGACTCGAAAGAAGTACGAGCTAAACTTACTTCTTTTACTAAGAACGTTCTTAAGTCTACCAAAAATTTGGCATTTGATGTTACGGATCAATATATTCCGAACGCTAAAGAAGTTTCAAATTCTTTCAAAGATACAGTAGCTGCAGCTAAAGAAGATGCTAAGAAAGAATTAGGTGGATTATTGAGTTTTGCAAAATCTCACTCTAATGGAGCTTCATTTAAAGACACATTAAATGATTTAAAATCGAAAGGTTCTAAAGAATTAAAAGATATAAAAGAAAGATTAAAGACTGGTAAATTTTACATGTCTGCTGATGAACAAATGGTTGAGTCGTTAGGCTTAGACGATTTGGATTTCGGCGATTTTGATTTTGGAGGCATGGATTCTGGTGGAAATTCTGATACATATATGTCAGTAACTGAACCAGATACATTATCAGTTGAACCTTTTGGTGGAGTAAAGAAAGGTAGAACTAAAACAGTTAATGTCTCTGCTAGACAGAGACAACTTAAAAATAAAACTACTAATGTACATGCACCTAGAAGAAAAACTTCTTCAAGTGGTTCTTCAGGAGCAATGTCTCAAATGAGATTAGGAGACGAATTAATTTCGTCAACTACATCTAATGTGGGTTCAAGTATCCTTAAGAAACAAGAAGAAATTTGGGCTAGAAATTATACTGCTCAAGAAAAGAATTTTGGTAAATTATTTGGTTATCAAAATCAACTTCTTAAAGGTGTAAATAGTATAGTCGAATTCAATAATAATATTCTTTCAACTAATGTAACTGCACAGATGGAATTTCAAGGAAAACTATTAGCAGCTCAACAAGATACTTTGACTAGTTTGAAAGAATTAAAAGATACAATGATGGTTGTTTCTACATATAAACGTGAAGAAGCTAAACAATCATTGGGTTCTAAAATAGCAAATAATCCGATAGGTTTAGATGGAAAAGCTTATTGGGAAAATATAAAGAAAAATTTCGGTGATATAGCAGCAGGAAATCCTCTGTTATCTACTCTCATGATGACACCTATGATGACTGATATGATGAGTATGGGTAATGAAACTGGAATGAAATTGTTTGATCCGATGAATACGTTGACTAAAGGATTAGCATCAGTTTTCTTATCAAAAAATACTAGAAATAAAATGCTCGATTTCAATGAATTATTGAGTAATTTTGGCGGTCTCTTAACTGGACGAATGAATATGTTGTCTAGATATGGAGCTACCTCTGGTTCTAGAATGGTAGGTAAGTTATTCGGGGCAAGAACAAATACGGTTTCGGTGTTAGCCAATACAGGGTTAAAAGATCCTGATGCGGTAGTAGGTTGGACTTCTAAATCTGATAGAACTCTTAACGTTGTAATTCCTACGTTGTTAGCCAAACAACTGGCTGCTATATCTGGAAAAGACGAACTTCATTACGATTATAAATCTGGTGGATTTAAAACAGTTAAATCTACTATGAAAGAAATGGAAATGAAACGTAATATGGCATATGAAAATGCTGATACGTCAACATTCAAAGGTGCCATGGTTGATAAAATTAATAGTGATTTTAAAATCAGTAATGAAGAAAAACGAGCATTAATAGCAAAAGGATATTCTAAACAAGATGAAAATGGTCAGTTATCTTTTGATTCATCTAAATTTGTGGATATTATACAAAAGAATATAATTAAAAATAATATTATGTTTGATCCTCAGATGGCTCAATACGATAAGCGATATCAACAGGATTTAACAGCAGGTATAGATGAAGAATACAAAGATTTAGCAGTAAGAGCATTCTTATACGCGTACAGTAACATGAACGATAAAGAAAGATCTCGTTATAATGGTGCTATGAGAAATGTTTCCATGAATCTTCAAACTAATTTAAATCGTATCAATGACGAATATTTGAAGAATGGTGGAGAAAATGCTTTATATGAATCTGGTTTGGAATCACACGTCGCTGAATTAAAACGTTCTCTTACAACAGATAGAGATTACTTGCTTACAACAGACGAGAAGAATAATCCTAGAAGTAATAGATTGAGACTTCAAAAACAAGGAAACATCCTTGCTAGACAGATGGAAATTTATAAAGCTGAACAAACCTCTCAAGCTTTATCTAATAAAAATGGTCCTTCTGTTAGTGTTTCCGGATTTGGTTCTCTTAGTGGAATTGGTGTTGGTGGCGGTATAACTAATGTACCTGACGGATTAAACAAAATATTCAGATTATTGCTTACAGGTATTCCAGTTTATGATCAAGGTAAAGAATTACCTCAATCGCTGTTAAAACTTAGAAGTGCTATCAAAGTGATGGATAAAGAAGCATCTGGCGCTAGACTAAAGAGTGAAAGATATGAAAAAGACTTTATGAGCAAACAGATGTCAGAAAGAGCTAAGTTATATGCTGAACGAGTTAAATTCAATCGTGAACAACGACTTATGCAATATAACTGGCTGTCTTACGTAAATCCACTATCAGGTTCATCTAAATTTGCTAATGATAATATTATCAATAGAGGAGCAAATGCTGCTATAGATACAACTTCGACATTATATAGTAAATTATTTGGACTAGGTGAATCTGATGGAAGTAGCCTTTTTGGTACACAATCATATTCCGCTATTGATTTACAGAATACTGAAAATGCTTTAAAATCGTTTAGAGAAAGAAAAGCTACACTAGAAGATAATATAAAAGAATTAACTGGTTCTGAAAAGAAATCTGATAAAACTAAAATTGCTTTTTATAATAAACAATTGAGTTTAATTGATAGTCTTATTAAATCTAGTGAAAACAAAATAAAAATATTGAAATCTGATGTAGACGGAAGTAAGGCTAAGTCTGAAGATTCAAAAATAAATAAAATCTTAAACCAATTGGGTTCTTTAGCATCCGACATATCTAATAAATATATAATTCGTGTACGAGATATCGATAAGAATGAAAAAATTAATATTGGAACACGAATGAAAAATATAGCAGAAACAATTAATTCTGATGCGGTAGCAGGTGCCGAACTCGTTGCTGAAGCTATGAAAACTAAAGAGGGTAGAACATCATTAAAACAAGCTGCTAAAGATAAAGTGGTTTCTACCAAAAATAAAGTAGATAAAACTAGTGTAGATGAACAAGCTATAATGATAACTATAGCAGGTGCCGAATTAATACGACAAGAACAGCCAGAATTATCGTTAGAAGATGCTTATCTCGAATCAGCTACGATTGTAGAAGAAACTGTAAATCAGCATAAAAATGATCCTAAATTCAAAAAGACAATTGATAATTATGATTCTTCAATCATAATAGATAAAGGTCTTCCTAGATACATTAAATTTAAAGCCGTTATAGATAAAGGTTTACGAGGAGCTAAAACTGCAGCAAAAGCTATAAATACAGGTATACGTATAATTGTTGGAACACCTGTATTAGCAATCGCTTTTGGTGTAGGAGCTGCTGGAAATTTAGTAGTATCAGGAGTAAAAGCTGATATAGATAAAGTTAAAGAACTCAAGAGTAAAGTTAAGAATAGAAAAAATAGTTCTTTAACGTCTGATGCAGTTAACGATACTCCTAAGATAAAATCTGATATATCTGAAAATATTGATGACGAAGAAGCATCTATTTTAGACAGGATGCTAAAACTTACAGGTATAAAAGATGATGGCTCTACAGAAACACCAATTGAAAAAGTAGAAGCTGTATTCAAAAAAGAATTAAATTCCCATCCTAAACTTAAAAAGAAATGGAATAGTACTAAGAAAGAACTTAAGAAAACTTATATGAAATTAGGCGCTAAAGCTCTTATGGATGGAGCAGAAGTATATCACCAAGGAAAATCAGCTGCCGAAGCATTTGGATCAGGTGATTGGAAGGAAGGATTTAGTCGTTTAAAAGGAACAGGCGGAGCAATAGGTACTTTACTTAAAAATGGTTTTGGTGTTATAAAGGGTGAAGTAAACAAAGCTAAATCCAATGGTCTTAAGACTATAGATGTTGGTGGAAATGGTAGAAGTCTTGGTACTAAACTTGGCGCAGGAATAGGTGGTCTTGGTGGATTGATATTTGGCGGTCCATTAGGAGCAGCAGCAGGAGCTGGCGGTGGAGCTTTATTAGGCAGAACTATAGGAAGTAAAATTGGTAGACAATTCACTACTATACGAGGAGCATTGTTACAACAAGGTCATATAGATGCTCCTACTATGAAACCGCGAGATCTTTATGCTCTTGTTATGGCAACTAAAGGTAGACTTGGAAATCAGTTAAGATCACATCCTGAATTTAAAGAGCTCGAAGCTAGAGCTTATAAACCAAGTATAAAAGAGAAAATTCAAGATTTAGGAAAAGATATAGCTCAAAAATTTACAAAAACTGTTCATGGAGCACAATTAATGATCCATCGTACATTTATGTATAGAAATCTTGTAGGATTACTTGACCAAACATTGAATGGAAATAAGGGTCCTGGGGAATTAAAAACTAATGTGTATGGTATGGATAAATACATGCTTTATGCTACAATTAACTCGTTAAGTACTAAAACTAAAGAACAAAGACGAGTTAAAGACGCTATCATGAACACTAAAGAATATAAACGTCTCAGTGAAACAATGCGTTCTGGTAAAGGATGGATTGTTCAAGAGATTGAAGATAAAATTAATAATGTTAAGAAAGGCGTAAATCGCCTTAGACATTTCAAATATAGATTCTTTATAGATTTCCTTAAAGCTAATGGTCATGAAGAAATAGAATATGAGAAAGACCCAGCAATGATTTATTCTATGCTCGATGCTTGGGGAAGTAAAAAGAAGAATAGAAAAACATATGATGTCATTCGTCAATCTAAAGCATATATTAATCTTCAGAAAGCTGTTCTTAAGAAAGGTATAGCTGTCAGTGAATTAAATCTTGATGAGATGAAGAAAAATACATCAAGTAAATCTGCTCGTAATAGATCTAGATATCCTACATTAGTTATGCTTATTAATAGTAATAGAACTAAGAAAGACCCAGAATTAGATTTATCTAATCCAGAATCAATACATATGGCTATGGAAGCTATTCTTAGTAGATGGGAAAATAATGGTAAGGCAGCTCAAGCTAATGCTATAAGACGTTCTAAAGAGTTTAAACGATTATGTAAAGATGTAAAAGCAGATACTAAAGCATCACGAGAAAAACCTGAGAATCAGAATTTCTTACAACGTGGATTCAACAAGATGAAAGGTGGATTTGGTAAAATAGGTCAATTCTTTGGTTTTAGCACACCAGATTATTCTGGTGCAGAAAGTGAAGCAGGTCTTTCAAAAAATAAATTGAAAGAAGAAGCTAGATTATTACGTAAACAAAGATGGAATAGATTCTTTGGTATAGAAGACGGACCATCGACTGACGAAATTGATAACATGTATGAAGTAAAAACTAGAAAAACTAAGAAAGCTAAAGATAAAGTAGTTTCTACTAAAAATAAAATTAATACAAAAACTGAAAGAGTCGCTAAGAAAGGTGATCATACTGCAGCATTATTGTCTGGAACTAAAAGAGCAGTAGATAATGTTGTTAAAAATGGCGAATCTATCGTTGAAGATATAAAAACTAAAGAAGGTAGAGACAAATTAAAACATACTGCTAAAGATAAAGTAGTTTCTACTAAAAATAAAATTAAGACAAAAACTAAAAGAGCAGTAGATAATGTTGTTAAAAATGGTGAATCTATTGTTGAAGATATAAAAACTAAAGAAGGTAGAGACAAATTAAAACGTCCTGCTAAAAATAAAATCCTTATAGGTTTTTCTACGTTATTCGATAAATTAACTAAAGCTAAAACTGAAAAAGCTGAAAAAGTTGCTAAGAAAACCGATTTCACTGAAATAAAACAGCAAATGAAAGATGTTGCTAAGAGAACAGGTGATCATACTGCGGCATTATTGTCAGGTATTTTAGCCATAAATCTTGCTAATCTTAAACAAAACGCTACTGATGCTGCTAAAAAAGATAAAGGTGGAAGTAGTGATAAATCTGGTTTTGGAGATTTTGCTAAGAAAGCAGGTAAAATATTAACTACTATTGGAGCAGTAATAGGATCAGTTGGTGTTATAACTGGTGGAATAAATGGTATAAAAAATAAGATTAGTAGGGTTAAAGAAGACGGTGTTACTGGCCTATTTACTAAAGAAACACATACCGATTATACTGCTAGTGGTAAAAAGAAAGGCAAAGTTCAGAAATTCTTAGATAGAACAACAGACAATGTTAACCATGCATTAAAGACTAGATTTGTAAAATCTACAATAGATGCTGGTGTTACAGCTGCTGCAACTAAAGGTGGAGCAAAAACTGTAGCGAACATTGCTAAGACTGCTGTCAAAGAAGGCGGAAAAGATTTCGCTATGCAACTGAAAGAAATGTTCTCTAAAGCATTCTTCGGATTGGCTAAAAATTTAAAGAAAAGATGGCCAGGAGCAGCTAAAGCATTACAAAAAATTGCTCCTAAATTATCTGATAAGATAGCTAAGGGTGCTGCGGAAAATGCTGCTAAAACTACCACAAAAGCTGGATTGAAAAATGCAGCAGGTGCATTCCCTGGAATCGGAACAATAATTCAAGCAGGAATATTAGTAACAGATGCAATTGTATCATTTATTTCAGGATACAATAACGCTGGACGAATATTTAAAGTTTCTAAGAATACTGTATCAGGAAAAATGAAATCAGTATCAGGTTTATATGAAGCTATAAAATCTATTATTATTGGACTTCCTTCATTTATTCCAGGTGGAGCAGGAATGATTGTTTCGGCTTCGCTTGCTACAATGTCAGCATTCTTACCAGATGATGAACTTATACAAATGATTTATAGAGAAGTTGCATCAGATGATGAGATGGATGAATGGAAGAAGAATCAAGATAAGATTAAAGATAGAGCTAATAAATATGGTGTTGATGCTGGTAAATTAGTAGAGCATTCTAACAAATCATTCTCTGATAAGATGTATGATTTCTTCCACACTAAATCATCGGAAGATAAACGTTATGCTAAAAAATTAGGTTTAACAGATGATCAGTATGAAGATTTTAAAACAGATTTCAATATGGATGAACGTGATGAGAAATCTGAAAAAACTTCTGTTAAGAAACAAACAAAATATGATAAAAAATCTAAAGATGGTAGTTTTGAAGAAAAATATCCTACGTTTGCTGAGATAAAAAATCCATCAGAAGCTGTGCGATATTTTACTGATCCTAAAACATATAAAACACTTGAAGCTGAAGCTCAATCAATGTTCGATTCTAACGATATGAAAGCGATCAAGGTTGTTTTCAGTAAAATAAATGATAAGATTGTTGGAAGACAAAGTAAAGATATTTCTATTTTAAACAATTCATTTAGACGTAAACTCAAAGATATGATGTCCGAAGATGAATGGCCAAAAGATTTACCGATAAATGAAACAAAACGCAACCCATTCACACAATTCGCATATTTCTCTAAAGGACGTGCTTCTGATAAAATGGCGGATGATATCCTAAAATTAGCAGGATTCGGCGGTCTTAAATTCTGGGGTGGTGATAATTCTAAGAATACATGGACTTTAAATTCTAATCATCTTGAAGGAAATGCCGTAGATTTCAATTTGAATAAATTAGATAAATCGTCGGTTGCTTCTCTTGGAGAAATCGCTAAAAGAAAAGGAATTGAATGGGGAGGAAATTGGACTAATCATCAAGATCTACCTCATTTTGAGGATAAAGATGCTCAACAAAGATTTGCTAATGGTGGTATAGTTCAACGGCTTGGAACTGATGAAAAGATTGGATATGTTAAACCTATCAACCATTTAAAGGATTTCGGCGATAAAACATTGACACGTTTAAATCCGGGTGAAATGGTTTTAAATAAGAAACAACAAACTGCGTTATTCAATAAGATCAAGCATTATGAATATGAAGAATCTGTAAAAGGAACGACAGCTAGACATCCAGTCAGATTATCAGAAAGTCCAATGGTTACAAATGATAGAGATACCTTAATAATACTCAATAAAGCTCTTGAACTTCAAAGTAAGATATATCAAGAACAAACAAGACATAATAAAGTGTCAGAAGATTTCTTTGAAAATCTTATGAAAGTTTTAAGTACAATGATGAGTGATCCTTTGTTAATAAATAAAATTAATAATAAAGGTAAATATAAAGAACAAATCGATGATGTTTCGTCCGATTTGATAGACGGTGCGTATCGAAATGCATCAGGTATATAATGAAGGAAGGTTAAATTATGTCTGAGATGATGTATATGAAAGAACAATACATCGGAAATCCTTCAACAAATCCATCATCGCTATCTACTAATAATCAATTAATAGATAGCGTTTTTGATGGTAAAAATGAAGAAGTAGATGTAAGATCAAGATTGGATTATAATTTAGATAACGGACGAGTATATTTGACTGAATTAGGTGCACCGTTTTCAAAAGGTAGAAAACTTACTCTTAGGGATTTAGGAAGACATATGTCCGAGAGGATGTTAGATGCTATGTCCCAAGAGAAAGTTAATTCTTTTGATATATTACAATTAGGTTCACCAAATTTATCATCAGATAATATTCTGACGAATATTATGAAAAATGTAACAGCTAAAAGTAAAAGTAAGTCTAAAGATAAAAACGTTTATAATTGGGATGATTATGAAAACAATGGTTTAGAAGACTCAACATACATAAAAGCTATGTTCGAAAACAACATGAATCATAGATTCGGTAATTACATTTCTGAAATAGAAAGTTATAAAGAATATGCTAAAAAATCACATGGTCTTAGAATGGGTGAAGCTAATGTCATAAACCCGTCATTCCAATTCAATGAAATCGATGATGTACGTAGTGATTTTCGTAGACCTCAAATAGGACGTTTATATTCTGAGGAAATATACGATTACAATATGCCTATAGTGTATTTTCAACCTGGGACTGTAAAAGTTAATACGTCAGGTATAAAATTAGCAAGTGGTTTTATAAATCAGCAAAGTGCAAGATATCAGGAATATTTAAGGGGTGAAGGTGGACCTATGAAATGGTTAGCATCTAAAACCTCAGCAGTTGCTAAATCTGTATTATCTTTTGGATCAAAAATTGTTCTTGATACTGCTACTTGGTATAAATGGACACCTGAGTTTAGCAAATATATAAAATTTGTAAATGAGATGGTAGCCGAACTTGCAATGTGGATGGGTTTAGTTTCATTTGGCAATGATAGCAATGCTTTCAATACTGATTTTGTTGATTTTGATAAATCACTGAAATACGATTCTGCTAAAGATGCGTTTGGTGATAAAGGAAATGCAGATAACCCACTAGCTAGAGATAGTACCAATAAAACTACATATGATATAACACCAGACGGTACTTCTGTAGAAATAAGAAACGGATATCTAGGCGCATTAGACGATGAGTGTGATTTCAAAGGAATATTGTCAGCGTTACGAATGTTACCCCAATTTAGGCATAAAAAAATATCTACACGTTCAGATAAATCTTATCAAGAACCTGATATTGATGAAAGAAATAAAATTTCAGGATGGGATTATGCTGATTTAACTATTCCTGTGGCTATTGATAAAGGTGCTACTTCATCAGAATCATTTTCAAACTCTACTATGGCACATCCTGTAAAAGACCAATATAATAATCAATTCAATGAAGCTAATCAAACACGATTAACGAGCATTGTTGGCGATCCAGTAGCCGATATTAACATGGGTGATCCAACAGCAATTATTGATAACGTGAAAGGATCCGTGTTAAATAGTGCATCGAATGTCGTGAAACAAGGATTAGCTGAAATCGGATTATCATCAGAAGCAGGCATGGTCGCCTCAGGTTTAGGTAGATTCATTTTACCTGATGTATGGTCGGACTCAACTTATGATAAATCATATTCTATCTCAATGAAACTAAGAACACCGTATGGTCATAGATTATCTATATATGAAAACGAATATGTTCCAATAAGTTTTTTCACATGTTTAGCTGCTCCTAGAAAAATAGGTATACAAAGTTATACTAATCCGTTCTATGTGAAAGTGTTCTGCAAAGGTTTATTTTCTGTTCCTATGGGAATGATCACATCTTTCTCTATAAACAGAGGTGAAGATAATAACGATAGAACAGTTGAAGGATTTTTCAGAACAACTTCGATATCGATTTCTATTAAAGACATGTTACCTGATGTTGCTGCTGGTTTGGATGGTGGTATTAATTCGATTTCAAAAGCAGGTAATATGGGGATGAATAATTTCATTGCTAATTTAGCTGGTATAGATTTTATAGAAAGGGCGAACTTGATGAATATCTTTAATCATAAACTTAAAGATTTAAACAACACATTACGTTCATACGATGTATTTGGTTTTGGTGATGGAAATGATGGAACAGTAGGTAGAACCAATCTTATGATAAAAGTAGTGGGTGGAGGTCCATTAGGAAAAGTTATTTCGGATACAACAAAGAAATTTGGTGTAGCAACTAATCCGTTTAAAACTACTCCTCCATCTTCTTATTATTAATAAATAGAACAGGAGGGAAAACCCTCCTGTTCTATTTATTAATAATGCCCACCATTGATATAACGACGTTATATCGGTGGACATAGACAGTTGTTTAATAATCCTTCAAATCAAAAGTATCGTATTTTTGGAGATATTTAATGACAAAAACAATATAATTCTATTCATGACATGGATTTGTGAAGTTGAAGAAGTTTATATTAGCAGCTCAGTTTTCATTATTTTAATAAAAAACAAACAAAAAAGAAGGGTTTTCATTTGAAAAAAAACTTAAAAAGTATATATAAGGAGAGGACGTATAAATTTATTCTATTTAATACATTTTACCGATCTTTATTTGATTTGTAAAGATTATCTAGCAGGTGCCCATCTACTACCTCGTTTTACCATATAAAATCAAGGTCATATAGATGTTAACTATTTAAAATTAAGCCTTTTTAGATGGGTTTCTTCTAGATATATCTACAGTACATCTACAACTAGTTACTGCTGGTGTATATCCTAAATCAGTTTCTTCAGTAAAATTACTATCTATTTTAAATACTGTATTTGCACTAGGTAATAAATCGAACGTGTATTCAACGTCATTTAAATAATATTTTCCACCTAATTGCAAATTTTTTGTGGTATTTTGAAAATGCATTTCAATGATTTTATTCACAGCAAAATCATCTATCTTTACATTCTGTAAAATCATATGTATTCGTTCAGCGTATGATTCTATAGCGTTAAATTGACTCGCCATATTCAATAAATTGTTTAGTTCATCGTAATCACATACGGTCTTTTCACCACTGGATTTATGTGTTTCGGTATTTCGTTTCATTACAGTTGCAACTTCTTTTTCAGTGCCAGAAACAACTTTATTATCTGTATCGAACGAAACTGCGTCAATACTTTGTTCAAAAGATGAAAATATAAAATTATTTCCTAATAATTCTCCTTTCATTACCTCATCATTTGAAAATCTCATCAATGGTATACCTATATACATTCCTTCTTTATCATCGTTTTCAGATCTAATCATACTGTTAGGACCAGTTTTATCGATATCTAAATAGTATACATGTGTTAGTGGCGTATCACCATGTTTTCTATCATGTTCAATGTTGAATTTATCTAAAACATAAATGATATTATCTTTATCATAAAGATCGATAAACGTTTGTAATCCGTTTTCATATACGCCAAACATTTCTTGCATGTAATTTATAGCAGGTACAAGTGATAATGGAGGAATTATAATTTCAGGTTGTTCATTTTGGTTAGCAGGTTTATCTATTATATATTTCAATCCTGTTTCTGAACAAATCCATTCCAGCACTGTTCCAACAGTTGCTCCTTCTTCTATTACGATATTGTATAGATTTTTGATAGCTTTTTGAGCACTTAAATTAAAGAAAGTAATATAAACTACTTGTGTTGGCGAATCAGGTGTATTATCAGTATCATTAACTTCTTTATTTTCTTCATTTTCAACAGTTTCATCATCATTAAATTTACTTTTAAAAGTGTTTTTATCAAAGACTGGTTCAAATGTAGAAGAAAATTCTATTTTAGAATCACTTAATGTATATGAATGACCTGATGCAACAGTTTCATCGGATGAATCATTTGGTGACATAATTAAACTTTTACATGTAATCGTACATAAACATCTTTTTTGTATATTTTTTAGTTTCACTAAATCAATATTAGTGAAACGCATAGTCGCAGTTAGTATAGGTAGTACTTTTTGTTTATACGGAGAATGTTTTACTATTTTTATAACTTTATCTGGGAATATTTTATTTTTTTCATTGTCCGCATCATAAAACTCAAAGTACCACTTATATAAATAAAATTGTTTATTCTCATCTTTTATATCTGGGATTTCTTCTTGTGCACTCATATTTTTACCTTTATGTTAATAACCAATTAGTATACATCATATGTGATACTAATAATTTATAATTTTCAGATTCTCTTGAGATAGAATAATCTTTTATTTTCTGTTTCCATTGTCTAAACAATGGTACAGTTATTTCATCTATTCTTGAAGAATTTTGGAATCTATAATCATAGAATTGTTCATATTCTGAAAGTTTACTAAATCCATCATCATCAACATCACCGATATTTAATAAATATTTCATAAATTGTAAACACATATTATCTGTTAAGGAAGGATTATATGTTTTTTCAACAAAATCATTCAGTATATCTATTTTATCTTGTATTCTAGTATGTTTATAATTTATCGTGGCTTTATCGAATCTAGGATTTTTAAATTTCACGGTGTTGAAGAATTTTCCTAATAAAACATTAAGATATTCTAATTCGGCTTTATGATTAAAATTATCTAAATATTCTTGTTTTTTCATTATTTTTAGTAAAATATCTTCTTTACTTATAAATGTGGTTGGTCCAAAACCATATCCTTTAAATATGGTATAAGCGGTTTTAGTAGGAAAAGCAAATAACAATTGTCTATCTGATGAATTTGATGACATTAAAAATATCGCAGATTGCTTTGCTTGACTTGAATTGAAAGCTCCTCTCATATTAATTATAACATTTTCTACAATATGAGTATTCAATCCTTTATTTATTATATTCGGAATAGTGTATATGTTTGGAAAGAATTTCGAAAATTCGTACAACATATCCATAATATTTTTATTCTTTTCATAGAAGTATTTATCTTTAACGAATCCTATTAAAATAACGTGATTGGCATCGCGTGTCTGAAAATAATGTTTATAATGAGCATATATATTCAAACATTCTATAGCAACGTGCATATCAAAATCTTTATCGTCAATTAAACCTTCTTTGAAAGATTGTACATTTGTAAATAAAGACATAAAATCAATTAATACATAACAATTTGTACCAACTATTTTGTCTTTAATATTTACATCAAGTTCATCATAACGGACTTTATTTTTTGCTGTTATTCTTTGAAGAATATTCAGGTCGTCTTCTTGCATAATAATTCTCCTTTAACATTACTAAGTTTTAAGAATGCTAATATTTTATTGTTTTCATTGTTATAATATATTATTTTAATAGAATATTATATTTTGAAAAACATTAAATTGTATAAATAAACTTATTATAAAGGAGAAAAATATGCCATTACCTAACGAAATATTTGAAGAAGCTAATGATAATATCATAGAAAATGATAGAAAACTCAAAGAAACAGAGTTTATCAATGATATCATGTCAAATCATGAAAAATTAAGTGAACATCCTATAGCCAAAGCGTGTTTTAGAAAATATGGGGGAGTATTAACTAGAGATGCTAGGACGCGTGTTCTTGATATTATCAATACTGCTATATTGATGTATAGAGATGAATACCAATATGGTTAACATTGAATTGATAGAGGTATAATATGTCAATTAAAATTAACGATATTTCTACACCATTTGGTTCAGGATTTGCTGCGATAAGTTTTAGAACGTTAGTTGAACAATTGAAGGAAAAATATAAAAATTTCGTTGAAAGTACTATAGAAGTTTCGGCGACTAAAGTTAAAGATACATATTATATTTATTTCAATATTCCTTCTAAAGAAAATAAAAAATACCCTGAGGATGTGGTATTTTATGATGTAGTATTCGAATTAACTCCGCCAAATAGTGCATGGAAAACACATGAAAATATACGAGATTATGATGTACGTGTATTTAATAATAATCCTAGGTTTATGTTTACATTTAACTATGCTTATAATAGAAGAAATGCATTGATAAAGCTTCCTAGTAATTATTATAGTAAATATTCTTTAAAGAATGCTCCTAAGGTGAGAAACCCTACATTGTTATTAGGTATAGATGAAAATCTTTATCATGCAATAATGTATATGGATAAACACCGTTTGTTCTATAGAGACGTTCTCGATATGCTCTGTGATTCGAGTGATATGGATTATAAATCTATGGTTGACGAACTTTCTACGCAAGATGAAAAAATGAAAGAAGTAGAAGATCGAGATTTAAGACATAGAGCGTTAAACCGACGTAAAAACTCTAAAGTATGGAACAGTGGAAGTGAAAAACAAAAGATAAAAAATCAATTACTTGAGGAAAGTAGAAATCTAACTAATCTTAGGGCATCTAGTCCTGAGGAAAGCAAATTATTACAGACTAAGTTGTTAACTAATTTACGTAGCAGATTAAGTCTATTAAATATTAATAAGAATAGAACGTCTTCACTATATTCTTCATCCACAAGTAATACTTCTGCGTCATCTTTAGGCTCATCTTCATTGAGAAGCCACGGATTAAAGTCTTCACTATAAGTCACTAAGTTTTTATTTAATAATAAAGAGACTCGGAGCAATGCTCCGAGTCTTCTTTTTTTAATTTATTTGAGAGAGTGAATGTTTATTTTTATCATTTCCTTCATAGTATCTCCAACGCATATAGTTTGGTATAAACTTAAATTTATCAGTTTGTTCTATATTTGTGTTTATCATACTAATAATATTAACGTTATTTTTATCTTTGTAGAATTTAGATAAATCTTTACCGATAAATATAGATGATGTATTATTATATCTGTTTATTGCAAATGTAATATTTACGACTCTATTATCATCAGTAAGATACGTTAATGTGTTTTCTGATTCGGGATCATCTGTTGAAGCAATGAGTTTTATTTTATTGTTTAAACCTATAGAATACTCTGATGGTACATATTCGTAAGTTTGTAAAACTACTAATCTTTGATTTTTATAAATCAAATATGTTTCGTTTTCATTGTGTAATGATTTTACAGCAACTAATTCATTTCCATCGTTGTAATCATATTCACCCATTATATATAATGTATTGTTATAATATTGAATTAACTGAGATTTAACCCCATCACTTATAATGTATTGATAGATATATCTATTTTCATTAGCATCATCATATCCATTTATAGGGAATATTTTAGTTATATTGGTTAAAATTGGAATACTGCTAACTACATTATTCTTGTATTGAGATTGAGGATTATTTGTTTTCCACCCAGGAACAACGTTAGTATTAAACTTATCGTTCTTATTTACAATATTCTCTTTAATGTATTCATTGAAATCGTCGGAATATATAGTATCTTCACCATTAACTATATGTTCAGTTTGAAGTATTTTATATCCATAATATTCATCAACAGTTTCGCCTGTTTTATAGTAGAAAGCATAAAGAGTTACAGGTTTAGTCATACGTCTATCTAATTCACTATCATATATACCTGTACCTGTTCTACTACTGAATGTAAATCTTACGAATGTATAATTTATTGTTTCTAGCTTATAGATTTTACATTTACGTCTAAATTCATCTGATAAAGTATTAAAATACGTTTCAGTAGAAATAACTTCACCATTATATAGTATTTCAAATGTTCCTTCAGTATGTTGAGTGAATTCATCTATATATAAAGATCGATATGTCCAATCCAGTGTTTCATCGTGTTCCGCATCGAATCCGTGTTGCGAATTCATGGCGTATCTTACTGTTAACTTAGGATGGATATGATATTTTTCTTTATCGATGTCTTTCATACCGGCATATTGTGAATCTGTTAATGTTTGAGGTAGATTTAAACTAGGTTCAACATCATTATTTAATACCCAAGGATCACCATCATAATTGGAAGGAGTTAATTCCTTAATAGCAATAGTTAAACCTACATGATTAGGTAAATATCCATCTAAATTACCTGAGTTTATTTCTACTTCTGAAGATATTCTGCTGCTACTCAATCTACGAGATTGTAAATTGGTAACTATATTAGTGTTGCTTCCCAATAATAATGGTGCATTAGGTAATTCGCTATTTGACGAATATATAATATTGTTATCTATATCATATGAAGCAATCTGACGATCTGATGATAAGATTATTAAAGACTCTTTATTAGGATTGAATTTATTTAAAATACAATCAGTTATATTTACGTCATTTGAACCAAATAATTTAAAACAACTTATTACAGACGTGTTATCTGTTATCCAACCGGTAGATACGTCTACTAAACCTATACCTTTATCATATATCAATACAAGTACCGATTCATGTTCTTTTGTACTAACAGGTATAATCTTTAATAGTTTAGATTCAGGGAAAACATATTTTATTGGATTTTCTGAAAATTTCATTAATGGAAATTTCTTTTTAGCGAGTTCTTCACCATAAATATCTGTTATCCAACCATTATTGAAAAATGAATATGCTAATATTTCACTATCATTGTATAATAAATAATATTGTTCTTTTACGTTCTGATTATTGGAATTATTTTTAGCTAATTTCCATGGTTTAGTTATTATCGCATTATTATATTTATTTCCATTAGATTTTCTAGCTATAGATAAACCTATAGGCTTATCTGGAGAAGTTATTAACCCTGAAGGTACGAATAAACTACTTATATTACCATTTTCATCTGCATAAATATTATATCGTTTTGGAGCAGATATAAAATTGAATAAACAGCACATGAATTCTGATGGTAATGCGATTCGTTCATGTAAATCTGCTAATTTTTCTTTTATTTCTTCTTTAATAGCATCTTTACCTCTATACCACATCGTACCTACATCTTCTTCCAAATCAAATTTTAGATATACAGTACTGTTATTGACAGATTCAAATACTTCAACAAGATTTAAGAAATTTTTAGTAAGTTTAATGGTTTCAAAATCATACACAAGATACAAATCAATAGATTTATTTTTATCAACAGGATAGTTAGCTTCATTACCGGCAAGATTCCAATAAACTGAAGCGATATCGTTTTTAGCCCATCCAACAAACTTATCAAGACGATTACCGTTTTCATCAGTTGCGTCTGAATATTCAGGTACATTTCCATATGATTGGATAATTTCTGATAACGTAGTATCGACTAATGCATTATATGTTCGTTTAACTATCATTCGTTTGATAGGTTTATTGTCGTAAATATTTCTATTGATATTGTCTAATTTTATAGTCTTATATTTGATTTGTTCTTTAAAGAAATTTTTAAACGTAGTTTCATCTGCTACAATTTCTCCACCATTTATTATTTCTTCTTTATGGTCGTATATATTTAGTATCTTATCAAATATTTCTTTGTTCAATAAATATTCGCTATTTTGTTTATTTTCATCCCAATAATTTCTTCTATAATATTCATAATCCATCATTTCATTCATTAGAGAAATTATTTCAAGTTTGAAATCTATAAAATTAGTAGAATTAGGATTATTTTTATTGAACGTAAATAAATCTGTAAGTATACTATTCATTATTAATAATTCTTCTTTATTGAATAATGAATATGGTGATTCAGAATTATTTAATTGTATTAAAGTATTTTCAAAAGTATTAAATAATACTTCTTTATATTGCTCTTGGAATTCTTTAATAGGTCTATCTCTAAGAGGAATTATTGATTTATCATGTGATATTTGTTTTAAAGCATCCAATTGTTCTTTAATTTTATAAACATTATAATCACTAGTATACGAACTCATTTTACTTATAGAAAATTCGTCAGTAGCATATTTATATTCGAATTCGAATCTTAAATCGTTAGGAGTAGCATTTCCGCCCACAGAATGCATGAGATATTTTATAATTTTTCCACTATGCGTATTAATATCTCGATCATCATCATCGCCTTTACGATTTTTATAATGCCATGGATAAACGTCTAAACTGAAACCTTGTAATAGATATGTTTCTGAACCATTATCAGGATCTATAACGACTTCTTTATTTCTTAGTTCAGAAGTTCCATCGCGTCTACCAAATGCAGCAGTCGCATCAGGTGAATCAAATTCAGAATTTAAAAATCTAATTTGAGAAGTTTCAGTTTTATATTTGTCTTTAGATGGCATTGAACCGTCAATGTTTATATTCGGCATAGCTTCATCTAATGATAAACCTGGATGAGCTTGATTGTCTGGAGTATTTAATAAGAAATATGAACCATAATTCTGGAATGACCATTTAGACTTATCTAAACGTTTCTTAAATAATTCACATTCTTGATTATTACAGAATCTAAGTAAACGAATAGGTTCTTTAGTATTAGAATCAGCTATATTTACTAGTTTATTTTTTCCAGATACTTTAGCGATTTTAGTAGCATAAGTTTTATTGTATTCTTTAGGAAATATTACCCTTTGATACCCCATACTTTTATAATTTTCAAAATCATTAAATGGATATGCTTCAATTAAACCGCCGTTTCCTAAAACACATTCATCGATATTGAGGGATTTATCTTTACCATTATCATAAAACGCTACATTATCCCAACCTGTCCATACCCAACCTGAAAAATTGATACCGACATTCACAATATAATTATTTTTCTCAGATCCAGTTAAATATTTACCATATTGGTTCCACCACACGTGCGTGTCTTGTTCCTGTTCGTTTTCTTGTTGTAAAGTTTCTGAATTAGGATCATCTAAAATAGAAAGCGCATCATCTGAATATGAAATGGATTTGATAGTCGTATTTCTTAAATTACTAGAAGTTTCCGTAATAGGTACAAAATTTCCTTTTTTATCAGGATAACCACCACTAATAGATATGATTCGTTCTCCTGAAGAATTCAACATATCAACATCCGCTTGTGCATACCACGAAGTATAGAAATCCATTTTATTTTCTTCTCTCCACACTATTAGTGTGTCGTCTTCTATACTTTTACCATAATATTCAAATTTATATTTAGGATCAATTTGATTGTTTTCTAAATCATTTGTACTATCGGTAGCATAATTTACCCTTGAAGTGAATTCATCATCGGTTTCTAATCTGTAAATTATAGGATTATTTTCAGGTGGTTTAATTTTGTCAAATACGGTTATTGGACCGTTAGCTGTTTCTACTATACCAGTTTCAGTGATCATATCAACTATATCATTCCAATAAATCCAAAGTTCAACTCGAGTTTTACCCTCTAATTCAGGATAAATTTTTACTGGGGTGAATATCGTTTGACCATTGTCGTTTACGCTCTGAATATTTTCGGTTTTTTGGGATAATTCAAGATATTTATCTATACCTATAATATCTTTATCGATTAAAGCATATACTTGTGTGCCTCTACCACTATTATCAATACGTTCGCTTTCACCATTAGAATCAGTTCGACGTTTATATTCTCTTTGAATATTTAAAGTATTTTTACTTTCTCTAATATTCGAATAACGTATTTTCACTATTGTCTCAGGGATAGTAGTTTCTTTATCTGAGCTATCATAGTATTCTACTTCATCTATACCTGGACCAGATATTATGATATCCGAATATCGTAATAAATATTCATTAGTTAATTTATCAATATCATTTATAATATTGAATGATGTTGATACTCCGTATTTAAATGCTGCTTGTTGTAGTTCTATCGGAAGATTAGATACGGTTATTTTTGGATTATCTTCTACATAATTACCGGATTCATTTTTAAGCCATTCATGGTTTCTATAAATCAATATATCCCCATTTTCAAAACTACAACATTTCCATACATTTTCTAGGGTATATTTTAATCTATCTGAACCAGTGCTATCAGTAGGACGTAATCTAGTATATTCTAATGGATTATCAACTATATCATCTTTAAAGAAAATATATTTATCGTATCTATAATATAGATCCGAACTGTTTTCCGGTGTAGCAGAATTTAATAGATTTAAGAAAGATAATCTATTAGATTCATTTATAGGATATAGCCAATAATTACCATCATCATTTATATTTCTTAAAAATTTAGAAGTTAAAATAATATCATAATCTTTTCCAAAATCTATTTCAGTTTTATCGATATTCGTATCATTATCTAACCAATATTTATATATGCGATATGTTTCATTGGTTATATCGGCAAATGAACGAGTATCTACACCATAAGATCTATCTTTTATACCAATTTTATTATTGTATTCTTTTATAGAATGACAGTTAAATACTTCTTGAATATATTTATCAGTTACATCTATCCATTCATGTTCATAATATATTTTATTTATTTCACAATTGAGTTTATTTTCATCTGTAAGAGATATGTATTCAGTTACACCGATTTTCTTAGAACAAACATATTCAATCCATAAATTTGAATCATCGTCCTCAGGTTTACTGTCTCTAGGTTCTTCGTTTAAATCACTAGAATTTAACCATTTAGTTTTTACTTTAGATTTACCATATTCGTTAAGATATCTGTACCATAATTCGCGATTAAGATTATACCAGATTTCAAAATCACCAGGAGTAGAATACGTTAAACATACACCAGTAGGTTCATTATTTATATGAGAATATGGTTGATATTTTTTATATTTATTATATTGAACTTGACCATCTGAATCTATATTCTCAGAATTATCAGATTCACATCGTACTATTCTCAATAAACCGTCTTTAATATATGAATTAACCGAACCTGCTACATTAGGATATCCTCTATAACTAACTAACGAACGTTGTAATTTATATTTAGCTTTTTCTTCATCTGGTAATAACGAATACTGTTTTTCAGTGATATTTGCTTTATCGCCTGTATATATAGAAGAATGATACTCATTAAAAACTTTCTTATCATATGCTTTATCTATTCCTTTATATTGTCTATATACAGAAGAATAACAATCGTCATCGTAAGCCATTGTTCCAACTACTACATTGTATTTAAATAAAGCATATAATTCTATTTTATTATTATCTATAATAGAATCTATTTCATGTAATTTAGCCAAACTTCTATCATCTTCAAGAATAAATATTGAAGCTTCATCATCCATAGACCATTGAAAGAAGGTATATTTACCTACTTCTTCAACTTTGACATTACCATCAGCATCTGTGCTGCTAACAGTATCTATTAAATATGGTTCGGTTAAAACTTCTATAGCTAATTGACGTATATTTTTTCCAAAATCAACATAATTAGCATTATTTATTTTAGGTTTAGCCGTGAATATTGAAACTATATCTAAGCTGATTTCTTTATTAGCAAGATGAGAATTTTCATAAAGATATTCTTTTACAGAAACATTAACGTCTTTATCTTTATCAATCACCTTTAAAACACTTTTATCTGTATCGATAGCAAAATATCCGAATTCATAATAATCCGATTTGTGATTTAAAAAATCAAATGCGTCTTTATATCGTTTATTATCCATCATGTTTTCGGAATATAATGAATATATATCGTTTAATGTGATATTATATTTTTTAACAATTGGCATTAAAACATTATCAGAATTACTTTTATAAATTGCATATATAGATAATTTTCCATAATCAGCAGACTCAGGATTCATATCAATAAAGTTAAGAATACTTAAATCTGAACGTAATTTAACACGATTACGTTTATCTTCTTCTGATAACATTGCATATGTTTCATCATCTAAAACATCAGTAATATTATCATCTAAAACTCGTTGAGTAGATATATCTACAGGTTTTTCAGAAGTCATAGACCAATATGCAAATTCATATCCTATCTGTATAGGCAATTTAATATCATCAAGATATTGTTTTAGAGATACAGTTATAGAGTGTTTTTCAGGATATCTATTGAATAATACAAGATGTTCATATTTCTTAAATACATCGTTAAAGTGTGATTTAGGAAATCCCTTCATTAAACCTATCTGAGATAATTTATGTAAGGGTTGTCCACAATATGGACATTTATTGGTATCATCGAATTCCTTAATTTCTTCATCTAATAAAGAAAGTTGATTATCATCATTATATACGAACCCCATGGTCTCAGCCATAGCTTTTCGGTATAAATAAAGATAGCGTTTTGTTAGTTCAAGCTTTTTAAATCTATCTCTTTCTTCAGTATTGTATTTAATTTTACTATTTAAATCTGCATTTAAAACATCATACAGTTTATATTTACCGTATTTACGATACGTTTCTTTACACTTTCTTATTAAAGAAGTAGGCAAATTGCAGTTATCTATAGTAGGAATTGATACATATTTCTTTGTTTCGGGCATATTTTCCTCCAAAACATTGCTTTTAATGTTAATACATTATGATGTCAAAAAATTAAAATGTAAGAGTTTTATTTTATATATTGTATAAATGGAGGTATAAAATGAACAAAAAAGAAAAAAATTACAATTTAAAATTTATAAAATTTAGATTTAAAAAGTTTATAAACGTTATTTATCAGAACGATGGTTGTAAGGATTGGAAAGAAACCGGTATAGACCTTGATGGAGATACTGTATTGGCTGTTCCTAGGTTTTTCGGAAAACGTAAACTTGTAAAATTATTTATTCATGGAATAGATAATTACTACAAGGTTTTAGAAATTCTAAAATAAAACCCCCCAAATTAAAGCATTATCGCGTTTCTGAAATTAAAAAAAATAACCGTATTAGACGCGGTTATTTTTTTTTTGAATTTAATAGTATTTCCTTTCCTCCATATTTATAATATATGTGTTATATACGTTGATTTAAATAAAAACATTATAATGATTAAAAATCAGGTTAATTGGAGGCTTTTATATGCCAGGATATAGAGATAAGAAATCTGCTCCTTTTGAGTGGTTTTCTTCAGAATCTAAAAAATTTGAATTATTAGATTTTAATAAACCAATTATTGTATCATGTGAATCAATTGTTCCTTTTACCGAGAAAAATATAGTATCAGATGATGGTTTAATTTGGTATATTGATTTCATGTATTTTGATATGTTGTCTAGAAATAACAATTTCTATCCTGCTGATGATACTAAACGTTCCTTCATGGAAAGTACTTGGATACAAGAAAATATTAGAAACCGTACAATGTACGGTGAACTTGAACATCCACCAGCAGAAGCTGAACTATCGCGATTCATGTTTATCGAACCAACAAGATATGCTTGGAATATTTTATCTCTTGAAGATAAAGGCGATCATTTCTCAGGTAAAGTTGGTCTTTGTGCTCCTCTTGGTACATCTATTGTACATCCTAATATTAAGATGTACGGTTGTAACTATGGTGCTTCTTGTCGTATTTCTACTCCTAACTATGTGGTTAAAGAACAGAATGGTAGAAAGGTTTACGTGAAAAAATATAAGATGTACCCTATTACTCCAGCAGATTTAGTTACCACATGCGGGTTACCACCATGTAGATTGATTAAAGATGGAGAATATCAGGCTGAAAAAATTGATTTGAAACGCGGAGTTTCATCTACAGAAAGTTCAGGTATATTCATTGCTGAATTCTCTAATCCAGAAAAAACAATTAAAGAAATGTTAAAGAGTGAAGAATCTGGTAGAATTATATCTGATATTTTTGGAATAGATTATGATAGTACTAAAGTAATGATTACTAAGGATAAAAAAGTAAAACTTTGTACTGCTGAAGGTATTAACGCAACTATTCCATTAAATTCATACATCTTATCGGATGTACTAAAAATGAAATAAAAAATAATAAGCTGCTGGTTCTCCCAGCAGCTTATTTATTTCTCCTAAGAATTAGAAGATGATTCTTCCTTCTTATTCCAAATTCCTAGTCTTTTCCCTTTCATCAACACCTTTGCAGTAGACGCAAAGGATAAGCCTACCCCAAGACTGGCTATGCCAGCAACCACACTAGCACCTTCATTAGAAGGAGTAATGTGAGGTGTCGCAATGCTCATACCTTGTTCTCTTGCCCCGAAAGCCAATCCGAGATAAGTAGCACATGTAGCAACAACACCGATCGTGCCAGCGATCAAATTTTCTTTAGTGGTCTGGTTCATTTTCATATAACCACCTCCTACAAAAAGTACTTTATCCTTTAAGCAAGATAAGTACCCTTAAGCATTTATACATAATAATAATATGAACGTCTATCATATTATTAAATAAATTTGAACTCTCCAATTAAGGAGAGTTCAAATGTCCTATACATAGTTTCCAGGTTTAATATCTTTGTATTTTTCAGCGTTATTTTGTTGATTAATTTTATCAAGTCTTGTATTAGTTGCATTTCTAAGCTTATCATTGACACCAGTATTCATACGATTATCCGAGTGTCTAACTTCAGCTTCATGTAATGCTGCTACACATAACTTAGCTAATTTTTGTACTTTCACAAGCATATCATACATTGCACCAACACATTGCATACATCTTGCTTTCTGATCTATAGCCAGATCTAAACCTGTAACAATACCATTTTCAATAGCTTTAGCTATCTTTTTATTGTTTTCAGCATCATTTGCTTCACCACCATCAATCTGATCGCTCTTACGTCTTAATGAGTTAGAATAATTTCTAAAATTAGTTTCAAGATTTTCATGAACGCTATTAATTAATTTTTGATTAAAGTTCTGTACGATAGCATTTGATGTCTTTTTAAACAATTCATCAAATGTAGCTAACTTATTAGGATGAGCATATACAGTAATACTTTCCGGTTTACTAAATATATCCGCAACCGATTGTTGTTGTGGCTCTTCGTTAGAATTCTCAATAAACAATGATGTCACTATATGATTAGCCGATGGAAATTTACCGTTTTCTACTATACCTTCAGCAGAATAACCATAAACATCATTATTCTGAAATATACATTTAGCTATTCTAAGAGTAATTTCATTAACAATGCTCTTTTCAATAGACTTAGGATCAGTGATATCCTCGATTTTATAGGTAGTACACCACGATTTGACGATATTAATTTTTCCTTGTACATCACTAACTGATGCAATTCGTTTAGACATATCGATAATGTTTTGGAATAACTTATTTGTATCAGTAACAATATTAGCAACATATTTTGGTGCAGAGTTAGCAAGTATTAATGTAGGATCTCCTCGCATTCTATTTTCAGTAACAGTAGCTTCACTACCATATCTAGTGAACATGCTTGGAATTCTACCATACCATTTTTTGAAGTATACTGAATTGATTTTTGTTTTCAATTTAGAAGGTTTAATGTCGTGTATTTCTGTCCAAATATTTTTAAGTTTTGAGAATTTCTTGTTATATTTTTCATCAATTTTATTTATTGCTAAATTGTTAGATTGATATACGTTTCGTTTCAATTGACTTGCGCCGAAATCCATTCCTGAATCCATTGCTTCTACCGATTTATCGTTCATGAATTTATCGAATTTCTTAAAATCTACGCCGTATTCTAACAATGAAACTTTGCTAGGATCAGATTCATCAGCTTCAAATTCAATATTGTCTATACAATGTTCGAAATAATTACATATGAATTCTAGGTTTATAAGTTTATTTTCTCTTACTATTTCCTTAATACCATAATATATTATTAAAATTTTTAATAATATGTCGTGAAGTTTACTATTTCTATATTTAGTATCGTTCTCCATATGGTGGAAAATAGTTAAAGATTCAGTTATGACACTATTATCCGATTCGTTTTCTTTAAACATAGAATCTTTATAATTGATAGCTAAATCTACAAATCTGTCTATAGGATCATATACTTTATTATCTATATCAGTACGATATTCTGAACTGAACGGTATTTTGTTTATTGTGTTGTTTGACGGAATATACTCAAATGTGATGATTTTAAAATACTCACCCAAATTAGATGAATCCAAAACGTCGTTGTAATCAGTACGACCACGATATAACTCATCAAAACATTCGAAATATTTTAAAATTTCATCGGTAATAGGTTTTAATTCGACAAATGTATTATTATCGAACCACGATGGTGATTGAGATTTATCAGACACGTCTTTTTCAAATATCTCTTTAAACATGATATTCATTTTATTAAGAATAAATATCAATCTTGCTGATAAATCTTTGTAAGTGTATTCGTACATGTCAGTTAACGTCCAGATAAATCTACGCTTACTGTTTTTCGAGAAAACATCACATTTATCAACGAGGAAATCTTTGAATTCTTTACTATGTAGAATATCGGAAGTTAAAATATTGTCATCTTCAATATATTTAAACTTCTTATATTTTTCAATAACTTCTAACCATTTAGACTGAAGTTGTTCATCAAATGATATATTACGATTACCTAATTTATAGTTGTAAAGTATTTTAGAATATTCTTTTCTAGCATTATCTGATAGAAGAATATCGTTCAAAACATCGTTTTTATACATAGACGATAATATATTTGACATAGTGTATATCATTTTAATCACCTTATTTTTCAAATTTCATTATGATGTCAAAAATAATAAAAAATAAAGCGGAATAAAATCCGCTTTATTTTTAGAAGAATCATTATACGATATCTGCTGGTGCTACACCTTCACCTTTAAACATATCCACAAGACCTTTTATCATAAAAATACCTAATGAAGCTATGGCTATCGTACATGTACCAACGAATGCTCCATATGCGATATCGTCCACGGTTTCACGGAATACTTTGCGTTTAAGATAACGCTTTTCTTCTTCAGGGGTTGCAATAACGACCTCAGTGTTAGAATTTTGATGTGTAATGACATTATCGAATGCACAATTATCACAGACGATGTTATAAAAATCTTCTGTTGTCTTCATTCTAGTGTTGATACAATCAAAGATACGTAGGTCATATATCATAAATGACATTTCTACACATTTATCAACATCAGATGAAGAGAATAATATCTTAAAGAACGGAGATTTGGTACCATTATTAACGCCGTATATTATTTTTGTTTCATAATCGTTATGTTCATTACAACCAAGTATCAAATCATTCAGTTGTTTTTTCGTAGCTGGATCAGGATAAATACATATATTTCCTACTATTCCTGATTGTTTCTTCGCGTACAATATCATATTATACACAATCATAGCACATATAGATTTTGCGTATATAGTATTAAAAGTATCAATATTTATAGATTTACATAATTCATAAATCCGTCTAATACCTTTAGAGAAATCAATATCATTATTGATTCTCCAATTGAAAATGACATCTTTTGCATTTTTCATATTTCCTTCTCCTTATTTCTATTACCTATATGCAGCGAACGGATCAACATGACCTGAACATAAGTTCATTTCATCAATATTTGTGCCAGGAAGGTTGTTCATTCTTTGCATCATCATAGGATTCATACCCATCATTCCAATAGGATTCATCATTCCCATAGGATTCATCACGTTGCCATACATGCTATTAGTTTGTACTTTGTATGGTTCATTAGCATCTCCTCCACCACATTTGAATATAGAACGTCTTGTTTCAGGTTCTATTTCCTTCTCAACTTCCATTTTTGATTTTAGAATAGCCTTTTCATTTTCAGTTTCTACTTTATCCATTGCTTCAAATGAAGGAACTTGTTCACTAGGAACAACTACTTCAGGTGAAATGTTTAGTTCAGCAGATTCATCATATGAAACTGGTTCTTCATATGGAGTTAATTGAGACTGTGGGAACATGTTTGTTAAATAATCTTGAAGACCCTGATTATTTAAATCGGTTCCGTCACCAATATCAACATACTTCATCGACATATCCTTAAGAATATCAAAGTCATTAGTATCTTCACCGATATTAATGCCTTGTGATAAATCTTCCATATCAGGATTCAATCGATTTTCTTGTTCAACTTTTACGTTTTGCAAAAGTTGCATTCTTGCTTTGTTCCATTCCTCACAAAGTTTCTGAGTTTTATTCCAACCACGGTCAATATTTTTATACACTTTCCATGGTTTAGTTGCGCAGAAATTAGTGTAAATCAACACACAAAGCGACCAAACACTCTTAGTTAATTCTTCAGAAGAGTATTTGATTATTTCCACAGGCTCATTAGGATTTTCAGTACATACAATACCTACTTCATAATTTCCTGCATTATCGCGTCTGTTATACACTTGGAAACAGTCATCAAATTTTTCATCGATTTCGTCTTCTTCTGTTTCTTCAAATGCTTCTTTACTTATAAAGAATGGTATAAGAACTTTCTTTAATTTTATCAGAACGATACAAGCATGTCGAAAGTTCTGGAACGGATTAAATAATTCATACTCAGGGGTTGCTTTTATATTGAGATATGAACGTTCATCTATCGGAATTACTGGATAGACGAATGGTGGATTTTGTGGATCGTTTGTTCCATCCACATATTTTGGATTTTGGTAAAATAATTTATTACCATTGTAATCCTCAATAAATCCTTGAGGTGAAAAATGATATCCTGCTGCTTCAAGAATAGGAGCAGCATATTCATTAATCATATCAAAGAATATTTTAGAAGCTTCCATGTTTGTCTCCTTTACTTATTCTATTTTTATAATATCTAAATTTAAAATATATCGTTTGAATTTATATAATCTATTGTATCTAACACATCAAATGTTATATCTCTATTGCGGGTTTTATCAGTTATAACATTTAAAGCATCGTTATTACAGTACCATTTACATGAAACAGTATTATTAACCATTGCTTTTAAATGATCACTTGCCGATACGTTAAAATCTAAAGATATCTCTTTATTATTAGTATCTTTGATTTTAATTACTGTTACAAATGGAGTATGATGAATCAGTATTCTGAATTTTCTTTTGTACACATTATTAAATAGATCGAACATAAACTCACATAACGACGACAGTTCCTTAGCAAATGTCGCATATAGATTCATAGCAGTTTCCTCAGAAACAATCTTTTGGAAATATGTGAATCTCGGCGTGTTGAAACTACAACGTTCAGTATCTATAATGATATTAGACACAAATGGAATATTGAAAGACCATTGTGTAAAAAACATTTCCAACACGCTAACTAAATCGCCATAATCTACTTGTAAAAGATTTTCCACACCATATATAGCAGCATTGATATAATCAAAATCCGTTATATATTTAGAATCTCCAATTAAATCATTTACATATCGTTTATCGTATGAATGTAAATCATAGGATTTAAGATTTAAATCTTTATCACTATAAAAAAATCCTATATTTTGGGACATGTTGTAATTATTATCATACGATGGCATAAGTGATGATAGATTATATGATATTGTTTCACCGGTCTTCATATCTGAAACCACTTGCATTTTATTACAAATTTCGATATTGTTATCGGTTAAGAGATAACCAGTAAAACTATTCTTTGTAATTGTTTTATTTTTACTATCAACAATTAGTTCTTCTAATCTCGCATTGTGATCAGAAGATATGGCAATCTTTTTGTCAGTTATAATATTAGGAGAAAACTTCAAGATATCGTTATCTTGGATTCTCTTAGGCATTAATAACATATTTTCTCCATAAAATAATTCTAAAATAATGTTTCCATTATTTTAGAATTATATTTTGTCTAGTCTCTATTAAACATTTCTTCTTGAAAAGATTCTTGTTGAGCTTGATATTCAAGACTTAGAATATCTCTCATCATAGAATCTATCGCATATCCGTTGTCTATTGCAGATAATGGAGCAGTATTTGAAATATTGGTCTTTATAAGTCCATTGTTTTCAATCTGTGAAGGAACAGTTATAGGCGAAACTTTGTGATCTTTGAATGTGATTTTAAATTTATCACCAATGATAGATGGATTATATAATATTCTTACGTGTCCAGCTATTTGTTCAATATCTTTACATTCTTGTTCAAATCGATTCAATGTTCCTTTCAAATTGTTAGATAAATAATCTTTAGTATAATATTTACCAAACGCAATATTTCCACCACGAACATTAAAGCCTGACTTACCGTATCCTAATGCATCGCTGTCGTATATGAATGTAGTGTTATTTCCAATAAAACTATTAAACGAAGATTTCAATGAATTAGAAAATTCAAATCCTCGTTCACAGTTATTTTCCATCTTAACTATTTGGTGCATTTCATTTAATCTGATGGTATCATATTTCAATATGTCCATGAAGATAATAGTCGTATTACTGTCTATTAATTTCTTCATAGGAATTTTATTAACTGTATCATACATCAAATCTGTAAAATCGCCAGTTCTAGCGTTCATATCAAAATCAGTGTAATATTCAGGAGATATACTGATAATTTCATTACCACAACCGCTTATACCCATGAAATCGGCATAATCACACTCTTCCATTTGATAAAAGCGTTTACTCCAAATACTTGGACTGAACGATACTGTTTCACCAAATTCACCGCTATTTGGAATCACTAGTTTCTCAGTAGTAGTTACATTATCCAACACAAAGAATGCTGATTCACTTCGAATATTCCCAGGTTCATAAGTATATAGATCTCCGAAATAAGTAGCATTTCTTATGATATGACTCCCAGGAATTCTCACAGGTTGGGATAAATTATGGTTACCGTCATAAACCACATTATTATCTATACATATCTTACAATGTGTGAAATTTTTCATGTCATATTCTGCTCTGGTAACAAATACGTAAATGTTTCGTTTAACTCCCATTAATCCTAATGAGTTAAACGGTTTAGTATCATTTACGTCTACTTTACCAAAATTTCTAATTAACATAATTTCCTCCAGCAAAACCTAATCCTGAAGCATATACTCTAGACATTTCGTCGCTGTCGCTTGCTGAGATTCTATCCATAGCATGTATACATTCAGGTCGTTTAGTCTTTTCATTGACTCCAATCATATGATATATATTTGATAATTTAATAGTAGAATCATAATTTCCAATATTAAAAGTTATTCTATTAGGTGACAGATTGTTTATAAATATTGCATCTGGAACGTCCTCTATCAATTCACTGAAGTTATCCATTTCTTCAGAAATAATATTACTTATTTTAGCAATATTATAATTGATTTCATTTTTAGTAACACTTGAAAATTTCAAACATTTAGGAATGACATTGAATATTCCTGATTCTATATCGACTATGACATCTACTGATGAAAATATAGATTTATAAACCGCGTCATAAATTATAAGATATAATTTAGTTATAGCATTTTTTATCATTGTTCCATCTATTTTTACACCGTTATTTAATTTAATCCACGGATCTAATGATATTTCTTCAGTAGGATCATCAACGATTGATAAATCGATCAAATTATGATTTGATGGAATATCTATTTTAGCTACTTTGGTGTATTTATCTGTCAATTCTCTTAGAGTATAAACTGGACATTCCGTATAATCATAAGTAAAATCACCAACAGATATTTTGTCATTTTTAGATTTAAGTCTAGCCTGATCTTCAATGTTATAAAATCTAGGAAAAGGTTGAATAACTTCCGTTTGTAATGTACTCATTAATTCATCTTCATACACTGTTCCACCAGGAGAACCACAACATGCGATTATATCGCTACTATATATTTCATATGGCGTATCTTCATTTATTCTAGGCTTTACTCTATTAAGGAATGAGCCGTTTGTAAAAGTTATTATAGCATTCTTATTAAAACTTCCATCAGGATTAATTATACCTTTAGCATATCCCCTATATGTATTTCTATTCCATAGAGTAACCCCTTTAGGAATAAGATAATCTATTCCTTTAACTACACTATCATTGATGAGATATATATCGTACCAATCATCCATCCCATTAAAATAACCAAAAGGACTTTGACAAGTGCACGGATGAGGGGCATCATATTTATAGATGAATATATATCGATTTTTATTTGTGATATTTTTGATATCATCAATATCTTCTAATTCTTTTGTAAAAGATTTGATTAACATGATTTTCTCCTTACATTAGATGATATATAATCCTTTAAAAGTTTATCATTATATAGAAGAAAATGAATTATATCATAAAAAATACATAAAAACATTTTTATGTAAACAATAATTATAAAAAGGAGATTTCATTAATATGAGTGATAATCCTAAAAATAAAGTAAATAGAATGAAAGCCGAACAGATGATTTGTGAATTGATGGACGATTTAGAGGGAACTAAAGACGGATTCAACGCAAACCAATATAAAAAATATTTTGCCACATTATCTGATAAAGAATTTGATAAATTCATGGACAGACTCCGAAATGAAGAATGGTTTAATTTGTTCTATGAAATGAACATGAGTGATAAGAAAAAATGTCCAAATATGAACAAACTTAAAAAAGTAATGGATAAATATAAAATTCCTATGACAGAATATGTTGCTTATCCATATAAATCAGTTGATAAAGAACATCCACCAATATCAAATTCTCCTGTTCCAGTATTGTATGAAACTGTGAGACCTTTACAGCAGCTTTTGTCTAAGAAAGCAGATTATTCATCTGACCGTGATCACGTAAATTTACTTACAGGACAAGTAACTGGATCAAGTAAAAGTTCAACATTCAGTAATATGCAGACAGCTGCGTTATGTACATCTAACCAACAGGATAAAATTAAAGAACTTCTCGGACCACGAGCAGATGATCCTATCTCTAAAAAGAAAATGCTCGACCAAATTGCTGAAACAGGCGATTTTGATATCAATAGCATTCCTATTAGAACTAAAGATAAACAATCTTTAGAAACACTTAGAGTGTTCTGCATAGGTGCTGGATTAAGAGTATCGTTCGGTAAAGATAAATTATCATATTTATTACCTGTGGATTAAAATATCTATGAATCCTGCAAAAAAGCAGGATTCATTTTATAGATGACATATGATATTTTTAAAGTTGTGAGGAACAATAAAATATTATGAAAGAAATAACCGACGATATTTATAATGCTATCGCAAACCATATATTAGCTAATAAAAGCGCATACGGCGACGCGTGGCATTTATCCAAAGAACAAATAATTGAAAAACTTAAAACTATTAAAATAAATGCAGTTGAAAATATTGAAGATCTCAGGTCTTTAAAAGGAAACGCATGTGTATATTTTAGATGTAAACAATGCGGAAACATCTATTTCAGTTTAAATTCATTTCGTACAAGTAAAATAAATAATCTTTCTAAGTTTTTATGTGTACCATGTCTAAAGAAAGCAATATTTATTGAAAGATATGGAACAGATAATCCTATGAAAAATGTCGAAATAAAAAACAAAACGATGTTAACTTGGAAAAATAAAACCGAGGATGAATTGAGAGACATATATTATACTAAACGACATAAAAAAACTGATGAAGAAAAACAGATAATCAACCTTAAATCTAAACAAACTAAATTAAAACGTTACGGTAATGAGAATTATAACAACGTGTCTAAAAATAAACAAACTAAATTAGAACGTTATGGTGATAAAAAATATAATAATTTGAGTAAGGCAGAAAACACCAAATTAGAACGTTATGGTGACGCTCATTTTAATAATTTAGAAAAACGCCACGTTACATGTCAACAACGGTATGGTAAAGATAACGCGTGTGAATCTCCTGAGGTAGTGTATAAAATAAATGAATCGACTATGGCTAAATTAGGTGTAAAACGACCTATACAAGATGCACGTATATTACAACAAATGCAAACTGTTATGAAAAATAGATATGGAGCGAAGACGACCATGGAATCGCCTATATTAAGAGAGCGCGTAGAGAATACTAATTTAGTCAAATACGGGTTCAAAACTCCTCTCAGTAATAATGACGTGCGAAATAAAGCTAAAGAAACCATGTATAAGAATACTGGGTGTGATCATCCTATAGTATCTAAGATAAATTATTATGGTATACGTTTTGATTCTAAATGGGAATTAGCAATATGGATATATGCTAAAGATCATAATGAATATATTTTACGAGAGCCTGTAAAATATGAATATATGTATAATGACAAAATACATGCGGTTTATCCAGATTTTTATTACAATGGTAAAATAATAGAGATAAAAGGTGATCATTTATATGACAAGTCGTCAAAATTTAATAGTAGGAATATTTTAAAAGATAAAATTAAGCATCGTATTGAAAAAGAAAACGGTGTGGAATTTTGGTTTTCTGAGAAATGTTTACCATACGTTAAATATGTCGAGTATATTTATGGAAAAGAATACATGAATTTGTTTTATGTTGATAATCCAATGAATCCCACATACTTATATCCTAATGGATTTATTCCTATTATTAGACCATATACTAACATGTATCCTTATTATACAATGCCAGTGTTCTCAAGACACGGTATAATGCCATACGATAATAAAAATGATAAATATGTAGATATAAAAAGTAAAGGAATAACACCTTATGATTTGTAAAAAAGAACTCTCCAAATGGAGAGTTCTTATTATTTAATTAATTGAGGAATATCAAATGGAGTTACGCCTTTACCAATATCTTGATATTGTTTGGTTTTATCGATGTCAAATGGAGTAAGACCTTTACCTTTATTTTGGTTATACATAGGAAGAGAATAATTAGTAAAATTCAAATAAACTACATATTCTGTGTTCCTACCCATATGACCATGATTACCTATAGAACTTACTACATACGGACGATATTTCACAACAGTATCATCTACAACAAACACATACTTTCGACATTTATATCGTAACAAACAAATATCTATCCATTCATCGCAAGTAAGGGCAAGTTGATCTTTATTATTCCAATCTTCTATATTTTTTCTATTACCTCTACGATCTATTGTTGCATATGGTGAACAAGTCAGAAGACAATCATAAACACCAAATTCTTTAGTTGCATCAGCGACTTTTAGATCCACTTGCACGTTTGGATCTCGGTTTGCTTTCCACCAAGAAAGTATTTGTTTTGATTCTTCAATATGTTTAGCATTTATGTCTCTACCTATGTATGGTTTTCCACATTGAATCGCGCCAAGCATACGGCCTGAGAATCCTGAAAATAGGTCAAAAATTTCTTTAGCATCATACAGGTAAGTTTTGATTAATTCGATTGCCGTAGTATTTTTAAAAACAGAAATCTTTGTAGCTATCTTAGTGATATTATAACCTTGACGCATTCTATCAACATTGCATTCACCAACATAAAATAGGCGATTTAAAGCGAGCTGTTTAAATATTTCTTTATTGTTCCATAATTCGAGAATATTTGGTTCGTCTTTATGACGACCTTCCATTATAGATTTATGAAAATGTCTTACCAATCCCATAGGACTAGTGTCTTTAAGATCAGCGTTTGGCCAGGGAAATGGAACATCTTTATAAAACAACGGTAAATAATCGTCACTGTAATTATCATATATATGCTGACTTATTTCCTCAAAATCTTTCTCAGTCCAAAATTCACAATTAGGATATTTATCTTTTACTTTATTTCTATGATTTATGTCTTCAAATGGGTATACAATATATATTAATCTATCCCCTAATTTAAAATCAGGATAAATCATACTGTAGTTTTTATCATCATAGAAACCAGGACATCTTTCTATATCGAGATTCTTATCAACTGCATAAATATATAATTCTAATTCGAGAGCATTGTTAAATTCTCTATTATCATAAAAATACAAAAACGGTTTATCATAACCAAATTTCATAAAATTAAAATTTTCTAGTAAATCTTTATCATCGAACGATTTAAGTAGATTTTTATGTTTATTTTCATATTCGATAAAATATTCTTTTTTAGCTTTTAAATCAAAATAATATGGTGTATTTATAGAGATGCTGTTGAACACATCGGGTTTCTTAGGTCGGTTTTTTAATCCTAAAACAGATTCAAAATATATAGTATCTTCTAAATAAGAATAATCGTCTTCAAAATCTATATCTATTTTCATTCTATATTTCCTTTTTCATTTTTAAAGTTTTTCATAATTTATTAATATACATTTTAAAAGAAAAATAAAAAATAAACTCGGGTTTGTCCCGAGTTTATTTTTTTCTCTTTTATGCAGCAACAGCATTGAATTCCTCCAACATTGCAATATAGTCATCTAATGACTTTACGCTTTCAGAAGCATATTTTGCTTTTGAAGGATCCATTACGTATTCTGAACGTAATGCACACATGTGTGCGCTAATGTCACAGTACACTAAACCTGTACCGTTTAACATCGATTGTAATTTTTTAGAAGATGCATCAGAGATAGCATCTGTAGTAAATATAGTAATAATCATAGTTTCTCCTTGTATATACACTTTATAGTATTATAGTATATACTTTTATTCACTAATATAATATGAACGTCGAAACCCATATAAAATAAAAAAAAATCCTGCCTTTTTAGGCAGGATTTATTATTAAAATGACTATGAAACCTTAGAGGAAATATCATTTAATGAAAATATAGACTCGGATTTAACTAAATAAGCAAATCCGAACGCTACTAACATTACGAATTCATTAATCATAGTTATAACACTATGGTTGTTATATTTAAATAAAAATACGATATAAAAAAATTGAGATAAAATTCCTAAAAAAATCAATATACCGCAAATATAATAAACCATATTACGTTGGCGTTTTTTAGGATTAGTTTTATCGCCTATAGTAAATAAACATAAGATATTAATACCAAATGTTATGAATAATATAGCGGCACATGTATTATGAATTATTGCACTGATATGTAGAGGTAAACAGAATAAACCTGTAACTTCTTTCATTCGAGTATCTCCATTTGGAAAAATTATAATTCCCATAGCACTGATAGCTTCAATTAAAGAACATATTCTGTCTTTTATATCATATCCTTTATATGAGAAAAAGAAAACGGACGTAGCAAACAATAAACCGATCATTATAATTTTAGAATTTGCATAATATGTACTTGATATAGAAGTGTACCAGTACGGTTCATTATATTTTGCTCCGATTAAACCAAATAATAATGAACAAGGTGCCAATAAAATACATAGAATACCCAATATTCTACGTTGAGATAACATAGATTTAATTTCTATTTCAGATATCATTTTAAAACCTCCTATATAATTTCATTTATTATGTCATCTCACGTTTATATTATATTAGTGAATAAAATAAAGTATATACTAAAATGTGTATACGAGGAGATTGAATATGAATATGTATAATACTTATAATAAACAGCTCAGTGAAGCTGTTAAGATCAAACGTTGTCAGGAGATGGTTAAAAAAGATGCCATCTCAATATCTGAAGAAGAACGTCTCAAGAGACAATTTGAAGCAGTTCTTAAACAGATGAAAAGAACAGCGTAGGTAGAGTATGAAAAGAGACCTTCGGGTCTCTTTTTTATTTTATTTTTAATACTATTTATATATGGTCAAATGATAGGATTCAATACAATCACTAAATTGTAGAAATAATTCCTGAAAACACAAAAGTGTGAGTAAGGGTTATTTTTTATCAAATGCGTTTTTCTTTATATATTTTATTTATGTAGAATAAAGATAAAAAAATAAAAGTTCTACAAAGGAGATAAAATTATGGGTGAACAAAGAGAAAACCAAAAAATTAATTTCAGCAAAATGCTATTCTCTGAATTGGGGGAAAATTGCGAATATCCTGAAGAGGCAGGATATAAAAATGGACTTTCAAAGTACGGGGCATGTATGGAGATGGCATCTCATACTTGCAAGGTATTAATCAATAACTTCCCATGGAAGAAAGCTTCTGTGAAGAAGATTGAAACTCCAATGGACGACAGAGAAGATATCTCTGTAATCAAATTAGTAACGATTCGTCTCGAAGACGGATACGCTGTGAAAAATCCAGAGTTGAGCCGTGTACTAAAGTACATGGTAAGTATGTTGTCATATGAAAATTCTAAAGAATTTTCACCAATGCTGCACCAACTCTACACTGACGCGATGGCGGCTCATAAGTTCGCCATCGATAGATATGGTTACACTAAGAGTGGAGAAATCGTATCTATCACGTTCCGATTCGCACTTACAAAGTGGGATGGAAAATGGGGAAAACGTAAGGAAGAAATCTCTGAAGCTATTGTAGATGGTAGCAGTGATATTATTTCTGAAGTTGAAGAATCCGCTGAACCTATTGAAGCTGAACCAAAGCCTGCTGTTGAAGAGAAGAAAAAGAAAACTTCTAATAAAAAGAAGGATGAAAAACTGCAGAAACACATTGATGATGAATATTCTGAGCCAATCGGAAACATTATCAAAAACAAGAACTAGTTTCAGCTTCTGACAAATAAATAAAACAGACACTTTCGTGTCTGTTTTATTTTTTATAAATTTCGTTAAACAGCATTCATTGATAAACCGAAATTAGCATCGCTTAAACGATCCATCATTTTTCTTATAACAAATGCTAGTAATGGGAATAGATAGAATTCATTCTGATCTCTTATACCTATTTCCGAGAATTCACTGAAATGCTCATTAAGTAAAAGTAATCTACTCAATAAAGCATCTTCTCTTTTATTTACATATAAACCTATAATTTCACATATGAAATCTACTATAGAAGAATATGTATTCAATGTAACGTCTTTGATACTTCTATCTTTACATCCTTCCCAATAAAGATATTTAATGAGACATTTAGGATATAAGGAAAGACAACCATCTACGTATCCAGGTAAAGGTTCCAAACTAACTAAACCATACAAATTCATAGTTGAGGCTACAGTTATTCTAGTTATAGGAGAAGGTAAATGGTATTTAAAAGTCAATTTACCTACAGATTGGTGTTCCAATGCATAGAATATAGTTTTACTATACCATCTTTCTAAATCTTCTTGTAATTTACTGATATAGTAAGTATGCCTATCTACATTAGTGAACAACGATGTTCTTGTGATAAATTCGATAAGCATTCTATCGTACATTAATGAACCGTACCATACGTCAGAATTATTCAATCTAGGCGGTTCCATTTCTTCATTTTCAAGATTAACCGAATAATATCTTTTTTCCATCAGTCGAGATTCTGCTAAAGATGAACCGTATTCATCTTTAATAGTTGTACAATCGTATGGTAAAATAAATGTATTTTTATCTTTATTGTAAAAATTTTCAACATATGCGCTAGCTATATCTCCATACATTTGTTCCAATGTAGCGAGTGCACTATATTCATCTTCTCTGAAAAGTGTTCTAAATTCTGTACCAACGTGAGAATAAACGAATCGGAATGTAGCCACTACATTCTTTTCAAGTTCACTTAAAAGTGTAGTATTGTGACTAGCGTTTTCTTCTACTAATTGATAAGTTATTTCATATGCACTATCGTTTTCTATAGATGTTTTATTAACATCTGTTACTCGATAAAGATTTCTCTTATCAAGAGTTTGCATTACGAAATGATCATTTATAAGTGGCTTTATAGTTTTAGGTAAAATTTTAGCACTTGCTTCACCCATTAAAGAATTTTTATTTTCATTCTTTTCAAGTGAAACATTGAGCGCATCTTGACAAATAATAACAAAATCTTTGATTTTATTTAAAGCTTCTTTATTTACAGATACAGAACTGATATTTCCCGTATTAGTAATATAATCATTTCTATCTGAAGTGTCGTGTGCATAATAGATAACCGATGTAGTTATAGAAGTTAATCTGCTTAACGGTGTATTTTTTACATCTAATTTATCTTGTATTACGGCGTTACCTATACGTTGTTCGACTTCATGCGGTTTAATTAGTGCTGCCCCATCTCCATGTCGTATAGTTGTATTATTGTTAGATGGCGTTACACTCGTATTTCCGCTCTTAAAATATGCCATACTTAACCTCTTATTTATAGTTAAAATTCAAATTCATAATTATGTCAAAATATAGGTTTATTTATATATTTTAGTCATAGAATACATATAAGGAGATAAAATATGTTAACTTTAGTTTTTGAAAACGCTTCAAAAGAAAAAGCGTTAAAATTGCATGATTTTCTATGCGAAGCATTAGTGGGAATTCCTGGGTTCATTAACAATGAAATCGTCGTCAATACACAAGATATCGATGAACACACTAAGTTACCTATAAACGAAGAAGGCGATTTGGTTGTTATCGATGATGATGGAGAAAAGCATGAACATTGTGTCAGATTAATGATTACTAGTGATAATCAACCTAAGGAAGTTACTAATCACATTATGATTTTAGGTGGAAAAGAAACATTAGGAGAAAAATAATATGACAAAATGGACAAATGAAATTGAGGCAATTCGTAGTTTCGGTAACGATATCAAAGAGCGAGGCGATATCTCAGATATCAGTTATCATAAAGAAGACGGTACTGATGAGCGCGTTATACGGATGTTCACAGATAAAGATCGTGAGGATATTAAAACTATCTTGATGAAATATCCTGAATTTTTATCTAGCCCTGCTTCTGCTAAATATCATGGTGCTTACCCAGGCGGTTTATTTGAACATTCGGTAGCAGTGTATTTATGTGCAAAGGATTTGGCTCCGGTATTTAAAGTATACCACGTTGATCCTATCGCGTGTATATTCCATGATCTTTGTAAAGTTGGTTCTTACGGCTTCAACGATAAAGACAACAAATACTTTTATAAAGACAACCTTGGTCTTCCTCATGGTTCCGAATCATTGCGTCGTATCATGAAATGTGGCGTACAATTAAGTAGTGAAGCTTGGGAATTTGCTGTTGCATATCACATGGGAGCATTTAATGCTAACAATGAAGAAACTATAAACTTCGGAAAAATGTGCGAAAAATATCCAGAAGTGTTACTTCTTCATACTGCTGATATGATGGCTAGTAAGATGATGTCATTGTAATCTCGTCTTTAAACCTTAAAAAGAAAACCGCCAATGTAAGGCGGTTTTCTTTTTTGTAATAATTTAAACTTGTACGAAAAGAATGATAGTTTTCTTCATAATATTACGCCCCCTTCTCATTAGTGTAAACATACACAAACTTTAGTTTTAGTATTTCTATCATTTGTATATCTACCTGTAAGAGTGTATAATGTTTCTTCTATTGAAGTAGAAGATATTTCGTTTCCATAATTAAATAGTCTGGCTTTAATTACGTTTCCGTTATCGTCTCGTTCAACAGTTAAACAATCAAAATGTAATATTGGTAATTTATGTTTAGGAAACCACATGATACCTATTCTATAGGATTCATAACCTAATTTTTTCAATGCCTTTTTAGAGTATAATGCCATATCATCACAATCACCATTTCCTATTAACCATTCATGTAGTCCAGAATCGTGATCCATAAATCCACCAACTAAATCATATTTATAATTATATTGATCACTAAAATATTTTACTAAAGAGTTTTCATCTTTGCACGCTTCAAGCCACCGATTTAATAAAACAGAATATTCTCCGTTTTCTTTCTTTTTAAGATATTTAAAATAGTAAACTATATAAAATATCCAAGAAAATAATATAATAGGTATAAAACGTAAAATATTATACACTATCCACGCAAATAATGATTTTTGTTTAAAATATAATTTCATATTGCCTCCATTATCAATCATTATATTGTTTAATATCATAAGGTGTTATACCTTTACTTTTTATATCTATATATTTATCATTCTTATTAATATCAAATGGAGTTATTCCATTATTATTATATAAAGAGATGTAATTATAATAACTAGGATTAAATATATTATCTTTTCTAAATAATATATTCCAATTAGGATATTTATTATTACAATATTCTAAATAAGGTAATATATCTTTATTAGTTAAGAATAATACATTATTAGATAAACCGCATTGGTGTTTTCTTTCATAAAGATCATCCATGAATTCTTTTTCTTCTTTAGTTAATGGTATCCATACACCACCATTAACTTTCTTTTTATTATATGGATATATCATATTACCATTATTCCAGAATTGAGGACCTTTCACTTCTACATAATTACTATTAATAATGAAATCAGGTTGATAATAATGAATTCTATTATACATATCAGTATAATTAAAAGTACATGAATTTCTAATAATAGGAATATTATTATCTATATAATATATCCAAACTGCTAATTCCCATGAAGAATCAAAATATATACCATAATAATTATATTTATAATTCGGGACAACCGACCCATATTTATCAAGTCTAGACATAACTGATTTAAATGGATCAACTTTATTAGGATTATTTATACCGTATTTTGTATTTAATGTTTCAAAAGCTTTTTTCCTATTAGTATAATATGGATCACCGTATCTTTTTAATTTAACAGATTTGATTTTATCTTTAATTTTTGGTGCTTGACTCACGGATTTTACACCGTATCTTTTAAGATTAGTTTTAAATCTATTAGTTATAGTCGATTCTTTATTTGCTACTATTTTGCATGAACATTTACGACACAATAAACGTTTATATTCTGGTATTCTATAATGTCTAAACGAATGTATAGTATATATTCTTCCACAAGATGAGCATTTGATTTTGAAAGGCGTATTTTGTTTCAATTTATCAATCTTAGAAATACTATTTGCATCGATAAGCGGTATATTATTTTCTATATATCTTTCACGATACTTATAACATGACGGACATTCAAAAGTCGAATATCTTTTTAACATACATGGTTTATAAGACGTTTTTACGACTGTGATTTTTCCACATTTACGACAAATATAAGAAAAACTTTCACGAGATTTTATATTTTTCAATTCTTTAATAGTCGATATCATTTTCATAATTTAAAACCTACCAATATAAAATATATAAGAGAAAAAACATTTTAATGTTTAAAATAATAATTGGAGTCAAAATATGACAGAAGAAAGCAAAATATCATATTTATTCTCGTTAAGACCTGATAAAATCCTAATGACCGATATCTATAGACTTTTTAACAAATCAGTTCATCCTTTGCCTAATGGTAAAATGGATGTACAACCCCCAATGTTTTTTCCTACGGACAAAATTACTGTACCTAAAGGAACTCTTCCAAATATAAAATTCGATACTGAAACCACTGTTGGAAGATATATTTTTAATCTTGTAGTTATTGCTGCGGCATTCGGTGATAAAGTAGAATACATTAATAAGACTATGCGAAACGATGATTTTGAGAAACTTCAAAATTATCTCTGTGATGAAGTTTTAATGGGAAGAATTACTGGCGCCGAGTTTGGAAAATTTCAAACACGTATAATTTGGTTAAATAACTTCACAGAAATATTAGTTCCTGGAAGTAGTGACAACCTCATGGTTTTACCACCAGAAATCAGAAATAAACTTCAAGAATTAATTGATGCTAACAGAGACGTAATATTAGCAGGCGATACTGCTAAATATATCAATAATGTTGAAAAACCTATACTAGCATTTGCTAAAAAATGGTTTATCGATCACAATGAACCAGGATGGTTGATTTATGCTAAAGGTGGAAAACCAAAGTTCGATAACGTATTTAAAAATATGTTTCTAGAAGTAGGTCCTATTCTAGATATCACCACCGGTAAATACAAAATAAGTACTAATAGTTTTAGTGAAGGTATATCTCCTGAAGAAAACTATCTGTATGCTAACCAAGCTGTATTTGGTGCATATAACCGCGCCGTTAATACTCAAAAAGGTGGAGCTAAAACTAAAGAATTCGTTCAAGCTTTTCAAGGTCAACGTGTTGTAGAAGACGATTGTGGTAGTCAAATGACTATCGGAATAGATGTTACTGAAAAAAATCTGGAAACTATAAAATGGGCATATGTAAGAGATGAAAATAATCCTGATGAATTTATCTGTGTAACACCTGATATATTGAATTCTTTTATAGGAAAACACGTTGAATATAGATCTCCATTATATTGTATGACTGATAATGGATGTTTTTGCTGGAAATGTGTAGGTGGTTTGTATCAACGAATGGGATTAAGCAATGTAGGATTTGCTAGTCAGAAACTTACAAGTACATTCTTGAATAAATCTCTTAAGGCATTCCATGACTCTACAGTTAAAACCACAGTTATTAATTGGCGTTCTTGTCTCTATAATCTTGATTATAAAAACATTACCAAGATGGACGATAAAGAAATCGATAAATATTTTGAAGAAACTAAAGACGGATCTATTATCCTAAAATGTGCCAAAGCTGAATTCGAATTCCCAGAAGAATTCATTGATCATAGCATTGCTGAAATTGTTGGTAAAGACGTTAATATTTTCGGTTTATTTGAGATAAAAATCTATGAGACTGAAGAAGATATTGAAAAAGATACTCCTAAACATCTCTTCTTTAAACATATTGGTAAAATTTTAACCTGTCCATCATCTATCAACGATATTAGACACAATATTGAAGAAGATAAAAGTGATAAATATGTTTTAGTTTCATTTAAAACAGGTGATTTATTCATTAAGAATAAAAATATCATCGTTGATTCTAATGTAGCAAATACAGTATTGAACATATTCACTTTGGGATATTTTCCTAACATATTAAACTATGAAGAATTAGCTAAATACTGGACCGAAGCTTCTGCATATAATGGTGTAAGTTTATCAAATCTCTCTCAAAGATCTATTGAATTGATCGTGTCTGAAATATGTCGAGATTCATCAGATCTAACTAGACCGTTTAGATATAAAATTAAAGATAATCCTAAGATCGATCATAAGGCATGGAAAATGATTAATATACGTTTATTACCAAAATATTCTTCAGTATGGTCATCTTTAACGTCTGGTGATGCTAGAAATAATTTGGTGAGTATGGTTGCTAGATTACGCAATGGTGGAAAACAAATAGAATCTCCTTTAGAAGATGCAATATTATAAAAATGGGTGGAATAAAAAAATGAAAGAAATATGTTATACACAAATTAGTTATGAAAATGAAAATGAAATATTCCCATCCGAAATGGATGGGAACACCAGAGTAATATCATTAGATGCGAAAATGTTTAATACACATGGACAAACGTTTGTTAATGATGATTCTAGAATTAAAGATTATCTGATACGAGAAGTTCAACATTTTAACAAATTCGGTACATATTATAACTGGATTATTACATCTATGGGTAATATATACCACATCACACCGAATAACAAGGCAGGACATTCCAGTATATTTAAATTATATTCAAGTAAGATGAGTAAATACTTACCAGAATACTGTCCGCTACATGAAATCAATGTTAAAGATTTAAGTAATACCCCAGATAAATCTATTGAATCGATTTGTTTAGAAATAAATGAACCTAATGGTTCGTTTAATGTGTTTCAAGAAAATACATTGAAAGATTTATTAGCATATCTTATGCAACAAAATAAAAAAATAAAACCTTTCAACGTAATTAATCGTTCAGATATTCCAAGAATCAATACTGATAAACAATCTATAGGTATCGAAGCGTATAAAGACAGTATTTCCAGATTAGTTGTACTGTCTTCATACGCCTTAAAACTATCTAGGGAAGATCACTATGTTTTAAGAAATGTGGAAAGTTTAACAATATAATACTTTTCCAGTACTAATATTTTTAAACACGGGGGCAATAGCTCCTGTGTTTCTTTTATATATTCCCACATATCTATAATTTAGATTTTCTTCACTTATTGGATAACTTTTAAGCTCTTCAATTATCTTATCCATATCATCTTCGTCGTTTATAAATAACGTATCATTCAATTTCAAATTAACACGAGAAATATAGTTTATAGCATATTCTTGCATTAATTTATTTAATTTCGACATCTGAATATTCATATATAACTCTCGCATCATTTGATTGGTTTCATCTATTCGTTTAGCACGAATATCTTCAATTTCTTCTTCGATATTTCTGAGTTTCTTTAAGATTTTATTCCTATATGCGATTGTGCTTGCGGGAATTCTGTTTTTTAGATATCGAGGTTCACCACAATTATATGCATAAAACGCGTCGTCTCCACCATATAATGTATATAAGGATTTATAATAATTAATACATACTATAAGATAGAGTTCGGTTTTATCTGAAATATCTCTAATATATTCATCTGTATTTTTTGGTCCATATTTTTCCATAAACCAAGCATTTTTAATATTACCAGAATTTAATTGAAGATATCCATAATCACGAGTTCCGTTAGTATTAATTTTACTGACAACGTTTTTCCACTCAGTTTCTACCCAACCCGTTGAAAGAATTCTTGAACGTAAATCGAATCTAGTTGATTTATCTTCATCATAAGTATAATATAAGAAACAATCTACGTATTTTTCTGGAACATATCTTTTTACTAAGTTCACAATGTCTTGTTCTAATAGTTCTTCATTAGCAACAGGTAAAAATATACTAATATTTCTATCCCATCTAAACTCATCGGATAATAAATCGTTATTAGTATACGCGAATATTCTACAGTTGAAAAAGACCAATAACACTATCATTATCATTATCGCTTTATTAAATGAACGCATAATATCCTCCTTTACCCATTCATTATTTTTTCATTTTATTGTTATATTATTTATAAAATATATAATTTTATCTTTACATCAAATATATATTTATATTATAGGAAACATGTTCATAAAGGAGATAAATTATGTGCAGTAAAATTACAGATAAAATTAACAGTATTTGGAACACTAATAATGGTCGAGGGGAAAAACATATCGATAATATCGATACAAATAAATTTATCGACGATTATAATAACATAATTGTTAAGATCAATGAATTCATATTAGAATTTGATGATATTGTAGATGTTACACGATTTGAAAAATGTTATGATATGTTCATATATAATATATTTAATTTAGATAAATCCAGATATATTCCAGTATACAATAGTAAAAAATTAGCATGGCTTCAAATTACTACGTGTATTGGAAGAGGTCTATTTATCAAAAATGACACGAATTTAGCTTCTTGTACTAACGATTTTATTATATACGTAATAAAATATTTTGAACAATTAAAAAATATACGTAAATACATAGAAGAATTTAAAAAGAAATATAATAGTAATATTGATCAATATTACAATAATCTAGTTGAAATACAAAATAAAGAAGAGTTTAAGCATAATATGTTGTCGACATTTGACACGTATTTACAATATAATAAATCTAATAAATTCAATAAACGCATAGCAATAGTTAACGAATCTTTTAATTCCAACGATATAGAATTTTATACATTGAAAGATGACAAATATTATCAAATACGTATAAAAACCGATAAAGCAATTAAATATACTTCAGATCTGAATGATGATCAAATAGAATACATATATAAAATATGTATTTATGATAATAAAGACGAAATTAAAGATATACATAATAATTCAAAATTATGTGGCAGAATTACTAAATTGATTGAAGAAGATAAATAACAGTGACCGATCCATCTAAAAGGAGAAAATACATGAGTAAAGAAATTGAATTCAAAATTCCTATGAGCAAGGAAAAAGCTGAAGAAGTCATCGATAAGATATTTCAAGAATATTCTTATGTTTTAAAAATTAAAACAGATCGTTATTGGAATTCTATTGATGATTCAAATGCTAAAAACCACGAAATCATCCGAATAAGATCAACTAACGTTGTATCTGATAAAATGATTGAATATTTTAGTCCAGATAAAGAATGTGATGTTAAGAATTGGTTCTTTTATCCTACACACAAAATGTTTGATGCTGGTGAAATTGAAAAGTGGGAAGATCCCGAATCAGAAAACGATATCTACATCACATATAAACACCGTAAAGTTACTGAAAAGGGCGAAAGTAATTCTGAATTTGAAGAGAAAATTTCTAAAGAACAATGTGACGTAGTATCTAAATGTTTCGATGCTTTAGGATACAGATATTTCAATAAGATTAAACGTTGTTTGACATTCAAACCTGCATTCGGTGAAATTGTGGTTGATTTTGATAATGTAAATGATTTGTATTATTTCGAAATAGAATATGTTCTTAAAGACAATAATTTATTAACTATAACTACTGAAGAAGCAACTAAAGCTCTTGAAGAAATTGTTAAATATTTCGGATTAAATCCAGCAGATAAAGACAATAGACTTTGGAAAGATATTCTTAAAATGTAGAAATTATTTGGAGGACGCTATTAGCGTCCTCTATTTTGGGTTATTTTTTATTTTTTGACATCATAATGACGAAAATCTCAAACAGGAGATTGATTTTATGGCTACTAATGTTTTAAATAATTATATAGACAAAGGAAAATCCTTAACATCCTCAGTAGATTTATTTAATAAATTATTATCTGATTCTGGTAAAGGAGGATGGTTGACCGGAGCGTTAAGTAGTTTAACTGGTCTTATGAATAATGTGACTGGTGGATTAGACGCATTTAAAGGTTACATAAACAACACTTTAGACGGTTTTAATCTCGATTCTTTATTAAATAAATTAGGATTAGGAGATAATAAATTATTAAAAGCTTTAGCTGATAAATTTGGTTTAAAATCTGGACTATTCGATAGTTGGGCATCTGACATTATCAATATTGGAATGTCATGGGTGGATAGTGCATTAGGAGATTTGACTGGTGCGGCTGTTCTAGGTGTAGTTTCATTACTTAAAGACGATTCGGTTTATGATCAAGTAATTTTAAATAGTATTGTAAAACCATTACGATATACAGGTTCAAATCCAAATTATCAAAATAAATTACTCAAAGTTTGTCTGGAATCAGATTTACCTAAAAATCTAGAATATCTAGACCAATACAACAATACTCAATACGATTACACTAATACTATGTGGAAACGAGCAATTTATTCTGCTCAACGAGGTTGTTATAAAGTTCCTAAATATATTTGTAAAATATTATACAAGAAATATACTGATTTATCTCAAGGTGCGGCCACAGATAATGAAGAAATAGCATTCGTTTATAAAAACTGGATTATTGAAATTTTTAAAAATGTACTAGTTTATAGTTTTGATAATTTTACAGATGAACGATTTATAGAATTTATAAACGAATTTCCTTTAATTCTAAAAGATTTTTCATATTTTGGCGACAATGATGAAGAGATGAATAACAGATATATGATCACTACTTCTGATATAGACGTGATCGCTCCTAAAATAGAATTATCAGAATTTGATAATGGAGAAAATAAAACCAATTTTGAAAAAAGTTGGAAAGATCCTGGGTGTGGTTTAAATTTCGATGCAACTAATATAACTAAAATAAAAGAATATATTGATATACGAAATTCTTATTTTAAGAAAATCTATATCTACATGGCACATTCAGATGAAATACCTTCAAGTAAACGTTTAGTGAACGAGAAACTACATAAACGATTGGAATATAAAAATGTTGATATATTGAGTAAAGCTAACTCTGAGATGATCAACTCATTGAAAAACAGTAAATTGTATAACGATTTTAAATATGTATTCGATACTAATGGCGATAGTAATGGTGAAGGAATTGTTGCCGGTGGAATTGCAAACATGTTGTCGTTGTTACAAGATTTGCGTGCACTCTTCACTATTGAGGAAATATATTCTGTAAATAACACGTTATTTGCTAAAAAGAACGATACATCAGTTGGAGATTTTATAGGAACGAATCCTGATAAATCAACTTCAAATAATAGCAATGGCGGTTCTAATAATAGTAATAATGGTAGTGGTAATAACGATAACGGTAATAATAACAATAGTGGTAGTGGAAGTAATAATGGTAATGGTAATAACGATAACGGTGATAACAACGATAGTGGTAGTGGAAGTAATAATAATGGTAATAACAACGGTGAAACCAACATCGATATCACAACAGAATCAGATAGTTACATTGACTCTAGCGTTACACAAGAAGAAATATCAGATGAACTGGATAACATATTCGATAATATACCTGATACTATTTCAGTATTTATAACAAATGATATTAAGAGTTCAAATTTTGAAGTTATCAATATTACTAATTTATCTGCCGCCGATATACAGAATTTATGTAGTAAATTGTTTGAAAAAAGACCTGAATTCAAGTTAATAGAAACATTTGATCTAAAACGAATTAACAATAATGGTGTATATAATATAAAAAATTTATTTATGTTATATACAGATAAATCTGAAGAATATGAAAAAATCTCTGATGAAGATAAAATCAATATTAAAAAATACTTGATAGCAAAATATTTGATACGTAATTATTCAATCAAGTATTCTATACAAGCATTAAAGTGTTTATACGGTGAATCAAAGTTAATAGACGACGCATACATGTCTAATGTGCCTGATGAAAAAATAGCATACTATATAGATTCTTTAAGTTCATATATTAATGAAATAAAAAATTTATATAATGAATTCAATCACGATACATTCTTTAAAATAACGTTTGATTTACAAGAAATCGGTTCTTCAAATATTAAAGAATTCGATAAAATCAAACCATTAACATCAGCATCAGCATATAGACCTATTGATCCTGTGGATGAAACAAAACAATATTTATTTATAGGTTGGTCTGAAAATATAAATGGATCTGAAATGTTTAACTTTGATGAAAGATTTATCGATAGGAATATCACATTATATGCTATATGGTCTAAAATAGAAAATTATATCCTATCAGCTACATTACGTAAAGTAGATAATCCTACTCTTGAAACCGATATTTTTGGAACAATAGATAATATTAATAATAAAGTATTCTTCCCAATCAAAGATAATGAAAGAACCGATGATGATTCTTATGTCATTAAATTGAGTGTTTCATCTGGGGCTAATTCTCCATTATTAGATAGTAATAATACCACTATAGTTCTTTCTCCTGATCAACCTTATGAAATCGAAGTAACCGACTCTAATGATGTCTTAAGAAGATATCTTATAGAAATGGTAGAAACTTTAGATTCGGAATATCGTATCTCATATTTTACGAACGGAATACAACTCAACGATTTAGATGAATCAGATATACATTATGAAAATTCTAAAACAGAATTATTAACTGCTAGCAAATCAGGATACAATTTTGTTGGATGGAAAAATAATCCTAATTTAATAGGTGACGTAATAACTTCTCTTTCAACAACCGTAAATAAAGAATTCGAGGTATTATATCCAGTATTTGAGGAAATAACTTATAAGATATCGTATTATGATAAAATGGAATTACCTTTTTCAGGTATTCATCGCGGAAGTTATCCTATAACAGCGTCATTCAATCGCGGTGTAGTATTGGATAAACCTAGTAAAAAAGATTATATATTTATGGGATATCATAAGAGTATAGATTGTACGGATGAACCTGTTAAAAGATTACCTAGATTTTCAGTATCCGATGACGTGTCGTTGTATGCTGATTGGATGGATAAAGATGCTTACAATGTATTATATGGATTAGTTCCTCTTAAAGGAATAGATATACACATATTAGATTTAATTTTCTATACAACATTTGTGTTGAGAGATAATCGTGTACTCAAAATCAATGAATTTGGTTTCGGTTTATATAGTAATAATATTAAAACAAGAGATTTGGATGTAGATAAACAAATCGCTTTAGGTGTGACTTATATTCAAGAAATTGATACATTTTTCGTTTTAACTAAAAATAGCGATGGTACAATTAAACGAATATATTATACTGATAGAAATTTTAATGAATATAAGATATTTGTAGAATTAACTGATATAAGTAAAATTAAATTTTTTGCTGGTATCGGATTCGAAACATTATCAAATCTCGTATTTTTCTTGAAATGCTTATATAAAGGATCATTATTTGAAGCAAAAAATAATGCTATATATATAAACGAAACTATTATATTTAATAAAGATAATATAGACATATGGCCTAATGAAACAAATAACCCATTGATGGGTATATCATTCACTATTAGCGGTTCATTATATGTTCTCTTCCACAATCATGGAATAATACGAATATATGATTTCGAAATAGTGTATGATTCTGAAGGAATCCCATCTATTAAAGATAATCAGTTCTCTTATGAATTTGTATCATCTTTAACCGATCAAAACGTTGATACTTCTTCTATTGGAACAACATATAATAATATCGATCCATATATTGAAAATAATACATCCGACGATATAAATATAAATGATCCGGAAACTATAAGAAAAACATTGATTAATATGAAAGAAAAATACACAATCATGCATACTTATAAAAATCCTGGAGAAGTAAAATATGTGGAATCTGAATCAGGATTAATAATACCAGTATTACCTGAATCCATTGATGGTGATTGGGTGTGGAAAGTTAAAGATAATACTAGTAGTATTTTATATTTGTTCAATTATGACGGTAAAGGACAATATACTTTACCTGATATTCGATCTCCTAAAATAGATATAACTTTATTCAGAAGAGATAATCCTAAATTATTAAATCCAGATAGTTTAGAAGATATATTCGAATATCAACCTATAACAATCAATAAAAATAACTATAAATCTTATATAGGTTGGACTAGAAGAAATAATGATGAAGAAATTCTTTTAACTAAAGAATATATGGATGAATATTGGTCTGATAAAGATAATTCAGATGAAACTTGGACTATAAAATTGGATAGATCCGAAGTTCAGCCTTTGAGTGATACAGATAATACACCGGTTTATAAAGGTAGAAAAGAAGATATTGTACCATCTGATTTATTTAATCAACATAATGATACAGATATAGAGAGTCTTACAGCCACAGCAATTTCTTCTCAAAAAGAATTGGCTGATAAATATAAAAAAGAGATATTTGTATCTACTGATAAGACAGGAAAGAAACGATATGATGGAATTACTGAAGCTTATTATAAATACATTACTGAAGATTATAAGAAGGACAGAGGTCAATAGTACTGGTACTGATAATTGTATCAGAGGAGAAAGTAATATGAAAAGTATTTACATTCATAATAACTCTATTAAAGACAAATATTACAAACAGATTAATAATGAACGAGATCCATTCATAACATGTTTCCCAACTTCTTTAATTAATTTAGCTAAAGGAGTTTTAAACCTAACTCTTCCTACAAGTAAAGAAAAAACTGGTGGTTTTGAACAACCTGGAGATGGATTCGATTGGTATATGCACAATAGTCCTGAGGTTAAAGAATGGGTTGACAATTATTGTAAAACTTTATGGGTAAGAAATTACTTAAAGAAAGGTGGTGACATTCGAGAACTTTGGGAAGTTGAGGTATATTGTTTCAATAGATGGGTGGGTTACGAATGTGTTAAATTAAATTATAATATGTCTAAATTAGCTATCATAGAAGAAATACAACGTGGAAGAGGCGTAGTAACAAGTGGTAAATTTGCCGGTCTTAGTCACGCTATATGTATTGTAGGTTTTAAAGCTGAGTTAGAAAATATTGATAAAGATATTTATTTCTCAGGGGACAATATTAGTTTTTTGATAGATAATGCTAATTTTAAAAACGTTACACATATTATAATAGATGATAGTTACGGTAATCCACTTAAAAATTATAAACCTATAGGTATTGATGGTAACGATGTATATTATCCTAAAGACGAGTTCTTTAAAGCGATAAATAAAGCCGATTCTGATAACACTGAATTATTCTATGGAATAGTAGCCGTACCTAATTAATATTGAAGATAGATACACAGGAGAAATCCTGTGTATCTTTTTATTTTAAAAGAAACTTATTTAATGTATAATGATATTGTAAAACTTGCAAATATAATGGAGGAAAAAGATGATTTGCATAACTAACACAGAAATGCTCGGATTAGATAGAGCAATAAATGCAATTTCAAATTCATACAGCGTAGGTGAAATTGATACTACTAAACCTGTATCTGAAAAACAATTAGCAGTGGCTAAAATGTTAGGTAATAACCTTGACGAACATCAATCACATGATGCATATCTTAAAGGTATTGTAGTACAATTCGATATTAAATATCCACAGTATTGGACACCTGAATTCCAAAGATATCATTTTATGGATATCATCATGAGTCAAAGCACAATGCATTCATTATCTAAAATGCTTGACGATGATTCACATGACCCATATAACAAATATGTTACAGAAGAATCTAAAAAGCAGATAAGAGAACTTCTTAACAAATATCTTGAAGATAAGAGTTATGAAAATTTTATTAAACTTAGATCAAATTTACCAGCAGGTTTTGAATTATGGGAAACTGTAACAACCAATTATCTTCAACTAAAAACTATCTGGATACAAAGACATCATCATAAACTTAAAGAAGACTGGGGAACATTCTGTAATTGGATTGAAAATCTTCCTAAATTCAGAGAGTTATGTATAGAGAAATATATCCTCAATGAAGAAGCTAAGAAAGCGTTTGCAACTGATCCTCGTACGACTGAAGAATATGTCCAAATGGATGATAAAAACAAGCTGATTGTTTTGAATCGATATATTGACTATCTTATCGGAAAGAAGTAATTATGAATGAAAGATATCTAAAATACGAAAGTAAAATTGATGTAAGATATCTAAAAGACACAATATTAAACACGTCATATCTATATGATAAAAAAAGTACCACATATAAACCGATATTAACGAATAATGAATTAGATAGTTTATTATCTAATCAATCACGGATACAAGCAAATAAACAAAAAATATTTGATAATCTGGTTTGGTATGCTGTTTATATTGCTCAACATTCATATTGGGATAGATATAGAGTATTATATAAGAACGTAGAATATAATGAATATCTTCAATTTGCGTTAGAATGTATGTGGTTTGCTTTAGATAAATATGACGCTAAACTATATAACTGTTCAATATATACATATTTGATAAACGATTATAGATTTCGTATACGCACATATATTGAGGACACGTATAATAGTCTAGGTATACAGCATAGTACATTGATTAATAAATATAAATCGATTTTGAAATCATTGACTATTGAGAATCGAGATATCGATTATATTTTCGATATGTCTGATGAGTCATTTAACAATATTTATGGATGTAAAAGAAATTCGTTTCTTTGTTATGTAGCAGGTATAGACATTATATCACTAGATGATTATATAAATGATGAAAACAAAATGACTGTATTAGATACGTTAGCTGATAAATATAGTGAAGAAATATATAAACTTATCGATGCTAAATTTGTAATAGAAGATATTCGAAATGCTGTGTTGAAGCGATGGAAAAATGTAAAAAATATTTATCGCGATTACAAAATATTTGAAGAATATGCTACTACAAATATAACATATGCGGATTTAGGACGTAAATATGGTGGTATTAGTAAACAAGGTATAAGGGTAATTATTAATAATTTTAAATATAGAATACGAAATACTAAAAAATTTATACGAATATTAGATGAAGAAGATAAATGATTATTATTCTCTCCCTGTTTAGGGAGAGAATAATTTTTACAGGTCTTACAAGTCAAATGGTGTTATACCTTTACTTTTTATATCTATATATTTATCATTCTTATTAATATCAAATGGAGTTATTCCATTATTATTATATAAAGAGATGTAATTATAATAACTAG